TTTATACCTGTACGATTAACAGTATGATAAATTTGATCATCGACTTTAAAATATATAACCTGAGGACATCCGTCAAAAGGAGGATCTTTTAATTTTAATTTATCTATAAACGTTCCATCAATATACATACCTTCTTCAAGATCTAATCGTCTAGCAATAAATTTTGATATGTTATCGGTAGCATATCTTACTTCTGGTTCGTAAGTAATCCAATTAACATATGGTTCTGGTATGCCTATAGATCGTAGATGTTCTTTTTGCAGAGTCCATCCGTAATCATTACGATTATATCCTTCATAAAAAGTATATACTTCGCAAGATAATTTTACTGATAACACATTGGGGTTATTAGTAGCTTCTATTGCTTCTATACGAGCAGGAAATAATATTTTTACTTTACCACCCTGATTGTTTTTACTTTCTTGGATAGTTAATATTTTTATTTTTATTGGCATTTGCAAGTAAAGTATATAACGGTATACTCTCTCCACCTGCTACCACAACATCATTTTCTGATACAAAAGAAAGATGAGGATGTTCTTCTAAACATGCTACTCGTAACGATGGACTTTTACTTTGCCAACGTTCTTTCACTAACTTGGATTTTGATTTTTTAACAAGATAAACATAGTCTCCTACTTCTTCAACGTACCAGAGATCGCCTTCATTAATAGTTGCTTTTTTAGATAACCATTTTACATTGGTTACCTCAAAAGTATGATCTAAATTTTCAAGATCAGCTACGGTGTAATAATTAACACCATCGTGATATCTTACACCAGTTATTACTACGACTCGACCATTATATTCTACCTTTTCTCCTATAGACCCTTGTCTATACATATTGGATAGTTTTTTGGTAAATCGTTTCATAGTATGAATATTAACGCATTCTACGTGTGCTAATTTTCCATCAGGATTTGTCGCCGATGGAGTAAATTTAATGATACCTATTTTCAATTTATTTTTCATAGTCTTGTTTATTGACTCTCCAGACATAATGTTTAACTTATTATACGCACACATCAACACTTGTCATTATGTTTTTATAACCATCGTTTACTAACTTTCTTCCAATCATAACACTATTATCACTACCGTTACTAATTTTAAAATTAGGATCGGGATAATATACTCTTTTGTACTTGTCGCTAGTATACACCGATATATTAATAGAGTCTTGATTTCTTCTAGAGCTACTGTAACTATGAGCTTCTATGACATCTATAACAGGTTCACAAGGTACTTGATTATTTCCATCAAGTTCTAATAAAAAGTTTTTAAGATGACAATAAAAACTTTTTCTGACTGTACTTGTTGCATCGGGATTATTCTTATCAAATCTCTCTCTTAATATATTGTATATTACTACACCAAGATCAATATGTCCAGGCTTTCTTTTAGGAAATGAACCAGGTTTTGATTCTTTAATTATGTTAGAAAACGAGTTGTTTAATAAATTTTCATATATCAAATCTAAAGAAGATTTATTCATCTTTTATATAATCGTAAATGTTTGGTTTAACTACATCAAAGTGAATTAATATTTTTATAAATTGATTTATTAATTCTTCACCTGATAAGTTGTAATAAGCATCTCTGACAGTATCTTCAAAGCCAGGTATTGTAAAAGCATCCTCGAGTAATAATCTTGCTTCTTTGTAGCTATTTTCTTCTACCACCCCAAGTTCATAAGTAATGTAATCGATAAGTAAAAAACAAACAGTATTGATAAATTCCGATTGTAAATTATCACTTGTAGATTGAGATATTCCAATAGTACCTAAAAATTTAATCAAGTCGGTTCTAGCTATTATACTAGTAGTATTTCCTATATAATTATCAGCTAGTTTTATAAATTCCATAGTCAAACCTATGTCATTTTCTATTTTTTGTACTAAACGTGTATAATTTATTTTTAACAGTTTAGATACTTTACCTGCTCTATCAAATAAATCTTCTTTAAAATAATCAGTATTTGGTAATACTAAAGGAGTATTTACTCTTTTTTTAGAATCGATTATTTTTTGTAATCTATCAATAGCTGTTACTTTTAACTCTCTATATTCAGCTTGGAAATCCTGATCGGGGTCGTCAACTTCTCCCATATTCATAACCATCTCAATCTCAAGAGTTAACTCTTCAATAGATTTGTCAGGAATTGATTTATCATTTACCAATCGCATAAGCTTTCTATAATTATTTGATTGATATCCTATGGATAATTGACGACCCACTTTTAAATTAGGATCTCTTTCGTTGATTTTTTTCATTATATCGGTATTACCTGATGTTTAAGTAGGCCCTGATTTTGGAGCAACAGGAGGATTTTGCTTATTATCTCCTCCTTGTCCAGAATTAGAGCCGCTACCTCCTCCATAGGTTTTATTTGCATCGATACCAACACTTTTAGATGATGAGCTTCCACCACCTCCTTTATTAGCTACATCGCTAAACATTAATTTTCTAATAGGTAATGCCAATATACCAGCAGCATATTCAAATCCCATAGCTATTACTACTTGAGCTATATCAAATAAAGTGGACACATTAGATAATGTACCTTGTTTATATTTATTGAAAGCATCAAATAAAATTAATACGCTATAAGGAGTAATTGCTACTAATAATAAAATAGATAACATCTTTTTTTCGGCGGGATCAAGAGTATTATCCATTTTAAAATGAGATAATACAAAAGGATAAGAAAATAATAAAGAACCTGTAGCCAATATAAAGAAACCTGCCGCTTTTATACGAGTACTATCAAGACCAAGTTCAGTAGCTACTCTTGTAGCATAATTGTGATTTAGTATTCCAGATAAAACCATCAAACCCAAAGGTAACAAAAAGACAAATACTGGTACCCAAAAGCTTGAAGCTATCCTAATACGTTCTATAACTTTTTGTATAGACATATAATTTATTTTATAGTGTTAATAAAATATTTTACGATACTTGGGACGAAATTGTTTAATATTATAATCAAAAATTATCGGTGTTTTTACCAATTAACATTATAACCAGAGTGTTTCCAGGCTAATAATATAGTCAGATCATTGACTGGTATTTTTCTTCGCTTTAAAATCATAATATTATGTTCATATAATACAAGAGCGTATTTTTTTTGTAACAAAGTGTCGGATAAAAAAGTATCCTTATCAGGAATTTCCATATTATACACATTGTTTAGTTCTTTAAAAGCCACAGTATTAATTTGATATCGCCCCAAGTCTATTGTACCATTGGTATTATGATTAATAGCATACCAGTTATTTCTTGACTCTTGATATGCTATTTTATTCATAATATCTGGCATTATTATGTCTTCTATTTTATCAACAACTTTTAATTCGGGATATAACCAAGGTTTATTTTGAATAGTTGTTGAAATAAATAATAAGACAATTGTCATGATGTATTTCATATTGGTTTTATTAGTTGCACTAAAATTGTTTATACCCATAGGGTATAAACAATAGGCAAATATACAACTTACCACTCGGAAATTATACGCTTAAGTTCTAAAATATCCATTTCAGAAAGCTTCTTTGTATAGTTACAAGCGTAAGATAACACAATATCTTCATCAATACCCCATATTTCTTTTTCCAAATTGGTACATTTATATTTACCCATGTAATCTTTAAACTCTACAAAATAAAGCATATCGAAAGGATATGGAAAATCAGGGACAAGAAATGTATCATAAACATTAACAACCTGAGGTTTAATTAATTCTACTCTGGCTATTACTTTATAATTTGATATGTATATTTCGTTGTGATTGTTTGTTAAAGGTTTAGCTAAAACACAATCTTTACGCACATCCATTACATGATATAACTCATGATCAGATGAAAATATAACGTTGCCAATATTAGCTACGTGGTTTACGAAACAATACATAGGCGCTACACTTTCTTGATTTTTTGTCATATGGAGGTAAGATTATTTTCGTAGGTTTTGAAAAGTAATTTAATTTTTTGTATGTCATATATAATTGACATGTGTCTTTAATTGGACAATCAACTCCTTCACAAGCTTTCATTACACAACAATTTAATTACAACAATATCTCTCCTCTTTTATAGCTTACAAACAAAGTTTTAACATAATCGGTACTAACATTGTAAGTAAATTTTACATTATTTAATACGTCTCGAGGAATTGAATCAAAAGTTTCATATTGAGATACGTGTCTTATAATGTTCTTTTTTCTTTCTAATAATTCTCGATTAGCTTTAGTCATAACTATTCAAATATATCGTAACGATAAAAATCCTCAAACTTTGGATGTAATGATGATATTAATAGTGTATCTTTTCCATTACTGATAAGATATTCTTCTTGATTAGATTCTGTTTCAGGATATATATCAAGTATGGGATAGATTATGCTTTTTGTAAACACAACATTGCCTTTTACAAAAGTATCAACACATTTTACATAATGAATACCTTGAGTGTTTTCAACAAGATTAACTTCATCTTGAATCGTTTTAAGTATTGATTCTTTTTCTTCGTCTGACACGTGTGTTATATCAGCGAAACTATAATATTCATCATTTTCAACGTTAAAATAAATTAAATCGTTAGCTTTTTTTACTTGTATAACTTTTCCAGCATTAGGTCCTGATGTTACCTTAACAAAATCACCTGTTTCAATAGGCTTATTGACAACGTCAAATATGCTACGGTTAGTCAACCAATCGGTCTCTCCCAATTTGTAAAATTTATCTTGTATGTCTTGATGAGTTTCTGCAGGACATCTACCTGAAATTTTATAATAGCTATCGATTAAAATGGTTTTATCTAAATAAGTAAGATTAGGTCCAGTAATTGTAGCCCCATCTCTTATGAGTTCTTGAAGTGTTTTATTTCTAGCCATAGGTAATTCACCATCGGCTATTGGTTTGAAAAATACATTACTCCACTCGTAATTATCAATAACTATTATCGAGTTACCTTTTTCAATTTGTTTATTAACATCTTCGGTACAAAAAGCCCCAAAATATTTATGATTACTTCCATCATTGTAAAAAGCATGTTTACATTTAAATGCTGGAATTGGTACACGATATATGATTTTATACTTGAACTCGGTTACTAGCTCTTTTTCAGTTATAAATCTATATTTCATGTTTACCTGTTTTAAATGTTTTGGTGAAAGTTTTACTTTATTATAAGTAAATGGTTTTCCAGATTTACACTTTGGAATTAAATGAGTAGGTAAAACACTACCAATCATCGAATTTTTACTTCCATCTTTTGGAAATCCAACAGGAACATTAGTAGAATAATTCCATGCTCCTGATTTTTTTAACTCATCTTCGGTTTTAATAAAGTATGCCACTGTTTTATTTTTTTAAGATGTGAATATTTAATTTAATCTGTTCTTAGTTTAATATTATAGTTTCAAACAAAGAACGAAATGATTTGGTACTGACAGTTTTAAAATCTAAAACTTGATAATAATCAGCTTTATTAATAACAAGTATACCACTTTTATCACGAAATGCAGCTGCGTATATTCCAGTATGGGAAGCTATATATACATCGAAATCATCTTTAGATGAAAAATATATTACTGTTTCATACGTTTCTTCATTATCGTGATAAACTCTTTTAGATATAATAGAATAATATTGATTACTTAATATCTTTAAAAGAGCAGTAAGTATATTTACTTGTTCTAATATTTTAGGAGTAACGTAATCGCTATAAGAATCTAACATAAGTCCCTCCAGATCTTCGTGTAACAATTTCTAAGTTTTTATTATCACCCCCTAAAATAAAACTATTAAGTGTAATTCCCTTACCTACTTCGTAATTTTTATCTATAAAATCTTGACCATCGTTAATCAAAACTATTTGAGGATTTACACCTTTAATAGGGTTACCGTAAAAGTTATTACTTTTGATGCTATTAACAGTACTTTCAATAGCTCTTGCTATATTAGTACCACCTCCGTTAAAATTGCCAAAGAATTGTTTTTTAGAAAATTCTATTGCTTGTGCTTTATTCTTAATATGAATAATTGACTTAGGTATAATATCTTCTATATACCAAGCTACATATAATTCTGCTTTATTCTTTGCTACAGCATCAAGACGATTAATCATCAAAGTTTTAACCCAACGTACTTTTTCTATAACGCTCATTGATCCACTATCATCAATAAGATATATAAGTATTTGCTTTCCTCCTTGTTTTGATTTACTAGTGGTAAGAGTCTTCTCTATTAATTTTATAGGAAGTATAGGAGATAATAACTGAGATCGTGGAGAAGCGTGTACTATATCACCTATGTCATTCATTAAACCATAGCATTTACCAGGTCTCTTTTTTCTAGTATTGAGTTTTCCCATAGAAGAAACAATGGAAAGTTGGTTTATTAATATTTTTTGTTCATTAGTCATATTAAATAAAGCCAATTCTCCATTAGTAGTAGTGGTATTAAAATATTCACTTGCAATAGGACTATCGATAGCATAATTGATTGTAGTGTGAACATAGTCTTCAAGTAAAGTAACCCTATCAGCCCTTCCTTGTCCACCAGCAACACTACCATTGACACTTTCTTTATTATTCTTCTTTGTTTCTGTAGGGATTTCTCTGCCATTGTTTAGCTTTCCTTCTTTAGCTTTATCAATTTCTTCATCGGTAGGTTTAAAGAAGTCCATCATAGCGCCATTTTTTTCACTATTATCTTTTTCATTATCCATTGCTAAAATAGACAACATTACCGATGCCGCTTTTTGGGCTGGAGTATTACCTGTAAATATGTTGATATTTATATCTCTTATAAAATTGATAATATTATTGTGATAAGCTATACGCTCCCAATACTCTTCATCGCTATTGAAGTCTTCTCTTTTATAAGCAGTATGTGCATCTATCAATGCTTTTTTAGGGTCTTCCCCCATGAAAAAGTAACTGTGATAATATGCAAGATCTCTTATTAGATCGTAGCTCATTTTCTCTCTTTTAGCTTCAACAACGCCCACTCCATCAAAGCGGGCGTTGATTAAGCTATCGGAAAGATAATCATATGAGCTGTGTTTAATCACTCTAGGCTCAATTGAATTCATATCTTTCAACACTACTATTGGATAATTTTAAAAGATTTTCGTTAGTAATTGATGGGTCTTCTTTGACTTTATTTGCGATAAACTCATACCAACTAGTATATAAACTTTTATAGCTACTAAGAAGTTTACGATAGTTAGGTAAAGCGTTATCTGTAACTTTAATAAGCGAGACCTCGCTTAAAGTTTCTTTAAGTTTAGCGGCCATATTATATAACTTGATTAAGTTTTCTTCGTTAATATTTTTAGCCGTAGTCTTAAAGTTCTCTTTATAAGTATCCCACATGCTTTGATAATTGGCTAATCTTTCAAGATCTTCCATAACTTTTCTTAAAGCTGCAAGATTAGCGCTAGCAGTTTTAACAGCTGCTGGTTTGAACCCACCAGGATAATCCATATAATACAACGGAGTCAAAGGATCTATATCTTTATCACATCCTTTACAAGCTTCAACCGCTGTCATATAAGTACGAGGACTTACTGGACGATCTCCACCTACACCGTAAGAAGCAGCTGCCGCATTGGCTACTGCTTTAACAATGATATTGTCTCCTTTATTACCAGTTGCTATTTCATAGGACTTTATATAATCGTCTTCTGTATGACTGTTCCATCGTACAACCATTTGAAATCTAAAACGCTCTAATAAAGCTTGTGTAGCATCATCTTCCGCAAATTCATCTGCTGAAAGATTAGTACAAGCAATTATCATCTTTGTTTTTACCTCATAGGTATAAAGACCATCTCTGACATATCCAGAAGTAAGAGCATCTTTAAGAGCCATCAAAGAAGATGATGGTGCGTCAAGAAACTCCTCAAAGATAACAAAAGGCGCGTTAGCAAAGCTATTATGGCAATTATAAACCATAGCTCCGTTTTCGGTAAATTCTTTAATGTTAGTACCGCCAAAGATCTTTTCAGTGGTAGTATCGGGATTTAATGATTGAACGAAAGGTTTACTACCTTCTGGAAATATACCTTTATGTACTAAAAAATCATAAAATAATTGAGCGCTGTATGTTTTACCATATCCACCTGGACCTGTCAGTAATACATTTTGATTACTATTCCAAGCAATACCAAATATTTTGGCATCAAAACCATACATGCGTTCATTAAAATAATTTTGTAGTTCTGTGAGATTTATCTTTGTCATTATTATAAAGTTTTAAAATTAAAGATTTGATTTGATAGCAAAACATTATAAGATAATTGAGTATATTCTTTAGTAAACAAGATCATGCAGTCGGATGAGACATCTCTATCTTTATTAGAATACTCTTCAATTAACCATGTTTTAATTTCATCTTCTTCTAAATAAATGATATATGCGTAAGCTATACCAAGTTTTAATTTAATATCAAGTATTGCTTCAATCATTTATTCAAACAGTTCTTTTGTATACATTAACCGAGAAAATCCCATGGATTTGAAAGTTCTTACTTGTATCATAATGTTTGTAATAGTATCGGTACTAATGCTATTAGAATCGACAGCGCATATCAAATTCATAAATTGTACTTTTAAAGCAGCATCAATATATTTTTGATATTGATTATCAACGCTTTTGTCTTCTTCTTGTTGTTGTTCTTCTTCTTGTTGTTGTAATAGCAATATACCCCCAAATCTAATCATACTATCAGATAATAGTCTAGGAGGATTATCATCACAAGCCTCAGGAGATGTGTCAAAACATGGCAAGTCGAGATTTTCTTTTATTTTATACATAACATACATTAACTCAATATATTCTTTTGGTAAAACAATATCGTTACTGTCTTCAATGTCTCTGACCAGAGCATAAAACTTAGCCATTTTTAAACACATCTCTTTTATAATATCAAGAGGATCGATATTTGATTTTATAGCTTTTAATATTTTTAGTAATACAGCTACTTCTAAATTATTCATACAGATTGTTTTTTTTTGTGGATAATTATTTTACTTGGTTACTAAACCAACTAGCCCTCACCGTAGATTAAAACAAGTTTATAATTGATATAACTGTTTTCGATCCAACCTCTGATCGTTGACTTTACTTTGGTATAAGCGTTGATTGTATTCCTGGATAAACTTTATCATGTTAATGCTTTTTCGTTATGATTTAATTTTAACGATATATAACCATCTTGATACATAATGAAAATAGCATCATCATTAATGATATATTTAATCGATGGAACTATTTCGCTCCATCGATTAAATAATGAACGGAAGTACGCCCAAGCTGACACCCATGAATAAAAACTACGACATTCTTTTTCTTTTGATAACACTTCCCATTCTACAACTATCATCGTTTATACTGTTTTTAATAAAATAGTAGATACGTAAATAACCGTACCAAATAAAATAACATATATGATAAAATTGCTAATGTCTGCTACGAGAAATAATAACAATGCGATAAAAGCTGTTACTCTTATCCAATAAAGAATGTCTCTTGCATCTACGAACAATAATGCTAATATTAATACTATTGCTCCTATTATTAATAATTCCATGTGATTAATTTTTTAAGTGATTAGTTTTCAGTATTATCTTCTGGTTGTTCTTTTGAAATAGCTTCTACAGTACTTTTATAACTGTCTTCTACTTTTGAAACATCTTCTATCATAGATTGAAGCTTTTGAACAGATGAAACAAACTCCTTCATTTTCTTTTCTCTTAGAGCTTTCAACTTGTCTTCTTCTTCTTTCATTACTCTGTCAAAGTCTGCTTTTGCTTTTACAAGTTGTCTAAGATGTTCTTTTACCTTTTCAGCTACAGCTTGTTGTTGTTCCGCGATCAATTGATCAACAATGCTATTTAATGAGTCGGATCTTACTTTATCTTTACGATTAAGTGTTCCTTTCATAATAGCATCTAACTTGGCTAAAGCATCATAAAACTTTTTTTCTTCTGTCATAATGGTTTATGGAAATGTTATACTATTAATTTTTTCATAATCAAGCTCTTCTATCTTAAAAGAAAAGAAGGTTTGTAAAGCATCAATTATATTTTCATAAGCAGTACCTAGCTCAAATGGTTTCAAATGATTTACGATATTAACTTGTTTGATTTTACCATCAAAGGTCAAATCTAAGTTTACATCAAAAGATTTTTTTAATCTTTTAGCTATATAATGTTCCTTTCGGTCATTATAATAAATACATGCAAGAATAAAACTTTTCATAGTATCGTTTACATTCTTCATGTTATACGGTACTGACCAACGCTGTAGTACCTCATTCATATGAGGTACTACTTGTTTCAGTTGTTCTTCATTGATACTCATAGTCTAATAAGGTAGTGACCGTTTACGATATAGGACAGTATGTTAATTACTATACCTCCTAATCGTCCATTGAAATCTTCAAACATGTGAATAGTTTGAAAGATTTTATACCAATCAGTAAGATAAAGTCTTACATCTTCGTCAGAATCACACAAAGACTTTACAATCTCAACTGAAATAGGGAAGTTCATTGACTTTAACTCTTCAAGAAAGATAGGCCCAGGTGGTGTCCATCGACCAACTTTTACACTAACTTGTCTAAGACCGAGGTTAATATGTTGATTTGGCAACCCGATTGCTTTTTCTTTGAGTTTGTCATCACTATTATTTTGCAGTTGATATATTTTTTCTTTTTTGTACTCAAACAATTCTTTTTGCCAATTGCAGACATCAGCAAAAAGTATAGAATAATTATCAACTGACTGAGCGTACTCGATTTCACGTTGGATTATTTCTTTAACTTTATCATTGAATCCAAGAAAATAATCTTCATGCGGGCGATTAATATCATCTACAACAGAATCGATATCGTCTGTGAATGAAAAACGAGGTTGAAAATCACTCGTTTCAACCTCTAAGATGATTTGTGACTTTGTCATTTATCTTTCTCCGTGATAGTAATGGTTAACATCTATCCAATCAGTGTCTTTTACATTACCCATAGGAACTTCTACCCAACGATTTTTTACTTTGACACCATACCAATATTGTATTTTCATGTCAAATGAAAAAGGCCACAGATCATAACTATTCATAGTCTCTGCTGCCGATACAGGAACAAATGCCCAAACGTATATGTAAACAGGACGGTAATCATTTGCGATAGTATACTTACGTATAACTTTGTAACAAGTTATAGTAGTATCTTCTATCTTCATTTCATACATCTTGTCTTTCAAAACGTCTTGGGTTTGCGCATAAGTTGAAAAACTTATCGCTAACATTAATAATAAAATCAGCTTTTTCATAGTCTAGTTTGTTATAGTTGCATCGTCGGTTGATTTTAATCTCAAGTACTCATCGCTTAACGCTACGCAAGATTGTTCTTGGTTTCCAATGTAAAAGAACAATCTTACAAGATCTTGATCCATAAGTTGAGCTTTATGAACAGTAACAGTGTACCAATCAACGTAAGCCTCGGATAATTTTACTTTACGTGTACCCGATATTTGCTTTTTATTGATTTCATACATGCCTTGGGGATCTTTTGTTGGATGATAAACGTGTGCTACTCTCATTTTTGTGTAAATAAAAGGTGAATGAACGATTTGATAATTAATCGATTGTGTGATATATTCTATATCTTGATAACATATCAAGTACCTCTCGAGCATTATTTATATCAAGAGTAAAACTCGATGGGATAGTGATGGTTAACCAATCGATAGTTCTTAATTGGTTTTCTCCAATTTCATATTCATTACTACCAAGTTGGACCATAATAGATTTTTTTATATGGTAGTAGATATTACTATCTTGGTTATCGTTTTCAAGGTTTGTTATATAAGTATAACCTTCTGTTTCGTTTTCAAAACATCTAATCTCTTTTACATCAACTTCTCCATCGGGATCGGTAGAAGAGTAAACAATAAATTTTATTGATTTTATTATACCAGTTTTATTTTTACTGGTTTTTACATAATCTCCTTTTTTCATGTTTTTTTGTGATTCAGTTCATTAATAATTTTAAATCGTCTACTGACATTTTTCTAAAAGAAATGATTCTGTATCGATCGTTAAATTTTTTTCTATATATTGTTACTACTCCTTGAACAGTAAATTTAACATATACAGCTGAAAATTTATGATCGGGTAATCCATTTACTGGATTGATACCAAGAGGTAATTGAAATACTACAGTAATTACTGTATCGTTATCGGTTGATTTATTTTCATACACCGTTTTATATGTCACAATAGAGTCGTGATTATTGATAATAGTAGTAGATTTAAGATTCCATCGAGGAACCGACGCATAACTAATAACCGCCATAAAAATAGTTATGATAATCATGATGATATAAAACGCTTGCTTTCTCATTTCTCAAGTGAATTAAAAATTATTCTTTTTAATATTTTAAATAGGGTAAATGATAAAAGTATTATCACAGTTACCAATTGAGTATCGTTCATGTGTATTGATATTTAAATAAAAAAAAGACCCGCGAGCAGATCTGACGGGATGCAACACGGGTACAGTTACTACAAAATCAACTGGTTATTTTTTATAAAAATTATATAAATAATCTACTACTCCTAAGTAATCATTTCTTTCAAATATTTTTATGTATATTTTAGGAGAAAGATTTATGTCTTTAAACCAGTCGATAACTTCAACAAAGAAAGGCGTTACGAAAAAACTATTAGGAGAATCGATTGACAAATAATGTTCAGGATAAACTAAAAATACTCCCATAGTATCGAATTTTCTAATGTTTTTAAGCGACCAATTTGCAAAATCTTGTTTTGATTCGACGGTGTGTTTGCTTTTACTACCGTCTTTTAATTCTAAATAAATTGTATACATAGTGATATTTAAAATATTTCGATGTTCGTATAACACAAAGGATCTTCACCTGTAATTTGTTCTCTCCAATTTTCAGGTAGTCCTTCGGTAATTAACCAAATTATACGTTTGGCTGCACCAATGGGAGTATTATCTGTTCCCCAATGAGCCCATTGTTCAGAAAAGCACCAAGCCCATTCTTCACTATCGATAGGTAAACCCGTGTACTTTTCAGACCATAATTGAAAATTTATTTGACCTGTAGGTGTACGAGGTATGTTTTCGTAGTCATCTAATATTGTACAATGACCAATGACGCATCCTATTGAATTGCACTCATGAGATGATTTATCACCAGTCCTAAATTTTAACATGTCAAAATTTTCTTGTCTTATTGTAGGCAAGTATCGAGCTATCGAAATAAGATTTTTTTTATTCATATGTCATAAAATTGTTCGTAACACAAAGGTGCCTGATTGTTCATTTGTGCTTCCCAATTATTAGGTAAACCGCACTCAATAAGCCAAAGTATTCTTATAGCAGCGCCCATTGGTGTATTATCTGTATTAGCCCATTGTGAACCAAAACACCAAATCCATTCTGGGCAGTGTATTGATAAACCAGTAAAGTTTTCACACCATCGATGAAAATCAAAATTATTTTGAGTAAGAAAAGAATTAAATTGATCATCGATTATTACACAATGACCAATAACATCTTTTACTTTTACATCTTTGATGTGTTTTATATCATAATTGAGAGGGGCGCTTATATTAAATTCTTCCTGAGATATAGTTGATATATAATCAGCCATTGCGTATAAATTTTCTAAATTCCATCTTGGCGATTTGTATTGATTACCCCAGTCGAGTATATCTTGATAATATCTTTTTTTAATATCATCATATACTCGATTAATTTCTTTTTCAAATGATTCGACTAATAATTTTATTGTTCTAATATCTCGACTGTCTAAAAACTGATATGATATATTTATATTAAAATCATAACTACCTAATTTGAATACTGGATTAACTATCGACCGATACCTATCAATGAGCATTTGAATATAATCTATATTTTTATTTTTGAATTTATTGTTTTGAAATAATTCAAAAAGTTCTTTGTTTTTACGAATCTTTTTCATTTTTTTGACTGATTTAAAGTACGCCTCTGTTCAAGAGGCGTACTGATATTACAAAATTACAACAGAGAACGGTCTTACTACAAAAACATCACCATATCGGGACCAAGTTTCTTTTTCTACTTGAAATTTTAAACCTTCAAAAAACTTCTTATGATGTTTTTTTTCAAGTATAACTATCAGTCCTTTTTTGATGTGTCTCAATATAAAGTTATTACTTTTAGTTAATTGAATAACTTCAAAATGTTCTTTTGTTACTACAACCTCCTCCAAGCAATTTGATGATTGAACATTATCTTCTTTTGCTACTTCATAGTTTAATTGTTCAAGTTCATCAAAAGTAACATTAAATTGAACATTGTTATCTTTTAACCAAACGTCAATAACCCACGATGGTATGTTAGGAGTTGCTTTAGACACGTTGTCAGCAACAGCAATGTTATACCGACCTTCTTCATCTACAACATAATACCATCGCTTTGGATAACTTTTAAGATTGGCGACGACCATATATAACGATACGTTAACCCAATAAGGGTTTTCGTTTGCAATGATCGACTCTCTCTTTTTAATTTCTTTAGTGATTATGTTTTTTCTATAATCTGTTTCAATTAAGGAATTTTTTGAAACGACCGAGATGATCTTGTACATGGTTTTTAAATTTAAGGTGAATGAATGATTATTTAATGGGATTCCAGTATAAAGGACAACCATCTGACGACCATGAATCTAATATATTGTCATCGTTGATTTGGTATCTCCAAGTTATACTGGTTATTTGATCATAATGTTTTTCGACAACAGGGATGAGACTTACATACCGACGCAATGTTCCTGATGGAACTATTACTTTTACAAACGTAGTGTCATAAAATACAGATGAAAGACATCCTTTAATTTTACTTACACATACGTCTATGATAATATCGGTTTTAAACTCATCTATGTAATCTAAAACCACACGGGGATCGAGTTCCATTGGATTTACATAACGTTTGGCAAACTCATATTGGTTATAACCAAACGATTGTTTTTTTAAATCGACAGCGTAACCGTTAGGTGATGTGAATAAAACTTTAAATTCCATGAGAAATGATTGTATTATATAATTGATAAATGTCAACGATATATGTTTTACCAATTGCAGCTTCACGATAGCGATCTGCTTCTGTTTGCGGTTCAACATATTTACCAATAGATACAATAGTATCGCATAATTGCTCAGGCATATTATACCGATACATAGTGTCTTCTGATATTGGAAATTGTCGCGGGTCGCGTTCTCTGATTAGACAAGTGTCTAACAACGCCAAGATTATTTCTTCCATTACTTTTCAAGATTTGATTTGTCAACGATTACACTTCTTTCTTTGCTTCTATAAGAAAAATATACGACAACCGCATCTAAGATTGCGTGCTCTATTCTTATTGGTTCAATTTCAATTTCTTCAATTGAAATCGCATCACCAACTTCAATAGGCTTGTTATGAGGCAATATTAATTCGATTAATACTCCTTCAAATTGGTACCTATGAACGTAAACTTTCATACGATAAATAATTTAAAATCTTAAATCACCTATGACTTATGTCATAACCTTATTCTCCTGACAAAAAGTTTAACGTCAGTTACCTTAGGGTGAATCTCTTAAACTCAGGTGATTAATTGACCATCTAACAGGATACGAACCTGTATTTATTTAACAATTGCTTATAATCTTCAATTTTTGTTATAAGCGATTGTCAAATCGTCTTACTTAGACGATAGATGGTAATATTTTTAAACACGAGACATGATTATACAACCTTCATTAAAAGAATCGTATGTACAATCGAGGTGTTTAATTTCTTCGGTGATTGCTGGATGGCGAGTCCAGTTTACGGTGATGCGTGATTTGATATCTTCATATCTTTCAACAGCTTCTTCGAAGTTGGCAGCTTTTATCGCATAGCGATTAGTGCCTTTTTCACAATCATAAACTTCTACCGTTATCATATACATAATTGTAAAGGAACTTTCATCCATTTGCTGATACCTCAGTCGCGGTTTTTGTGAATGAACGATTGTGGGTCCAGCAGGGCTCGAACTTGCGACCCCCTGATTATGAGTCAGATGCTCTAACCGGCTGAGCTATGGACCCTTTGTTTGTTTAAGTAGAGGTGGCCGGAATCGAACCGGCCTCAAGGGAGCAGCCCTTTGCTAACATCCACTGAACCGTCGTTCAGCTTCTTGCCAGTACCGATGTTGCACAGTCGCGCGCCTGCCAGCATCCAAGGCGCATCCAGCGCCACCTCTAAAATCTGATTTTTGATGGTGAGCTCTACAAGACGAACTTGTAACTCTTTATAAGTCAATTAGTTTAACTTATTGAGTTAAGAGTTCGCAAATAAACCTTTGCTGTTATAATAACAACAAAAGTAAAAATTTAATTTTTAATTTTTATGTAACCTTTATTAGTAGCAAAGTCAACATAGCCGCTAATAGAGTTTACATGTTTATGATTAATTAAAAATTTTCTTCCGCTACCATCTTCTTTTATTAAAGATTCTATTTCAACAATAAACTTTTCGTTATTGTCCGATAGAAAATTTATAATCAACTTTCCCTCTTCCGTCAATGTCATTGACGAAAAAGACCCATAGATTTCATTTTTCATGTCTTATTGTTAAGGATGCTTTTTGAAATCTATAAGTTATATTCTTACCGCTAACAATACGGCTAATGAACGATCCGCATAAATCTGAAATATCAGTGTTCATGGAATCGAACCAACGTGTGGCTTGGCGCAAGGCCTCTTCTCTTGTTTTAAACGTAGCCTCAGCATAGACTCCGTTTATATTTTTTGTGACTTGATACATAATTGCTAATGAAAATTGCTAATGAAAAGTGAATAAGTTGTTAATGAAACCTGCTAATGAACAATTGTTGCTAATGAATGATTCCATTGCTCAAAAGCTTTTAGACCTTCCTTATTTGTAACTACAAGATAAGGTTTCTTATTACCTGTAAATACAAAGTAGAAGTCAAAACCTTTTTCACAAAAGAAAGAAACAATAAGCGACGCTCCTTCTTTTGTTGAACATTCTACTATAGGATATAATTCCATATGAATGATAAACGATTATGATTTGAATGAATTAAAAAATAACCCTTTTATTATTTATTTGATAAAAGGGTTATTTTTTTTATAATGAACTAAGCAGAACTCATATTCGTTAATGTCGGTATGACGATTAACTCCTTTTCGTTCTGCTTTTTCCCTGAAGACAAGTTTACATACTAATATAGTACACTCGTCTTCAGTAAATGTTGTTACTCGCTTTTCAATATCAAGAGGAACAACAACTCCTGATATTTCATGTAATATTTGACAAACTTCCGGATACCCAACAGAAGATACAATTTCTGTGGCTGTATTGAGTATCTCGGAAGCCTTCTCTCTACTTATCTTAACTCTGCGATAATAACCATCTTCTGGCATTACCGCAGAGTTAAGGACGTAAAGCTTCACATTGGTCGGAAGAACTGTTTTCTTCCGTCTTGACCCAATACAGCCAATGGGTCAGAAGGAGAAATGAGTTCCCCATACGTCGCAACAAATACTCTCCAGTTGCCTTGCAGTGCGACTTCTGCAAGATAATTAAATACCATCTGCTGCGGAGCAGAAGCTCCGGGATGGTAAGTAAGAAACATCGCGATTGAGGGCATTGCGATCATCGATGTTTCATCGCATAGTCTTTCTACGATAGGAGCTATGCGATTAAACATCTTTTTTCCAAAGGTAGACTTGGCTACCTGAGGAAATAAAAACTTGATCATATCCATTCTTCAATTTTTTGGATAGTTATTGCCTACTCACTTAGCTTTTCGGCTTCCTCTTCTGCTATTACTCGCACATATCCCTATGCCTGTCGCAGATTCAACCTTTATTTGTAATATTACAAAATGGAATGGTTAGAAAAAATCCTCTATTTATATCCCACCGATGATTAGTGCAGGTGGTCCCCAATCAATTCACTCCCAATCCATTCTCAAATGGAGAGGTGGACACTAATAGCCCAGCCTCTTCCAAAGAGATGAATAGATAATTCCCTCTGTTTAACCAGAGGAAATCTTCCATCTCTTTTTGAGAATGGAAAGGGATTTTCTTCATATCCTTGCCTTCTTCAATTCGGCAAAGGATAGAAAATAATCCCTCGGATTGAATTCTTTCTTGTTGAGTTATAATAAATAACTCAAGAAAAAAGTTATCCATGTCTTTTATTACCCATGAGTTATATACACACAAAACTGGGTAAGGTTTTGTGCTTCAACCTGCAATGGCAGGATTTTTATATGCGTGACATTTCTAATGGTAGCGCACCCATTAACCCTTATAGTCACATAACCCTGAGGTAGGGTAGTTTTCTTCCAGCTACTATCGTTTTACATCCCTATTAGTAGAGCATAGGGAAAAGAAAGATTATAAAAATCTCTCATAGTGACCTCCGCAATTGGCGATCATTGACTTCATTCCGTCATTGTCACGCCCTAAGATAAACCCGTGAGTCACAACACTGGGTTTATAATTGCTATCAACAAAGTCTTGCCCATCGTTCATTACAACGATTTGAGGCTTAACTCCGTTGAGGGAATAATTACCGAGCCTTCCAAGTTTGATTCCCTCGCAAACTTGTTCAATGGCCCGTTGTATATCAGTTTTTCCCCCGTTAAAATTACCCAAGAAGCCTTCTTGTAAAAAAGCTATGGCTTCTTTTTTGTTGGCAATTTTAACAATGTTCTCTTCATCAAGAGAACATTCAAACCAACCGATATACAACTCAGCTTCTCCCTTACTAACAGCGTCTAATCTGTTAACTACTATGGCTTTGACCCAACTTAATTTGTCGGTCTCGTCCATAGAACCGCTGTTGTCAATCAATAAGACAAGGGTTTGTCTCGTTGATTGTTCGGGTTCTTTCACAACCAATTGCTTGGTCGCAAATTTATACCCGAAAGTTGGGAGAAACATACTACTCATATTATTCACACGACCCACCTGTGAATACTCACTCATTTGAGTGAGTTTGTTTGTGGGAGAAGTGCGCTGTGAACGTATCTTACCCCTGTCACCAAGTAGCGCTAACTTGGCTAAGAGGTCCCGATTCTCGCTGTTCAAGGTCGCGAGAGCCACCTCTGGGGAGGCCTCATCAGGATTGATGATGTACCTCGCAAGGCTTTTATTGGCCTCGACAGTTTGATCAACTGCCTCTTCCAACTTTTTAGCCTTTTCTTCCATAGATTCTGACGAACCTCGGAAGATTGGCAAGGGTTGACCATCACCCTCCTCGCCTTGTCCCCCTTCTTGACTAGACAGTGCAGCTACAACACTTGCCGCTTTTGCAAGCGGAGTATTGCCACTGAACTTGTCAAAGTCAAGAGAAGAAATAAATCTTTGAACATTCTCGTGATACGAGAGTGCTCTTTGATATTCCCTCTCTGACTTATAGTCAGAAGGAAGAACCCAATCACTGACGTTGGTCATTGCGTCAGTGACTTTCCCACCATTCTGTACGTGAGACATCGCATTAGCAATATCCCGTACGAGATCATAAGAGTAGGTTTTATCAAAACCTAACTCCTTAAATCTTTCTTGTACGTCTCGCCGCGTAGGCTCAACGTACAGATGGTGGGGTATGGTTCTTTTTTTCATAACCCCATAAAATTATAACTACCTTGCTTTTACGATTAACCTTATATGCAAGTCAAACCCAAGAGATTGGGTTAACGATTATCTCAACAAGCTCCAGTCGAATGAGCTTGTGCTAGAGTTTTGTATAAACTCTGCCAAGCTGCCAACTGGTGGCTTGTTAATAAGGGACTTGGCTCTTTGCCATAGAGACTCCCTCAGATTCTCTATGACAATGATGCTTTCCTCGAACAATTCAACGTTCGCATCACGACGTTGAATTCCACTAAGTTTTTCGAGTTCTACGTGAACTCGTTTAGCGGCAACCGCCAATTTAATGGCGGAATTCGAAGAAGTAGCTGCTGTCTGCTTACATAACGCGACCACCGCAGCTACGTGGTCACGTTGAGCCTTGTCTGCTGCTATGCCTTCCATAGCAGTGAAGACTTCTCTTACCGACTTCTTATCGAAGCCGAGAATGTCTTCCAAAACGGTAATGTCGTTACCGTTTTGTTTTACTGCCTTAAGACCTTTACCAGCAGTACGAGGCGAGATCTTCATCTCACCTTTGCTGCTGGCAGCAGCTATTCTTGCCACAGCCTCCATTACGGAATCAGCTTTCTGGCCTGTGGCTGCCTCGAAAGCCGAGAGGTAGTCGGACTTTTCCCACGAAGTCCAGGTTACCTCTTTTTGAAAGACGAATCTTTCTAAAAGAGCCCATGTACTTCTATCCGTAGCGACTTCCTCATTGCTACGGTTGGTACAGGCGACTATAAATTTAGTTCGCAAGGGAAATACGGTGTCGCCTAACCGTACGCTCTTAGACTGAAGAACATCCTTCAGAATAAGCAATACCCCAGGAAATGCGTCGAACATTTCCTCGAATATTACATATTCGAAGGATACGAAGGCCTTCTTCAGGTTGTACACCAATTCGCCTTCATTCTGAAAGCGTTTGATATCCAACCCAGCGAATAACCTTTCCTCAGTCATGCCCTGTCCGAACGCCAATACGTATGGACGTTCGTCAGACAAAGCCCCTTGTTCTTTGAGATACTCAAAGAACAAAGCAGCTCCGTCCGTCTTACCGTACCCACCAGGTCCGGTAAGAAGACAATTTTCCCCCGCGTTCCACGCCCTAGCCAGCGTCTTGCCGGCGTTGAACGCGAAAAGTTTTTTCTGTATATACTTTTCGCATTCTAGGGCGTTAATTAATTTTCTATCCATCTTCAATTTTGGATAAAAAATTAATGCCGTTCTGAGTGGGCACGCATCACTCACAAGACCTTAACGCAGTCTTATTTTACGCGGGCAATACTGTTTCGGGTTAACCCCTCATCAGGCCTATGCACAGCCACGCACATAGACGACAGAGTCCTTTCGGACTTATTCAGTAGTAATAACGACATACGACATTGTCGTAGTCTCCTACTATAACCATGAGCGCTCACCATATCGATGCGAAGCATCGCACGACTTAGGCTTCTTTCTGTTTTTACGTCTTAGTCCCATGGTCGACTTTGACAACTATCCGTACAGGATAGAAAAATGACGGCGACTTCAATTCGCCTTAACGTCCTCCTCAAATCTATTGTTGATTTGATTATCGGACGCTGACGTTTTCAAGTATGGTCTTTACTCCATACCCTTATCGGGATGTCAACCCCGATTCATGCCCTTGACTAAAATAATTATATCTAAGATAAGGTCTTTTAATATCGACCTATATCTTAAGATATCATAGCCGTTGTGGCGTACGGCTATTGGACATTGTACATATTGATTTGAGTTGTCCAGTCTCAAATCGTACATATATAGATATACACCACTCCCTACATCTATTGTTGACGTAGTTATTGTTAATGTATAGAGCTACATATATCTCGGGTCAAGTCGTTAACTTGTGCGACATGAGATTCAGTCGCAACACGGAAACCCTTTTCTCTTTAGAGACACGTCGTTTAATATTGACGGCCTCTTCTTCTCCCATGAACCTGTCACACCTCCGTGTTTGTGGACAGGCGAGCTAACTATTTCAACGTGGTCTAGCTCAATACCACGATTTGTTAAACATTGAAGACCATATGTCTTCGCCCCTCGCGGCCTCCTTGTGCCACTATTGATGTACTATCCGGGGACGATAGTACAGGTTTAAAAAATACATTTAAAAAAAGGACGACTACTATTTTACCCATAGTTAGGACAAGGTATTGGTTATTTCCTTGTTAATCTTTGATAAACAAAGATTTGTACAGATTAAGGCTGTACCACTGCCTGATTTTTGAGTCCGCACTAATGCTTGATCAGACATTGCGCCATATAGTCAAAATAGATATTCCTCTTTCATAATGCTTATAGTATTACCTAACGCAGCAATATTACTCGACTTTACTACTCTTCCCCTATACAAGTGCAACAATGCCTTAGCAAGACATGAGCCCCACAGGCTTGTCAGGGATTCTCACCCTGATAAAAAACAAGGCGATTTCATAGAAACCGCCTTGTCTTTTTTACTCTGAAGACCCATAAAGGATCTTGCAGATATCCGCCGCTTTCATACGGCGGATTTCGCGACCCTCAGGGTCACGAATTATTTTGGTGCCCTCGCTTATACGGGCGAGGACATGCCCGTTGGCGGACAACTGCCCGCCGTTTAAAATGCGTACCGCCTCTGAGCGGTCGACTGTGAAGGCCACTTCTATAATAAAGTGACCCAAATTTTGACCAATAGTAGGACGACCTTCGCCGTCAAAGCGGACGAAGGTGAGCTTAATTGCAACCGTATCTCGGTCGATACGGTCAACGGTTGATAAGATAGAGTGGCTAACCCGCACCCATTTCGGGCGGGGCTTGGCTACCGCAGCGGCAGCCAAAAAGATTGTGACCACCAACATGGTGATCACAAAAACGAATGTGTTCTTGTTCATAACGTTTTTTGTTTTTTTAATTGTGATTAGGTTTTTTAATCGTACCCCTAGCAAGATTCGAACTTGCAACCTACTGCTTAGAAGGCAGTTGCTCTATCCAGTTGAGCTATGGGAGTAACTTATTTTGCACAGGTAAGAAGCTCATAAAGAACCCTGTGCGCGCCGTCTTCTGATTCTACCTATAGCATGATTAAAGCCATAAAAAGCGATGCTAGGTGACGGTCTTTGTACCTTCTCTTGGGTTTTACCCCTCAATCAAAGCCTAGTACAAAGGCTTACCATACTATGTTTAAGTCCGGTATGGTACGGACAAGCTAAAGCCCCACTTAAGGGGCGCTAATTTCCCCTTTCGGGGAATCTGCCAATGCTCAGCGAGCAAAACGCGTCGCGAGCTTTTCGGCAGAGACGGTTTAATTTTTACTTATCTGACCCCGTCTTAGTCAAATAAGTGTCCCTCATCGAACCGGCTTGAGTAACCATCAAATAACGACGTTACATTTGCAGTCCGATTGAGGGACGTGAGCAAACACCCACCCTCACTTGCTCAAGGTGAGGAGTAAAAAATGGATAACAACCCGTGCTGCGACCGGCCAGAGCACTTCGCTTACACGGGTCGAATCCTCTCTCGACGATGGGTATAAAATATCTCCCTACTTACCCAAGGTAGGGAGAAAGATGCCCTGTCATCTTCAATTTCGCCTGACAGGGCTTTAAAACCCCCTTGCCGTTTTACCCATTAAATGGCAGCAAGGGGAAAAAAGGGGAGACCTCGCTAAAGGGATATTTCAATCCCATGTTTAGCGAGGAAATTTTCCAATTGGAGAACCTCCCCCGTGAAAAGAAAAGCTCTCGATTTGATGAGCTTTTCTTTCTTTACTACAATGATTAAAGCTTCAATATCTTTTGATGTCGACGAGCAAAACGAATATAGTACGTACCCTCCGTTTGGTAGCGGGTACTCATGATCAAATCTTTCTTTGATCATATGAAGGTGAGCTGTGTTCACCTCCGATATGATAGTCCTGGTCATAAACTAGTCGTTTTCAATTTACGCCTACTCTTTTTATGAGTTTTCGGCTTACCCCGTTCCGAGATTAGGCGTCTTCAATTTGCCTACATAATCCACCTCGTGTGCCAAGTTGTCGGATGGTTACAACAACTTGGTCACACTCTCCCTCACTCGGACTGAGGGGTGGATGTCTTGGATTTTTTAAAAAAACCCACTCCCAGATATCTGGGGAAGCATATTTTCAACCAAGACAATGAAAATATGCCCACACTTGCTACTTACCATACACCGTGTGGCGAGTGTATGGTTGTGCCTCTCATCATGTGGCTAATGATTGAGGCACACTTACCCCCGAAGGGGGACCTACCCGACTTACAAAGCCAGGTAGGCTGTCAATTTGTTGTTGATGTCCGCTTCATAGACACCTACTGTGTAGGTGCCGGCGTCCAATTTAGTCTTTGAATTGAACGCCTCACGGATAGACGCCGTTTTCTTCCCAGTCTTCTTATTTGTGAGGATTACTTCAACCGGCTTTATAGTATTGCGCCACTTGCCTTTGTTAAGACCTGACCCTTTCGTCGAGGTTTCAACTTGTACTTCAATACGCCCTAAGAGCGAGCCTCCGGTGAACTCAGCACCGGATTCAAATTCGTAAGATTTCATATAATTTATGGTGTTTAGTTGCAAACCCAAGCGGGGCAGGATGGGGGTACAGACCAAATATTCCCTCAACAAAAAACAAAAAATAAAAAAATAAAAAAATAAAAAAATTCGTTTGATGTACTTTAAACAACATTAGAGAACCCATCTCACATTTTTCTCACAATTTTTTGTGAGTAGAAAAAAAGAGAAAAGTTTACTTTTATATAGCTCATCAATCGTTTTTTGACCAAAAATTGACCTACTCGAGTATACCCTTAAAGCTATAAGACGGTTCTTTTTTGAATTTTTTTTGTCATTTTTTGTTACTCTCATATATCTGATTAAGCAATTTTTTGACTTTTTCGATTTCACAATTTTTTGTGACCCTATTTTTTGTGACCGCTCATTTGTGAGATGTATAGTATTTTATAAAACTCACAAAATTTTGATAATATCTATATGATAACTATATGATAATATACATATATGTGTTAGCTTTGCACAAATGAAAAAGAATAAATCAATAGATCAATCTTTATTAGGTAAAAATCCTTTTGTTAACTCTTTATCCATTCCTGTAAATAAAATAAAAGGAAAAAATTATGTGATGGATGATGATGTTTTAGTAAAAGAGATTATAGAGTTGGAAGCTACGCGTTTTACTAAAATATTTGTTTCGAGTGAACGTAGAAAGATTGTAAACGATCTATCCTCATGTTCTCAAAGACTTTTTCTTTGGTTAATATTTGAAATAGATGAGGGTTGTGATTGGGTTTATATTAATAAAGATCGCTATCTTAAAGAACAAAATTTATCTTATAACACTTACACTAAAGCAAGAGATGAATTGATCCGATATGGATTTATTTCTCCAACAGTAATAAAAGATGTTTTTTGGATAAATCCCGATATGTTTTTTCAAGGTAATCGTATAAAGAAATACAGAGATAAGATACAATGAGAATATTTGAACCTCAAAATAGGGTTTATGTTTTGACACCTAAGGGCGAAGGTGTGATATGGTTAGTAACCGAGTATGGAACAGAGACCGATACTCTATATACTGTGATACAAGAGTCTGGCGAGATATGGCAATGGACTCATACAGACATGAGAGTTTTGCCCAATATTAGTTTTGGAAGATTAAAACATAAAGATGATGAAAAATAAATATTTATTTTGGTTAGCTGCTATTATATTTTTACTTGTAGTGATAAATACTACTTATAGTATAATGAGATTAAATATCAGTATACTTGATTTATCATTATTAATGGTTTCTATTATATTTTTACTTTATTCTTTTACAAGAAATGATGAAAACTTATAAGATATTTTATTATCTGTATTATCGTTTTAATGATCGTGGACGATTTATAACAGAGACTTTGTTGATAGAAGCTTGGGGGAAAGAACAAGCTATAAAAAAATTTGAAGATTTGGGTATCGATTATGACGATTATACAATTGAAGAAGTTATTCCTGTAACATATGATAAATAAAAAGAAACTGCGCGCAGAGATAGAAGAGTTATTTAAGGATCTTATATTTGATGAAGTTAATCATAAATATTACTTAGCTACTCAACCCGATGTAGAATTAACATCTGCTACTAGTATAGTAAAACGCTATGAGAATTTTGACCGTGATTACTGGTCTAAAAAGAAGGCCGATGAGTATAATATGACTCAAGAAGAAGTTATCAAAGAATGGGATAAAAAGTCAAAAATAGCTACCGAGAAAGGTTCATTGGTTCATAAATATCTTGAAAATAAGAGCCTTAATTTACCAGTAAAAGGTATTGATATAAAAGAGTATCGATCAACATTGATATCGTTGTATAGACATCTTGCTGGGCGATATAAGATTATATGTTCCGAGTTGCGCATGTACGATCCAGATCTCAGAGTGTCGGGTACATGTGATGTACTTGCTTACAATCTTGAAACCAATCGTCTTGCTTTGCTCGATTATAAAACTGGAAAGCCTATACTAAGAGATACTTATATTGATAAAAAAACAGGAAAAGAAAAAAAGACCAATTTTAAATTGCGACCTCCTTTTGACTATCTTCCTAATACGAACCATTCCCGATACTCTATACAATTATCTATATATCGACATATATTAACGAAAGTCGGTTATGAGGTAGATGAATTAAAATTAATTCACATAGATCGGGATCGATTTACAATAGTAGATGCTGATAAGATAGATGTATCTGTAATATGGAAGTAACGACTCCTAGTGATATTGTTACCGAGGTATTATCGTTATATAACCCGTGGGTACCTGTAGTAAAATCATCATGTTATGGTGAAGTATTTACAGGTAAAGTAGAAAATAATACGCGCGGTATATATAATGTCGATGGTATATCTTTTGGATATTATTATAAAGAAAACGTATATCTTACTATACCTCTTAAAGTAGGTAAAAGGATATATAATAATCAAGGAGCTTTTAATTATCGAGGTGTGTTTTATTCAAATAGAACTATAGCTCATTTTATAAGTTATCTAAGTTGTTATTTGTTTTGTAAAGAAAACCCCGATATCTTTGCGCTGTTGTATAGATTATCGTATAAAGGACAAGCTTCTTACAACATAGTCAATGTTAATTATATTATAATAGGAGAATCAATTTACGAAGAATGGAAAGCAATAAGAGCAACAAAAAAAGAAAAGTGATGTTTCATATAAACGATACAGTTAAATTGAAAGGAGTTCCTTTCGATCAATCTCCAAGTATGAGAGTTACTGGTATCATATGGGACACCAATCCTGATGGATCTCTTAAAAAGAGAGTAGTAGAATTAGAAAACGGAGAAAAAGTCGAAAACAATGTATTAAAAGGTATCCAGTGTGGTTGGTATACCAAGTATACCGATCCCATGGGTCATACAACCGAAGGAGAATACATTGAAAAAAACTTTGACTCAAGAGATCTTGTAAAAGAAAGTCGTACAGGTGAATATTATTTACAATTGGCAAAAGATGCTTTGTATGGCAATAGTGAAATAATTAAACGTATAAATGAAATATTAGAAATGTTATGAAATTAGAAACTATAAAAACAAAAAAACCAGCACAAGCAGAATATGATTATTTTGCTCTTGCTAAATTTCCAAATATTACCGACACTCGTCAGGTAATTGTTAAACCTATCGATATTAATGAGAAAAATGAAAAAGGTATATATGTAGCTCCTTCTATGGTTGGAGATAAATTACCTTGTGGTTATGTACTTGCATCTAACGATAAAGATATTTTGCCCGGTATGTTAGTATTTTGGTCAACTATGAGCACTTTCCAAAAGTTTGAAGTAGCTGATCTTAAAGAATATCGAGGTGAGTATATTATGATGATTACCCATAATATTATTTATTACTTTGATGGAAAATAAATTCTTAGTAAAAGGAGCATTAAACTTGGTATCTACCAAGTTTAATACTCTTATTAATGGTCGACCCGATCCTGATGTTGTATCTTTTAGGGTTTCTCAATGCAAATCATGTCCTTTATTAAATGATAGAGTATGTGATCCCAATGTATTAAAATCTGAAGACGGAGATACTATAGATATAATCAACGCTGATAAATATATCAACGTTACTGATAGTTTTGGTGTTATTCGATTAGTAATTGATAATAACAAAGTATATTATAGAGGATGTGGTTGTCCTATATTAAATGCTGACGGCACGCCTAATAAACCCAATCATTATTTTGAAGAATCAGAACTTGAGAAGAAAGATGGAACAGGACCTTGCCCGATGGGTCGATGGAATAAAACTTTATTTGAACAATATATTAAAAAACAAGATGAACTTAATAGAATCAATTCATGATAGCAAAAGTTCTGCAGAAGAACAAGTTCAAGAAGTCGATCCTATCGTACAATTGATAAGCGATTTAAAATTTCTTGAAACCCAGTTTAAATTTTATCATTGGAATACTCAGTCTTCTACTGAGCATAAATATTATGATGAAATTGTCGATGGATTTGCCAAGTATGCCGATACTTTAGCCGAGATATACATAGGTATTACCTCATCACCTATATCTCCAATGATAGTTGATAAATTAACCGATTATCATTCTAAAAAAGAAGCTATAACTATTCTTCAAACAATGTTAGAGTATATTATGGAATTTCCTGAAACTGTTGGATCAATAAAAAATGTACTCGATGAGCTTGAAGGTTTTATAGCTCGATATGTTTATTTATTATCCCTTAATCCATGAAATCTACATATTCTTCTCCAGAAGATATAGCTAAGACAATACGCATATTGTCTAACTTTTATCGATCTCCTGATCAATATGGAGGTAACGGTTTGTATAATGGTTGGGCTCAAGGAAATTTTACCAACGGGTTGGGATATAGAATATTCCCTCGATTAGGTAATTTTACTCTTGAAATTACCGATGGTAATAGAATATATCGAGGTATTGATGGTGAGGATCAATGTATGATTGATATTCCTCAAATTTGGGTCAGATATGCGTCTGAAATGTTGGCTGATTATTGTAAAGAAAACAATTGTGAAGTAATAGATGAAACTGAAGATATTTAGTTATAATAATTTTAAATTAACTCTTAATATACCCGAGTTACTTTTAATAGAGGAATTTAAAAAAATAATAGATAATGATAAATCTAAAGATAAAGGTCAAGCGTTTAAATACTTTACCTATATATACCTTACTCAAGATCCAGAAAGTCCCTATGTGAATTTTACAAGAGTAGAAGCAGAAGCGCAAGCTCTTTCCGATATATCGTTAAAAGAAGTCCCCGATTATGTAAAAATAGCTGCTGAAAAATATCATAGTATAAAATATTCCACTCCAGTACTAAGAATGATTAAAAAAATGGAAAAGGGAATGAAATCACTAGAAGATTATTTTGATACAGTCAATTTTATTGAAAAAGTAGATAGTGGTGCTAGAAAAGGCACGCTTCTTCATGATCCTAAAGAACTTATAGCTATTATGAAACAAGCAGAGTTTGTTATTGATTCTATTAAACGTCTTGAAAAGAGAGCTCTTGAAGAACTTAAACAAGAAACCGCTACAAAAGGAGATCTTGATCTTGGATGGGAAGAAAAATTAATTATCGGCGATGAGTAAAAAGAATGTTCCTTATTTTGATGATCGAGGGTATATAAAAAACACCCATCATTTTAATAAAGCTGCCCAATTTAAGTTAGCCCATGGCAGATACACATTGGAAGTCCCAGGCTCAAAAGCCTGGGCTGCTTTTTGGGATGAGGAAAAACGTAGATGTTTAGAAGGTTACCAAGTAGGCGAGGTAAGAATAACAGGATATCATTATTTTTATCTTAATTATTATCCTATACCTAAAATTATTATGCGCAACGGTAGTCCCGATAGGGTACAAGGACATCCTGATTTTTGGTTTATCGATTGGCAATTTTTTCGTATAGTAGAATATTGTGAAAAAAATGGACTTCATCTTGGAGCTGTTAAAGTTAGAGGGTGTGGTTATAGCGAAAAGTGTGCAGCTATGGGAGCGCGTGATATAATGATAACCGATTATGACCCATCATCAAAAGAAATAATAGAAAGAAATAGCTTTTATTTTGCTAGTTATGACCAATATCTCGGAGGCGATGGTATCATAACAAAAGCTTTTAATGCTATGGACTATCTCAATAACCACACCGATGGTAGATTTAAAAAGCACTTCAAGATTGCAGATAAAGTAGCCGATTATAAAAGACAAGGCGGTATAATCAAAAAAGATGGTACTCGTACTAAAACATCGGGTGTAATAGAAGGTGTAGTTGTAGATAAAGTAGATAAAGTACGAGGTAAACGCGGTTATAAATTATATTATGAAGAAGCTGGTACTAATAAAAATCTTGTAAATCAAATAAATATTTCTAGACCTCTTGTAGAACTTAACAGTGGTACTCAAGTAATAGGAACTATCATTGCGTGGGGAACATCCAACGTAGAAGAACAAGCAGCCGAAGGGTTAAAATCTATTATATATAACCCCAATGGTTTTAATATGGTAAAATTTAGGAATGTGTGGGCCCCTCCTGAAGGAGTAATAACCGAGGAATTTATAGAATCAATACCTACCGATCCTTTATCTATAATAATTGATCATAATAGTCCCGAGTATTATGAAAAAGGATCGGGTGTAGGATGGTTTGTTCCAGCTTATGATGTCGCTTTGCGAGATGTTGACGGAAATCCACTAAGATCTGAGTCATTAAGAAGATTAAAACAAGGAAGAGCCAAAGTTCTTTCTGGTCAATCTGATCAAGATGCTATGGCTTACATTGCCGATCACCCTTTTACAATAGAAGAGGCTCTTATTAAAACCACAGGTAGAGTATTTAGTTCTAATAAGTTAGCTAGGCAGCTTGTAGATTTGGAAACTGGCCTTATAAAACCTAATATACAACGCGGTTATTTCTCAGAAATAAGAAATAGAGAGGGTCAGTTAATAGGAATAAAATTTATAGAGGATCCCGCTGGTCTGATACATATATTGGATCATCCATCGTGGGTCATAAAACAGCCCTATGGTGCGTATGAATCGTTATTATCTAATCAAAATATAAGTCATCTATATATAGGGGGTATTGATAGTATAGATCAGGGAGGTGTCGATTCAGAAAGTGGAGGAAAAGCTTCCAAATTATCAATGGTTATAAAAAAACGCATCGATCCTAATAATCCTAGAGATGTTTATAACAACACTTATGTTTGTTTGTACAATCATCGCCCCGATGATGTTAGAGAAGGATATAAACAAATAGCTTATGCTTTGATGTACTTTAATGGTATAGCTTTGCTAGAATATACTCGTATAAATATATTGGATTATTTTAGAGATAATGGATTTTTAAGATACCTTTCTAAAGAACCCGACGCTTTATCTCGATCAGATAATAGTTATCGCGCTAACAAAAATAAATATGGAATAAGAGCTACCCATGTAGTTGTTAACTTTTATATTGAGAAAATAACTCAATATCTTACTGATTATGGTGAGAATCTTTATTTTAGTGCTCAAGTTAAACAGTTAACTTCTTACACAAGAGAAGAAAAAGGAAAGTTTGACATAGTAGCTGCAATGGGAATGACAGAAATATTAGAAGCCGAGTATTCAAATAAAATAGCAAAAGAGATAGTATCTACAAAAGACACTTTGGAGCTTCCCGTATGGTATCGACTTCCCAATGGAGCTAAGCATTTTGGTGTTCCTGGACGCAATAATGATTTTATAGTACAAGAACAGATAAAGGAACGTATATATAATGTAAAAACAAAAACTTGGATATATGACTAATGGTTCTCAAGAAGTAGGTTACAATCGTATAAGCGAATTAAGTGACTTTGTAAAAGAAGAAGATAAATCAAAAGAACGGTACTTGATAGGTAATTGTGATAGACACATTGCCGATCTCGTAACAGATAAAATTTACGAACGTAAATGTTATGATTTTTTTAATGGTATAAGAGATAACAGTGAATTTCAACACTTAGTAGACAATTATGGAGTATCTCACCCACAAGATATACCTTTTGTTCCTTTGATGGGAGTAATGATAAAAGCATTAACTAACGTTCAATTGCAAAATCATCTCGATTATCAAGTTACTTGTCAAAACTCCGATGCTCTTTTGATTAAACAAAATGAGAGACGCTTCTTCATGTTGGAGGAAATATCACTAGAAGTAATGAATACTTTTAACAAACACCTTCAAATGGTTCAAGAGTATCAAAAGTTGATGAGTCGCGATCCAAAAAAAGCAGAAAGTATTAAAGAGGAGCTTGAAAGAGAAAGTAAAAAGAAAATGTTTTGGATCGAAGACTTAAAAAGGAAAATAAGTCAAAAATACGGAAGCAATTGGAAAACCGATTACGAAGTAGCTGCACAAGATTATATACAATATTATATTGATCGATATAATCTTAAACAAAAGTTTAATATGGCTTTTCAAGATCTGTGTGTTACCGGACAAGCCTATATAAGAACCTATATAAAAGAACTTGGAAAAGATCCAGTAGTAGAATTATGTAATCCCGAAGAAACTTTTTTTGATTACAATGAAGAGAAAATGTGGTTACAAGATTGTAGAAGAGTAGTACATAGACGCTGGATGACATCGGGAGACATATTAACAGAATACGGGCATTATCTTACTGAGGAGGATAGAACTCGATTAGAGATGATGTTTGTAGATTATTATAATAACTACGGTCGATGGAGAAACGAACAGGTATTTATTAATCAAATTGATTCAGAAAACCGGTCTAACCAAGAACATCTTTACTTTACAGGTACAGCTAGATGGAGAAGAGCTCTCATTCCAGTATTTCACGTAGAATGGATAAGTCCTAATGAAGTAGAAGCCGATAATGACGTTCTTGATTTGGTTCATACAAAAGGAAGAGATAATATCAATTCTAAAAAACGTAGAAGAAAAGATCGATATGAATGTTATAAGATAGATATTGGAAGAGGTTTATATTTTGGATATGGTAAGTGTGCTTATGTTAATAGAGAACACGATAATCCCTATGAATGTAAATTATCATACAATGGGTTATTATATCGCGGACGTAATAGCAAGCCCTATTCTTTAGTATGGGCAACAAGAGACATACAAAATATGTACGATATCACATATTTTCAATTAAATAACTTATTTTCTATGGCTCGTCCAGGTGGAGTAATCATACCTCTTGAACACATACCTAAACAATTTGGAGATAAAGTTCACGAAAGAATTATTAAAAACGCAGCTTATAAAAAAGCAGGAATGGATCAAATAGTATCGCTTTCTCAAGAAGGCATGGAAGGTCAATATGCTTTTAATAACTTTGGAAGTTACCCTTCTAACCTTGATGGAGGATTACTTCAAGCTTATATGAACTATCTTGAGATACTAAGAGAACAAGCAATGAATATTGTTGGCTTAAATAGACAACTGTTAGGTCAAATAGAAGAACAAGATGGTAAATCTACTACTACCATGGCAATAAAACAAGGAGAAGTTATTACAAAAGATTTATATTATCTTAATGGAATGTTAATCAAACAAACTTTGACCAATGTTGTTAACTTATCAAGATTAACTGTCATGGATAACTGGGTAGGTAGTGTTACTGTTGGAGATACTCATAAAATATTTTCAATAGATGCAGAGCGATATAGTTTAGCTGATTATGGTGTATTTATAAGCGATGACCTTGAAGATACAGAAAAATTAAAAAGAGCCGATGAGTTATTATTGAGAGCGCTTGATAACAACTTAGTAGATCTTCAAACTGCATTTAATACATTGATGTCTCGATCTATAAGTAGAAGGAAACAAGTTATTGATCAAGGTGTTGCGGCAATTGAACAATCGGCTATGACGCAACTGGCTAACATGCAACAAGAAAATGAACAATTACAAAAACAAATTGAAGAGTTGCAAGCAACAATTCAAAAATTAGGAGGCAAAGAAGCTTTAATACAAGAAGAAAAACTTAAACTTGAGCGCGAAAAGTTAAATTTGGAAAAAGAAACTAAACTAAAAGAGCTTGAACTTAAAAACAAACAGATTAATGACAATAGAGCTATTAAAGAAGAGGCGCTCAATGTAGAAAAATTACAGATTAAGGATAATAATCCTAATAATAATAGTATTAATTTTAACATGATATAATGGCTCAACGTACAAAAAGATATAAGTTTGATGGAGAACGTTGGAACGTTTATTCTAAAAGATATCAAACAAGAAGGCTTCAAGAAAAAGAAGAAAAAAAAGCAGCCGAGTTAAAAAAGCTAGAAGAATATAAATCAATATTGGATAATTGTGACCAATATGATGAAGAAACTATTAGAATTACTCGACTTAGATATACGACTCTACTAAAAAATCAAAAAGTAGAAAAAAAAGATAACAATCAAGAATTATTGATACCTGTGCGATCAGATCCTCACACTGTTTATTTTATAAGAGAGGGGCAATTATTTAAATCGCGATGGGTTGATAAGTTTGGAAAAGAGAAACTACAAAACTTATTAGATAATTATAAAAAACTCTTACATTTAAAACCAATTAGTGAATTTTATTGGAATCCTTTTTAATATTAATATATGGCTATACTTAGTTCGTCTCAAATATCAACCCAACTTAGTACATGGAAAGCTAACGAGCTTGATACTAAGATGGATAATACTTCTCCGTTAATTATACCAAGTACTGTTAACGAGATATTTACAGTATTACAAAGTGTTATACAAAATCTTGTTGATAGTAGTTATAATAAAATCGATGGTTTGTCTATCGCATCGATTAGCGGATTGTCTGCAGCAATTGCTGGAAAAGAAAACGCCGATCCTACTATACTTAAACGAGCCAATGTGGTAAACAATCTTTTATCCAATTCGGTTGATAGCCCATTGTCTGCTGCTCAAGGTCAATTGTTGAAAAACTTGATTGATAATTTACCTAACCCTTCTCAAGTTCAAGTGATAGCTCAAGGGTCGCCTAATGAAACTCAGGTATCTGCGATTAGAGTACACTTGGATAATAATAATATCCACTTTACTCAAAGTCAAATTGACCACAACAATATAATTAATCGCGGTACCAATACTCATGCTCAAATAGACACACATATAGCAAATAATTCTATTCACTTTACACAAGCAGACATAGACCACAATTTTATTAATAATAGGGGATCTAACACCCACGCTCAAATAGATGCCCATATAGCATCTACAATTAACCCGCACAGTACTACAATTAATCAAGTAGTTTCAGCTGCATCACTAACACCAGCAAAAGGTCATATTCTCGTACACGATGGTGTGAACTATGTATCTTTAACGCCAGGATCTAATGGTCAAGTACTTAAAGCTAATAGTTCTACTTTGAGTGGATTGGAATGGTCTGCCGATATTGGTGAAGTTAACACTGGTAGTAATTTAGCTGGAACAGGTGCTATTATTTTTGCAGGTAAATCAGGTGTAGATTTACAATTTAAAAGAATTAGAGCTGGTAATACAACATTGAGTGTTTCAGATCAACCTGATCATGTTGCGATACAAGTATCACCAGAAAATATACCCCATCAAAGTTTATCAGGTGCAGGGATAAATAACCATACTCAGATAGATGCGCACATTGCCGACTCTACTATTCATAGACAGATTAACGATTCTTCTACTTCTATCACCCATTTGTGGTCAGCAAGTAAGATTAATACTGAATTGGTAGCTGCTCGTAATGTGGACAATCATGTTAACGGTACTAATAATCGTGTATTTACAGTAGCTAACGATAACAAATTAAGTGCTATTTCAACTAGTCCGATGGTTAACACTGCTCTAACCACAATTACTGTTACAGCTTTAACTGGTACAAATGATTTTGTTATCACCGATACAACTAATACGTCTCCTTGGGGGTTTGCTAATAAAAACGAACTTGATACTTTGATACGTGTAGTTAAAAACCTTCAAGATAGAGTGAATGAATTGGCAACTAAATTAACAACGTCTATATAATGGCTATATTTATTACTACTCCTCGTGATATCCGATTATTTTATAATAGTAATTATATAACAGTATCGCGAGGATTTAATAGAACTATAAATTTTTTATCTGACCAACCAGGAGTAGTAAATCAACCCGCTTCTTTGCAAATAAACGGGATCACTGATATAAATAGCTCTGGTTATATAGCAACTGCTACTCTTACCTCTGGTACAGATAGTCAGCAATATTTTTACGAGGTAGTTTCTCCAAAAGTAATATACAAACGACTACCTGACACTCAAGGTATATTATTATATGATGTAACAAGTGTACAAACCTATCCTCACCCAGATGTTTCAGTAAGCAATACTAGTTGGTTACAAAATCCAATTTTATTAAACTCGACGGTAATAGTTGAACGAGAAGTTAGTCCTGGAGTATGGGAAACGTATGCTAGTTTTAAAGTAACTGGTACAGCTTTAGTAAAACCATCTGCGCCAGTTACTCTTAGAAGTCGTATAATATATGCTCCAAGTGGAACAATAGAATGGGAAGCTATCGGAGATACCTTTATACTTACACCTGGAGGATATCAATCAAGTAATATCTATTACACAGTAGATTCTACCGAAGGTGTATATTATGCTAATAACTCAATCGTTACAACTTTCCCAGATCAATCTTTTATACTAACGCTAAAAAATGACGGGGAAGGATATACTATTGAGTACCATTCATCAAGCATTACTCCTGTTATAGGATTATATAGTAGCGCAAATAAAACCCTGACCATATCTAATCTACCCGAGGGTTATTACACTATAAACTTTGGATATCAATATTATTCTAAAATATTCTTCAACGGTTTGTTGATTTCTACTGGAGGGCTACAATTTATGTCTAGTAGCGTTGATATAGAATCAGTAGCTGTTGAAATAAGTTCATATGTTCAAAAATCTTGTAGTGATATTATAGAAATTGTTGATTCTACCAATATTTTTAATCCCGCTCTCGCTAATAGAGGTAGAGTAGAATATGAAATAGAAATATCTGGTGAATGGTATCGTATGGCATCGATACCTAGAACTAATAGATTTACTTATAGTAATTGTGCATTAGGTCCAGGTCAATATAATATAAGAAAAAGATTTATTGCTAGACAAGTAGTAAATTGTGGAGGAACAAGTAGAATAATATTACTATCTTCTTGGGTATATAATACAATAACAGTATTAGAGTATATCCCTCGATTAGAATTAACTAAACCTCCATGTTGTGTAAATCTTGGAGAAACTGTAACGATATTACCTAGCATAGTAGAAGTAAATAACGATTTATGTGAACAATTGACCCTCACTGGCGGTTTTAATCCTCAAAACTTTGATCCCAATCATTTTGCTACTTTCTCTGAAACAAATCAATCTATATCTTATCAAGCTTATCGTTATGATATTGATACTTCTTCTTGGATACCTGAAGAAGAATATAGTACAATAATAGTGTCAAATAACCCAAATAGTGCTGTATTTAGATTTACTCCTACACAATTATCTCCTTATAAAGTTGTAGCTCAGTTATCTAACTGTTGTGATACAGTAGAAAAAACAGTAGAATTTGATATATGTGAATGTTTACAAGTAAGGCCTGTGTGTAAAAGCATAGAAAAATGTAGCGAATGTGATGTATATGAAATAATAAATAATTGTACTACACCTCAAACAGTTAATATAAAATTATCAAAAACAAATCAAACGATTCAAACTTATACTATAAATCCATTAAGCAAACAAACTCATCGATTTAAAGAAGATAATATTTATATAATAACTTACGGAGATAAAAATGTTATACTTCCTATATTTTGCAAAATAAATGAGTGTTACAATAAATTGTTAAAAGAGCAATTGTGTAAAACCACCACCAGTGGTTGTTGTGATGACAGAGAGCTGATGAATGGTCGATTAGCTACTATACAACCTATATATCAATTGTTTTTAAATAAATTAGAATATTATAACATACGTGCAAATTATAGATATACTGCAATTGACATCACTAATCAGCTTGATGATTTTGCAGAGTGGGATAAATTAAAAGAGGCTTTATTAAAATATTGCGATGTATGTAGACTAAATTGTCCTAAATGTTTTAATTGGTCAAACGGTACTTGCATATGATAAGATATACAACAATAGAATGGGGGGGATGTTGTGGAAAACCTAAAGCTACTTACAGTGTTCCTGTAAACATAACACCTTATGAATTAACCTTACTTATACCCGATATAAGTTTAGAAGACGCTATAAATTTATTAAATACTCGCATTGTACCTGATGAAAGTTGCAATACTTATTTTAACGTAGCGATATCAAGACAAGTAAGAAAGGAATGTGTTTTTCCAGCAGTAGGATCGCTTGTTACAGTTAATATTCCTGCTGGAAGATATAGATCGTCGATATCTCAAGAGGATGCCAATAGACAAGCAGAAGAAGAATTTCGTCGTATAGCTCAAGCTACAGCTAATCAACTTGGTACATGTACATCTCAGTCTTGTGTTGGATGTACCGACTATAGAGTTGTCAGTACAGTCATTTGTGGAGAATTTAGAAGAAATACTCGTTGTGTAAACGGTCAATGTGTTGATACAAGTGAACCGTATTTTGTATGTACTGGTAATTGCGATGGAAATAAATGTGTTCAACCTTGTACGACATGTAGTCCATCTTGTCCTCAAGGTTCATGTCCAGCCGGTTATAACTGCGTAAATGGTTCATGTAAAATAAATTGTCAAAACGCACCTTGTTCTCTCGATTGTCCTAACGGTTCTTGTCAAGATCCTTGTACCGAATGTAGAAATGGAAGATGTCAACCTAAATCTTGCCCATCGGGACAGATTTGTCAAAACGGTATATGTATTGATCGACCATGTAATCCAGAATGTAGAGAAAGATTGATCCCTCCACAACCTAACGATTGTATACAATCGTCGGTTAGACAGATATGTGTTGGAGGACAATGTGTAGATTCTACAGAAACAACCACTGTTAATATAAGAGAAGGATTACCTTGTGGTAATAATCGTACTTGTAGAAATGGACAATGTACAGAAAATCCATGTATTGGTCAAGGTGGTAGCTGTACATCAGGCGTTTGTTGTTCTGGATTATTCTGTTTCTCAGGTACTTGTGTATCATCTTGTCCACAAGGTTATATACAACAAGGTTCTACTTGTGTTGTAGATAATGGACCTAATGTAGAAATGAATCAAGTCACCGTTACAGAAGAAAGAGAGGTGTATTATACGACTAGCAATATATCAGCAACTTCTCCTGGAGCAAATATCAATTATGCTACCCATATAGCTTTAACTGCAAACTACAGAGGACAACTTGTATCTCCAAGAAGATTATCTATAGGCACGGTTAATTCTCCTAGTGAAGCCACACCACCTCGATCATTTGATCCTGCAACCGAGGTATATATTAAATTATCATCCACTACAACTGCTGGAATAGAAGCAGCGTTAAATCAATACATCACTCAAGAATTAAATCCTATATTTGGTGCCGATTATACAATCACTCTATTATCAGGAGGACAAAGTACTTGGCCTTCGCCAACAACAAATTTACTTCTATCGGGATTTCAATTTAACGCTAAGTCTCCAAGCAGCCCTCCTATATCAGGAGGTGTCTTTAATAGATATTCAGGAGGTACTGTATCAGTAACAACAGTGAATATGAGAATATCGCCTTCACCTTATAATGTACCAGGGTATAATCCCAATCCTAATTCTTTTTCAGGTTTTGGGTTTACAACCAACTGGCAAAACTTTACATTGGTTAGTCAAGAAGGCACTTTTAATTTACAAGGTCGTATATCGGGTTCTCAATTACAAGTGAAAAATAATACATCTACTCGTATATTTGGTAACTCTGACTTTGCGTTCAGGAGATTAATAGGTACTTTTACAGTAGGTACTATAGTAACTAAAACGTTAAATTGATGTGTAATACTTATCCTTACCATAGTCGATATAATAACTTAATAGAAAAGGGCTATCGTATACTTGAACCCTATATGTTAAGTTATTTCGACGATATAGTTCACTATGAACGATATGGAGATCATCAAAAAGATTTAAGAACTCTTATTAATAATTATTTTTATGAACTTTATAGACTAGTCGAGTGGTTAGAATATATTGATAATCATTTGCTTGTTTGTGGTAAATCTTGTCTTACACAAGAAGAAATAGAAAAATCTAAGACAAAGTTTTTAATTGATTGTCCTTTGATATGCAGTAACCCTCGATCTAGAGAATTGATTGCTTTATTTGAAAATTCTATACCCACATGTGGAACAACTTCTTATCAATGGTACAATATTGATACTTGTTATCAAGGAGATGTTATAAGATATAAAGTTAGATCTGTTATTGATGGTGTAGAATCTATAATAAATATACCTTATAATGCAACTATTGCTGATATAATAGCTTTGGGTATACCTGATCCTTGGGCCACCAATTTATTTAATACTAGAATAGTTCAACTCGATTCTCCTGATTGTTGTCAATATTCATCAGTTAATCCTCCTTTTTTAGATGTGATTGCTGTAACTACATCTAGTATTACTTTGTCTTACGTTTTACAAAATCCTCAAGCTACTGGTACTATAACATTGGGTAGTCAAACTATAAATTTGGTAGAACCAACAGGAACTGTTACTTTTACGGGACTAAATTTAAACACTAGTTACAATATAACAATGACTGTTTCAAATTGTGCTGGTTCATTTACTATTAATAGAACAGTATCTACCTTACCGTATCTTGTTATAATAGAACTAGGACCAAATGTTACAGGAAATATTCAAATATTAGGACAGTTTCAAGTAGGAATAAATCAAGTTGGAACTTATTGTTCTCAAATAAACATAGCTTGGCAAGGTATAAATAATATACATGAAATTACAGAATTTTTAGTGAACGGACAATCTGGTTTATCCGACGTTACTTGGAATCAAGTTTTTAATAATAAAAATATAGGCGGTGTTTATACAATACCTTGCATAGATAGAGATTATACTATATATATAGAAGGAATTAGAGCACTAGATTGCGATGATATAACAACCAATATGAGTGGAAATACAATTACAATTAGTTTATGATAAAATATAACGAGCGTTATGACAAATTTTGATAATTATGATGATGAAGTTCTTGTAAATGTTAATCAAGAACCTATAAGTGTAGATAACAATAATCAACTTGATCCTTTTTTTAACATTATTAAGGAAGATCCAATAGAAAGATTAGATCGAAAAGCAAGAGAATCCTATGGTGGTATGGGTCCCGATTCTAACTTACTTGGTTATGTAAGATCTAAAATAGGAAGTGAGTATATTATCAGTGGAACAGATGAAGATCCTATTCAAATACCGTTATCAGATCTTAATAATAAACAATTGCTAGACGTATTAAGATATAGTGAAGCTAACGATAATTTTGAAGATTATGATTCCGAAGATGATCTTGATTCATTTGAAATAGATCTTATAAACGCTTATCGTTCTGGAGATACTGAAACTATTGAAAAACTTTTAGGATATGTTGGAGAATACGATGAGGAATATACCGATGATGAGGTACTTTTTTGGAAATTGTCCGATATGTATCCTGATTTTGATGAATCTCAAATAGCAATGGAGATAGAATTATTAAAAGAGTCTCCTAATTATGAATATAAACTCAATCAGGCTAGAAGAGAGTTATCTGATATGATTGAACGTAAAATTAGGGAGGAAGAAGACGAAGTTAATGAGCTCAAAATGTCTAAAATTAGAGAAGAATATCAAGTAGTTGATGAGCTCATAGATAATATAAGTCACATCCATAATTTTATTGTAGATGATGATGTAAAAAATAATGTAAGGCAACTTATATTTAGCAACAATGGCAGATCAGAATTAATAGATCTACTCGATACAAGAGAAGGATTACTCGAAATAGCTACAGCTTATGCAATATTACCTAAAATCGCTGGATATGTAAATAAGTTAACTGACGAAATTGCAGAATTAAAAAAGAAAAGAGTTGTTGTAGATGATAAAAACAATTATAATAGCAAACAGCGATATAATAGTAAATTAGATGAAGAAGTAGAAGATGTATCCGATTTCTTTTTCGGAGTAGATATTTAGAAAAAATAATAGGAGAAATAATATTTAAAATTTAATTAAATTAACCATGCGTTTAGTACAAAAAGAAACAATTGCTAAATTTTCAAACACTGACTATACGGTAGAACGTTTCATGAATCTTATGGGTCAACAACCCGCATTGATTCCTGGTTACGTGCGTCTTAGCAAGCAAAAGGACTTAGGTCTTTTGACTATCACCGAGTTAGTAGGTAACATTTATATGGAAGATGAAAAATCTTTTACTCGTCTTTCAGAAATCGATAGCTACTCTTTCAAGTGGCGCATTGACACTAGTCAAATTCCAACACTGCGTTTTAAACGTCCATGCACTCAAAGTGGAACAAACGGAGAGATTCTTAACATTTATCTCGATGACCGTTTCTTCAGCAAATATGATGTGTTTGCGTTGCAAAACACTCAGTTGTTGTATGTAATTAGTGAACCTCAACGAATTTCAGGAAATGAATATTTGTATGAGTGTAAATTAGTAACTAACAAGCCAACTGAACGTCTTAACACAGCGTTTACTCAAATCAACTCAACTGCTCGTTATGTATATAACTTGCAACCTGAACTTTCTGAGTATGGTACCAACAAACAATGGTACAATATGGAAGAGCATATTAACTGGCTGATGAAAATCAGAGCCGGTCAACAATATAGCTCTGATTTGCGCGTGTTGTCAGATAAGTTCTTCATGACTGAGGCTGATTTGAAAAAAGCAGAGAGAGCTAATGGTGGTCAATACCGCATCTACTCTCTCAATTCTATTGAGCAACAAGTAATGGAACATTTTACTCGTAGCGCTAACGCGGCCCTTATTTTCGGTCGTAGCGCAATGAACGAAGAAAATGGTCGTAGCATGTTGCAAACAGAAAACATGCAAGATGTAATTGCTGGCGATGGTCTTATTGCTCAATATGAGCGTTATGCTCACTATATTAACTATACCAATAATACGTTAACAGTTAAGCAGTTCCAAGATGCTGTTGAAAACGTAGCTGAACGTCGCGGTATGTCAACTGGAAACCATATCACTGTATTGTGTAATCGTAGATTCTCTCGTCAAAAAGCTCGCGCTTTGCAACAAGAAGTGTTTAACATTAACCCTTACGGTGCATGGTTCTTTACAAAAGATCGTCTAAATATGACCGATCCTATAACTAAAGCCAAGAAGACAAATAGAGTAATGGCTAATGAAGTTACAGTAGGCGCAACGTTTAATTCTTATATATATGAAGGCAACACTATTACATTTGTAGTCGATGAAGCCTTGACCAACTACTATCAAGATCGTGGATACGCTATCTTTATTGATACTGGTATATATGAAACTGATAGTGGTACTACTCCAGCTATTAGCTTGATGACTTTGAAGAGTCGTAGTCTTGTAGCCAACTATATCTATGGTATGGGTGGTGCAACAGGCGGCAGCAATGGACCTGTAGCTACAGCTTTGGACGCATCTCGCTATGAAGTGGTAGGATGGCGCGGTATACGCGTAATGAACCCATATGCTGCTACTATCATGGTAGAGAACGTAGCTCGATAATTAAAACAAAATAAGAGGGAGAGAGGATCTCTCCCTCCCTTTAATTAGGGAAATAATTTAAATGGGAAATAGTTTAAATAATGAAATATATTAATATGGAAAGTGTAAGAAAAGCGTTAAAAGAACAATTATTGAAAATGAAATCGGGTGAAATTGAATTTCACTCTTATTATGGACACACTCGTCGTGGAGATAAAGGTTGGAGCGCGTGTCCTGTGCCTGATAAATCAGGATGGTTTTTAGGCGTAGATCGCGTTAGCAGAGAATATAAAGAATCAGGAAAACCTTTTGTAGATCCATTTGATGAAAATAACACTCTTAGTAGATATACAATAAGTCATGGTTCTAGAATGGATTTGAGCGATGAATCTAACAGATTAATTTTAAAATGGTTAGTTGAAACAGACGAATTAGCATTATCTTACGAAGAGGGACAGAGTGATCCTAACAAAAAATATTTTATATATGATAAAACAACAGCTCAAAAAACACAGCTTACTAAATTTGAAACATATCGTGCTGCTATGGATGCGGTTGCTAGTTTACCAGAAGCATATCTTGCTAAATACGCTCGATTGTTAGGACTTAATGTAGCTGATAAAGACCCAGGAGATATTCGCATAATGCTTTATGAAGTTGCAACTAGTAATTCCAAAGCGATACTAGATGTATTGGCAGATAAAAACGCAGATTTCAAAGATCTAGCCTCTAGGTTAATAGAGAAAGGTGTAATTAAAGTTGTTAGCAAAACAGGTGAAATTAAATTTAAAGATAAATCTTTCCCTAGCAGAGAAGCCTTCATTACATTCTTAGATACAGCTTCTCGAGAAAACGCTAATGAGGCAGATAAAGACCTTCTTTACATGCTTAATGAAGAATTAAATAAACGATGACAGCAAGAGAACTATTTGAAGGTGTGTTAATTGAGGTAATTAAAGAAGAATCACCTCACTTTCACCTTAGAGAATTTAATCATTATGTCAATCAAGTTATAAACGAATGGATTGACAATCAAGTATTGACATTTAGAGTAGAACAGGATCAAAAAATTCTTGATACTATAAAGTCGGTAAAACGATATAAAAAAATAGAAGAGTTTAGACCTTCTTTAAAAAGATCTTTTAAATTTACTTTACCCGATGATTATCGTCACATGAGCAATGTGATTGTAGGAATAAGAGTAGTTAAAGAAATCAGGGATCGCTGTTATCCACCATCACCTAGCATTATTCATTTTGGAGCACAACTTCAAAGTCCAAATCTCGAAGCTTCATTGGTAAGAAATTACTTTTTACGCCCTAGGTTTTTTGCTCCAAAATATAGTATTATTGGTAACGAATGTGAAGTCTTTCTTGGACCTGACACAGGATTAGTTGGAAGTGGAGCTCCCGTAGAACTGGTAGAAGTTAATATTGATTACATTAAAACCCCAGAACGCATAGCTCTTACATATGATCAGGTAGAACAAGAAGGAACCGACACATCTCAAGAATTAGAATTTGATGAAATAAGTTGTAATCATATACTTAAGATGGTAATTAGGAGAGTGATGGAAAGAAATATGGATCAAAGATATGCAACTCATGCTTCTTTGACCACCGTCCAACCTACAATACCACCAACTCAACCTACATAATAGTTTAAATAAAAATATAAAAAACCATGTCAGAATTTAGATTAGAAGATAAGACCCGGATTATAAACAGCCCAACAAGATATAATTTCCGTTTCTTAGACAATAACAACAATGTGACTGCAGCTGCTACAGCTACTCAACTTGATATACAAGGTTACGGTCGTTTCCGTTTAAGTAACATTTTTGGTGCTCGTCTAACTCGCGGTCAATTTCCAACAACTGAAAAGTGGTCGTTAACCGCCGCTACGCCCTCAGAGATTACTATCTCTGGTCCTATTCCAAATAATACCTATGTTCACGTAGAGATGGTAGTAAGAAGTAGCCGTAGAGCACTGGCTCTTGCTCGTCCAGAATACGAATTTGGTCGTACTTTCACCTTCTCAGTGATGTTATCTACTGGCGAAACAGCTAACACCTTCTTAGCAAAATTGTACAACTCAATTGTAACGCTACGTAACGATAAAAATCGTGATTTATTTATTGCACCTGGTTCTGGTACTGCTGGTACTATCAGTGCTAATGATGTAGCTACTACATTAACTGAGTTAGAAATTGAACTGCTGGAACGTGGTAGCTATATTGAAAGTTTCCGTGTAACCAATGATAACGGTTCACCTAGTAATTATGTAACTATTTTTAACCCTACTCGTATACAAAATAGCAGTGAAGGTATTGGTTATGGTAGCGATGTAGAATTTAGAGAAAAAGTTACAGGAAATAACAATATACCATATGGTTTTGATTTTGCAGATATTCCTCATGAAACCGAGTTATATACTGAAATCTATTGGGGATATGATGTATCTAACCGACCTGATCCAAAATCATCTCGTTTGAGCAATCGTCCTACTATGGTATTGTATATCAAGGAGTCTTCTTGTGAACCATTGATCGATAACCTTGCTGATTTCTTTAATCAAGTTCCAGGTACACAATTTAGCGCTGTGGTTTCTGGTACATATGTTAAAGATACAGCTACTGTAGCACAATTTAAGACAAACGCTTAATAGTAATTAAATTAAAAAAAGTCGCTCCCATAAAGAGCGACTTTTTTATTTATATTTATTGGCAAATTAAAAAAATATGAGTGATTTTTTAGGAACTTGGACATTAGCTAAAATTGTATCGGCTGTTCAAAACAACCTTGAAGCAGGTATGAAAACCAGCAATGGTTATCCTTTTAGTATAGAACAGTTGGAACATACTGTTATCGCTGTAAGAAATGAGTTATACGAAAAACAAAAACTGAACGGACAATTGAATAAATTTGGTATGATGCAAGAAATAAATTGCATTCCTCTTGATTGTGAATCGTTAAGTTTATGTTGTGATCCTAGTAAGCAAACAGCTCTTCATTTTATATTACCCAATTATCTAGAGCTTGATTTTATAGGAACTCCTCATAGAACTATTGAATTTAAAATATATACTGATGAAATGTGGAATTATCATCAGTATAGGAATCAAGCTTTAAGAAATCGACCCTACGTATGGTTACGTAGAAAAGACGGAGTTAATCATGGATTTTTAATAAACCCTCCAACTTTTAATATTGAATATATATCGGCTTCTATGATTTTAGAAAACCCATTTGAGGTAAATCGATATGGTTGCTGTCCGTTAAATCCAGAAACAGACAGATTTCCAGTATCTCCTGAGATGGTTAATATGATAATAAATGAAATAACAAGTAATTGGGCAAATTGGTATTACAGATTTAGTAAGTATAACGCAAATAGTCAAATCTAATGGGTAATAATTTTCCAAACCATAGCAGACCTATGATGGTTGTAGAAAACAACTCATCATATGATCTTCATTCTATTTATATGGGAATGACTAAAATAAATTATCTATTTGGCGATAATCCTTCGGTAGATGATTATCTAGACAACGCATTAAATTGTCTACGTCAAATAGGTAATATGTATCCTAGAATAGAAGCAATAAACGGCAAAACTGATAATCAGGGTAAATTATGTTTGCCTGTCAGAGCTTTTAAAATAGAATCGGTAACTGTACCTACAGTTGTTGATAGAATAGAGGATTCTTTGTGGATAAATAGTTCTAACCTTCACGGTAGAGGATTTTATAATCGATATGAGTTTTATGGAGATCATATAATATCCACTCCTAATACTAATCTTCAAGTGATATATAGAACTTTTGTACACGATGATGAAGGTTTACCGATGATCACAGAATCGGAGGCTGAAGCTTGTGCTTATTGGTGGAAATGGATTGATACTAGAAGAAAATTATATCAAGGTAATCAACTTGCTATGAGTATACTACCACTAGTAGAAAAAGATAAAAACAAGGCGGTTAATCAAGCGCGAGTAGATATAAGTGAAGGATTTAGTCAAAACTTTATGAATCAATATCTAGACGTATTATCATCATCTAATAGAAAAAGATTCAATGTACCTTATAAACCGTATACGATCAGCTAAAACTTTTATAGCTCTGCTTGATTTGGGGTCTATAAGTTTTATACAATTGTTTTCAAAATTAAAATTAAAAATATTAACTTCTGCCAAAATAGGTATAAGAAAATGGGGGAAGTATAGTACTTATAGCGAATTTCTTTCCGAATTTGCTAGACGATACATGAGTCATGTTATAGAAGACGTAATAGATGAAGGTAAAATATATAGAGGTAACGGATATCAAATCAGGATAGCTGCTAGACACGAAAAAACAGCTAAAAGACTTATGCCTTATTATAAAGGTAATATAATTAAAAGAAATTTTAAGATGTATTGTATATTGTTTATAAGAAGTAATGTCAGATCAGAATTATTACTTAAAAAAGAATATATGGACCGTTTAGATAAAACAATAGATGAAAAAAAAGTCGCTATTTTTTAAAAGACCTAGTGATTACTACGATATAATGATGGGATATTATCCAGGAATGACTCGTAAACAAGCAAAAATATTAATATTTGCAGTAGATACTGTTATATCTTTTGCAATAGTTTATCGTATTATAGTAAAAATAGGAACTCGATTAAAAGAAGATTTTTTATTAGTACCTCGTTCCACAATGTGGGATTTTTTAACAAAGTTAAGAGAATCCCCTATAACGGTTTTAGGAGAAAACCTTGACAGTAGTAAATTAGAAAAATTATATCGAGATGTCAAAAGAAGTAAAAAATAATGTATTTAACGATGGGTTAACTACCGATAGCGCAATATATGCTACCCCTGATAACGTATATACTTATGCTGAGAACGTTACTTTTGTTTCTCATAATGGAAACGAGCTTATACTTCAAAATGAAAAAGGTACTCTATTGCGATCGGAATTAAAACAAAATTATCATCCTATTGCTTGGAAAACATACGGTAACGTATGTTATATAATTTCAGCAGAGAGTATCAATGGTGTGTTTACAGGTAGAGGAGAGATAGGTAGTTATCCTAGTCCAGATTATGATAATTATACTCTCGAATCGTGTATTGGAGGAAATGATGTCGATAATTGTTCGCGATTGGGAGAAATGGTCAATCGATATCAACCTTTTAAAAATTATAAAGATGGAGATAATAAAATAGGAAGTTACGGTGATTTTAATACCGACTTGTTTAATTTTAAAGAAACAAACCATTGCGAGATAGTAGCTATACAACCAAGCTACGATGGGTCAGTTAATGTTATATTCACAGATAATTACAATAAACCTCGGTTAATAAATAGTGGGTTTTCCGTTATGCCTAACAATCGATATGTTATGGTAAATCGCATTGGCGCAACCGATGATAATCGATATGAAGCTTCTGATTTTGACTCCAATCTTAATCATATTATTACATCTAACCGATTGGGATGGATAGAGTTTTTAGGACAAGATAACTCAGGTAGATTGCCAGTTGGTACATATACTTACTATATACGATATAGCACTAGAGATGGTAATCTTACTGATGTGATATGTCAATCGTTTTCAATTCCTGTATTTTTTGGAAATACTGTAGCTGATATTAGAGGCGGTGTACCAAATGAATTAACAACAAAAGCTAATCAACTAGTATTTCATAATATAGATCCTGATTATTACGCTTTAAAGTTATATTATACTTATGTATCGGGGCAAGATGTAGAACCTCAACCATCATTATTTGAAGTACAACAAGAAATAGTAATAGATGGTAAAACCGAAGTATCTTATACTCATAGAGGTACAGAAATAGCGAATCAAATTAATATAAACAATCTCTCACTAACAACGTCTAACATTTTGACTTATCGTACAGGTGCAGAATTACAAGGTAGATTGTTTGTAGGTAATATTAAAACAGCAGGTTTTGATTATAACGAACTTAAAAAATTTTCTAATAAAGTTACAATAGATTATGCACAAAAACGATTGGGCGTAAAGGGTGCTACTTTTGACAATGTGATCTCTGATATATATGACCCCATAACATCAGGAGCAGGATTTGATGGCTATCCATCGGGTTATGCCAATCCAAGAAATGTACATGACAGGCTTGGATATTGGCCAGGAGAACCCTATATGTTTGGTATACAATATATGTTTAAAAATGGTTCGTTGAGTCCTGTATTTCCAATTAGAGGTATCGATAATATATATAACGATGCGTCATATAATATGTCTGATCTTAGCGGAGATATTGATTATGATGAACGTAATAATTACGAAAATGTAAGAGGTATATATCGATTTCCGTTAAGAAGTTATTTGAATAAGATTCTTGAAAATGGAAGTGTTGGGATAATCCATCCGATATTTAACATTCCCGAAGTCTCTGATTATATAAAGGAAAACACTGTGGGTTTTCGTATTCACAGAGCAAAAGAAAGAAAACGCGATGCGATATCATCAGGTATAATAATAAACACTTTTATTATACCAGAAAACGATTATGTTGATACTTCTTATAAAAAAATGGGAAACGGAGACGGAGGTGGAGAATTAACTACTTATAATAATATACCCGATCAGTCAAAAAGAGGATATAGTGAATTAAATTCTAAGTTTATACCTGCACCAGAATACATACTGGAATCGGCAGGTATATACAAAGCAAATCAATCAAATAACGGTAGACAAATTAATAGAACCGATACGATATATAGTTATTCGGTAGAAGCTGTAAAGTTTTTAATGAATAATAATAATTATGTAAGAGATCTTAATAATGCAGCTTATCCTCAAAACGCTTCTATACCATTGTATATTAATAAAAGATATGCTTTTATCAGCCCTGATTTTATGGGGGAAAAAGGTATATTTTCTCAAAGATTAAGTGGAAGAGATAAAGGTTTGCTAGTATATGAAAATAGTCAATTTGTATATAGTGTGACGCAACCTAATATAGCCGGTTCTAGAAACATGGATAGCTTTGAAGATTTTGAAAGTGGTATATCAAGAGGAGATTTTGAACCATTACCTTCAATGTTTAGTCTGTATAAAGAGGTATCGACTAACACACGCACTCTCACTATTAAGAGTGCAGAGCTTGAGTTTATAGATAAAGATTCGTCGACTGTTACTAAAAATAGATTCACAGGTAGAGCTTTATTTCAAGCTTTCAATAAAGTCATGTTTGCTACTGGAAATAGAGATCGATCAGGTGCTTACAGCTATCATCCTTTATCATATAATGATTATGTAGGTGTAACAATCGATACTAGTAATGAAAATTTATTATCTCCTTTTAATGGTTACAATAACAGTTTTTATTCATCAAGAGTAGGTAATGCTGAGTCTGGATTTTTTATATCTAGTAAAAGCGATACACCCAATGAAGAATATGAAATGTTCGGAGCTAGTGTAAAAACTACAAGAAGAGTAGTAGCGGCCCACGCTAATATATATCCAAGATTTGGTCCAGTTGATGGTAAAGCTCTTATCGATACCCATCTTCCAGAAGCAGAGGATTATATGCCAATAACTCATTGGACATATTGGAATCAACAATCGATTTCTGAAAATCAAGGATCGGCTAGTAGTCAAGTACTTACCAATGGTAAAATAGAAGGTTACAATGGAGATAATTTTGTATCGATTACTTTTAGAAGATTATATAAAAATCAACTCGATCCTCTTGTGAACGATGGCAACTTATCTCGATATGTTAGATTGGGACCTACGATATCATTTGCTTCAGATAGTAATGTAAACATAAATATTAGAAACCAACAGATATTTGATGTAGCAGAAGGTATAAGAGAATGGGCTCCATATTATACTAAACCCAACCCTCCATATGAACAGATAGAATGGACTGGTAATAAAAATACTTGGAGACAATATCAATTTTTAGAATCAGATAATTACAATACTGGTTATAATAGAGTAAAAGGCGATACCATATATAAATCATTAGGAAATCGCATACCTTTTATACAAACTGATTTTTCAACACGTATACAATATTCTGAGTTATTTGTTTCAAAATCATTTGATAATGGATATAGAAGATTCTCTGGGTTAAATTATAGAGATTATCCAAATCACGTAGGAGATATAGTAGCTATAAGACCTTATAACGGTCAAGGTTTAATCGTAGTGTTTTCTCACGGGGTAGCTATGATTCCTGTAAATCAACGCATTGCTCAAACTGGAGACAGCGCAGGCGCTGTGTTTTTTCAATCAGCTGGAGTTCTTCCACCAGAAGGAGCAATTAATTATTTATCAGAACGATATGGATCTCGTTGGCAAGCTTCAGTAGTAGCTAGCGATAATACTGTATATGGGGTAGATATTGATAGAAGTAAAATATGGAGAGTAGGAGGAAATCAATTGGAACTAATATCTGATCTTAGGGTTCAAAAGTATCTTAGATCAATAAGCGAAAAGTTTATAGATGTTCCCGATGTATATCAAACCACACAAATAAGAGCTACTTACGATACATTTAAACAAAATATATGGTTTTCGTTTTTAGCTGATGGTGTATCGCAATCATTATTGTATAATGAAATGCCGATAGGTAGGTGGTTAAGTTTTAAACCTATATATCCCGATATAATGTTTAATATAAGAGATGAGATATATGGTATCAAAGACTCTCTGATATATCAACATTATGTGTCAGAAGATCATTCCAATTATTATGGTAATCAATACGATACAGTAATTGAATTTGTTGCATCTCTTGATGCTCAAACACAAGTAATAATAGACAATCTTATTATAATTGGCAATCATATATATCCTCATACCATAGAATATACTACTGACAGTGGTACTTATATACAAACAATACGTCCCAGAAACGTAGTAGATAATGGATCAAAACCTTTTTTACAAAATCCTGCCAATTCTTTATTTACTTATGATGCTGTATATAAAGAAGATCGCATGTATATAACAGTAATAAAAGATGAGAGCGATACAAGAAAATTATCTAACTTTATAAACAGAAGAATTAGAGACAAATATTGTAAAATACGGATCACTTATAAAACTAACCAATATTTGTATATTAAAAATATATTAACATTAATGAGAAGAAGCGATGCTTAAAAAACGTACAAAGAGACATATAAAAGGAAAATCAGGTATCGGATCTGTACCTTTTCTAGAAAATTTTATGAGCGGTGGATTAGGCGGGTTAGAAAAATATAAAGGAGATATTGGTAAAAATTTATTGAAACAAGATGCTATGAGCATGGGATCGGATTTAGCAAATATCTTGACTGTTAAAGCTCAAAATAAAATCGATCCCGATTTTAATAAAAATAATCCAACCGCTCATTTCGTTCAAGGTACTAGAAAACAAATATTAAGTACAGCAGGTAACGCAGCTTTTGGACCTCTTGGAGGAATGGTAGGAGAAACGGTAGGTAATCTTATTAGCATAGGAGAAACAGCTCTTGCAAAAGATGATTGCGTCCTTGATCCTATTACAGGAGAGCCTATGATAGATCCTACAACAGGTCAATGTTTAAAAAAGAAAAATAAAGCCGATGCTTTATCTTTTGCTGGTAATGTACAAGATTTTGTTAATTCTTTAAAAAATATAGGCAAGGGTCATAGCGCTAAAGATGTAGCGTCTAGTATATTTGCAAGTACACCTATTGGAAAAATATATGGAATACAAGATGATATAAATAACAGAAAGATCAATCTTGCAAACATTTCATCTTTGAATAGATTTGATTATAGTAATCAACTTAATCAAAAGAAAGCTGAAGCTATGGCAGAGGCTAATCGATTGCAAAGAGTAGCTCTTAATCCTGCTTTTGGAACTTATGCTAAAAAGGGAGCTATGATACCAAAATCAAAATGTGGTTGCACTAAGGATAAAGACGGGCTTGACACCGATGTATTTTACGCAATGAATAAAAAACTATTTAATTTAGTTTTAAAGAGAATAAATTTACCTGAAAACACACCTTATAGTAATAAAGTAAAAATGCTACTTAAATATAGCGTGCCTGATAATATGAATCTTAGAAGTTATGTGATGTCAATAGATAAAAGAGTAGCTGATTTTATTAAACAATGGGAAAAAAGTAAAAAATAATTAAAATGTTACGATTTCAAAAAGGCAATAATATTCCTAGTCCTAAAAAAATAGTAGGATATGATAGAGGTTTTCCTTTTGATTTAAGTACAAATCAAGGCAGATTGATGTGGAAATCATATCAAGAAAAGAATCCTGAAAAAGCAAAAGAATTAAAATATAAGTATGGTATATACGAAGGAGCTACTTTACCAGAGGTGGAAATCAAGAGTAGCTTTATACCCACTGCTCAAACAACAAATGATGGGGGATTTGGTTATGGAAAACCAGTTAGAAGATACACAGGGTATTCTAATAAACAAGAAGCAACCAATGCTCGAGGGCTGAGTAAAACTATAACAGGAGGTATTGATTTTATACCTGGTATTGGAGATATAAAAGGACTTTATGATGTTTGGAATGAATATAAATCAAAAGGAACAGTTAGTCCAATATCTATTGCTGCAATATTGCCTGTGTTAGGTATTGCTGGTGATGCTGCAAAAGTGTTTAAACCAGTAATAAAAGAATACCGTAATAGCACCGAAATGTTTTTAGATATAATAAAACAGGCAGAAGAACAAGGAATAAAAGTCAATAGAGAAAGTAATCTGTACAAACAAATATTGGAAGAAGTACCAGGAGCAAGAAAATATTATAAAGATTTTAATAACAGCGTTGCAACAAATAATATAGAAGAAGATTTAATAAAAGAATTTTCTAACTTTAAAGATGACATTGTAGTAAAAATTAAAAAACAACCTGACGGTGAATTTTCTATAATATTAAAAGATAAAAACGGAAGTAGAGTTGGAGAATATTTTGTTGGGCAAGGAGCCTCCCAAATAAAAATGGCAAATCTAAAACCAGAATATCAAAGAAAAGGAATTACAAATGAAGTTTATAATAGATTAAATAATATTATTAGCAACTATAGTTCTAGTAAAGGACTGCAATCAGATAATCTCAGAAGCGAAGCTGCCGAATCATTTTGGAAAAAAAGAAACGCTATTTATGATGAAAAGTCAAATACTTATTTTCAAAAAATAAATCCAAAATTATCTGATCAACAAATAGCTGATGGTTTATGGTTATCAACTAAAACCGAACAAGCCAGAAAAGGTTTAAAAGAAGCAACTGATAATTTAGAGTATCATGGTACAGGGGTTGAAAGATTAGATGGTGACGAATTTAACATTGATATAACTGCACCAGAACCAGCTATATTCACAACACCTTTTAAAAAAGTTGCGAAAGATTATAGTCGTTTTGCATTTCCAAAAAATAGAAAATTTTCTCCTACTATATTCCCATTACTAACTAAAAATAATAATAGAAGAAATGTTCAAGAGTATTACGAATCTTTGCTACCAAATAATAAAGATGTTATTCCTCCATATAATAGTACAGCAATGAGTAAATCTATTAAAGATTCTATAAAAAAAGGATATGATAATATGAAAGTTGTTGTTAATGATTTGAACTACGCAGAACCTCAAATAGCAACATTTTATCCAAATTATGTAAAATCACTATTTCGTGAACATCTTGCAAAATGGAACTGGGATGATCCTAATATTCATAAAGCAGTTGTCGGAGCAACATTAGGATTGGGATTACATAAACAAGCACAAGAAAATAAAAAAAAGAAACCATTGTCTTTCAAAAAAGGTGGCTGGATTAAAAATGCAATCAAGAAACCTGGTGCTTTAACAGCATCGGCTAAACGTGCTGGTATGAGTATATCAGAATATTGTGCGCAATCTAATCTTTCAACTAAGAGTAAACAACGTTGTAATTTGGCAAAGACTTTAAAAGGATTTAAAAAATAATGGGAGGATTAAAGTTTAAAAAGAGCAAATCGATACCTCGATATAAAGGTTCTGGTACTAAGGATGATTGTTATCGCAAAGCTGTAGAGATATATGGTCCAAAAACCAGCGCTTATCGTTCTGGGTACATGTCTAAATGTAGAAAGAAAAAGTCATGAAGGGATTAAAGTTTAAAAAAGGCGGTATCTTTGATAAAGAAAGAGAGCAAGGACTGCGTGGATGGTTTAGTAGAAATGGCGGAAAAGGTTGGGTAGATTGTATATCACGAGGTCCGTGTGGTGGAGATAGAGCTGGAAAGAAAAGATTATGCCGACCAACTCTATCTGATTGTCCTGATAATAATAAACTTGAAGCAATTAAAAGAAAAAAGTCGATGGGTAAAAACGTTAATTGGAAATGATAGGATTTAAAAAGGGAGGAGATGTTAAATATAGTCATCGTTTTTTAATAGATGGACGAGAAGTAGGTTTTTACGGGAATGTAAATGGGTCAACCGATGTAAAATTTAACAGGGTTGCTATGATTGCTAGCAGATATACCGAAATTGTTAATAAACTAAGAAATATTATTAATAGCAGTAAATCAATCCCAACATCAATAAGATATAATTGTGCAGTAGCAACATTGATTATATTAAAAACTGGTATCAGAATAGGAAATGAAGATAGCGCTGAGGGTTTCTATTCCGAATACAAAGAAAAAGGTAAGAGAGTTCTTGCTAAGACTTATGGTCTTACTACTATGGAGCGAAATCACATAAAAATATCTCCCAATGGTATTGTATCGTTTGATTTTATTGGCAAAAAGCATGTAGATAATCATTTTGTTCTTGATAAAGAGCTTAGTCAATATGTTATATCTATTTATCAATCGGGATATGATCCTGTTTTTAATATAGATGATTATACTCTTACTAAATTTATTAAAGATGAAACGTCTCCATATTTCTCATCTAAAGATTTTAGAACATTTAGAGCTAACGTTTACGGATATAGGTATCTTATGTCTTTGCCGACACCTACCGATAAGAAAACATACAAAGAATCAGTAAAATATGTGTGTACTATGGTTTCAAAAAAACTAAATAACACACCTCAAGTAGTTAAAACTAGTTATATCGATCCCGATCTTTTTGTGTATAATTGGGGCAGTGAAGATCAATGGGATAAAGAAAAGAAAGAGTATGGAGGATTAATATATGGCAGGCATCAGGTATAAAAAAAATAAAAAATCTTGCAATGGTTCCAATTGGATTGCTGCGATTTTAAAAAAGGGAGGAACTTTAAATCAAGGCGATAGACCTATGGAATTTGTAAGAACCAAGACTAATAGAGATCACACCTTAGACGGATACAAGTTAGTGAACGGTAAACTACGTCGCGACAATAAATCTTCTGTACGAGGTTATCTTAGACCAGTAGATGACATTTCTGGAATGAAGCAATATGGAAAAAATCTGTATTCTAAAATGAAAAGCGGCGGTACTGTAAACAAACAAGATAAAGCTATGGTTGATGGTATCGTTAATATCATAAGAAAAATTAGAGATAAAAAGAATAGAAGAGATATTACCGATGATGTAATAGCTCAATTTAAAAGAGAAAACATATCCACTGATATTGAAAACTTTAAAAAAAGAGTTGGATATTTTAAACAAGGTGGAGCATTAAAATGCAATACTCCAAAGCGTACCCCTGATCATAAAACCAAGTCCCATGTTGTATTGGCTTGTGAAGGAGGAAAACAAAAACTGATTAGATTTGGTCAACAAGGTGTAAAAGGTTCACCTAAAAAAGAGGGTGAATCAGAAAGTTATCGTAAAAGAAGAGAAGCGTTTAAAGCACGTCATGCTAAAAATATAGCAAAGGGTAAAATGAGTGCTGCGTTCTGGTCTGATCGCGTTAAATGGTAAAAATTATGCCAATTGTAAATAAAACATATAATCTCAATATATCTGATCCATCTAAATTGTCTGATTATATAATATCAGCTGATTTTGTTCAAGGATCTACAGTTATACCTTTGATTGTAACTACTACTCCAACAACAATAACAGTTAGTAGCGGCTCACTTCCTATTGGGAATGTTGGTGATTATCAAATAAAGATTAGTATAAACAGTATAGATTATTGTCCCTGATGGCTTGTATTGAATGTAATAAAACAATAACTGATAATATCAGTTATTCGGAGAGTAATAGAATCAATTTCTCATCGCCAAGTGAAAGAATAAGAATGCAAGGTGTAGCCGGTGGCGGTGCGCTTTTTGTTCCTAGTGATAATAATAGGAGATACACAGACGAAGATAATTTTGAAGGTTTAGGTTTACCAGCTGTTTGTTACACACAATATAGTAACAATAGCCTTAATATGAATCAATATTATTCAGAAGAATCTGGGTTATATCGATTTAATTTTCCTTATATGAGTCTAACCAGTGGCTCTAGTAGACAATCATCTATGCTTAGAAATGCTTCTCGTCCCGAAAACGCCTCATATTTTTATGGAAGAAATTTAATAGTAAATATTAAACATATAGGATGGGGGCAAGGTGCTTTTTTTCACGGTTATCCTAATTGCGCATTTAATCCAGAAAGTTATCTTGCTAGATTTCCAAACATTATATATACAGATGAAAATTATAGACTTAGAACTGATGCAGTCAGTGATAATTTAACTAATACATTAAGAGTGCCTCCATTAGACGGAGGTTTATTAGTAGCATTTTTTAATTCAAATCTAACTAAATCTTGGTGGTTATATCTTGAGCATGGACACCGTAGATGTAACTGGTATGATTGTACTCCTCGTTTTGTGGGAGTACCAACAAACCCTAATAATTATAACGAAGAAGATGCATTTTGTGGATTTTATGGATACCTTTTTGAATTAACAAGGGAAGAAATGGATGCTTCTTTTGATGCGTTTGTAACGTATAATGTGCAAATAGGTAGTATGACATACGCGGGTCTAAAATTAAATGTATCTATGTTACCTGACAGTCGTTTCACAAAGTTTAGAGCTTGGTATAAGATTAAAAAAAGAACTACTTGTGTATATACCGATTCATTTCTTCCATTTGAGGGACCTTTTAATCTTTCTTGTGGTAGCATAATATTAGAACTATCTGACCTTTTAACTTTCAATTTTAATTCAGCTACAAATCACGTAGAGTTTAATTATGGTAATAGATTTTCTCATACTTATAATACACTACACGATAATCAATATATATCTCCTTTTATAACAGGCGGATATAACACAAGACCTATTCTAATATCATGTAATTTAAGTTTACCAGAAGGTACTAGACCCTTAGTCTTATTTAATAATAGTACAAACATAAGAGGTCAATTTGATATGGTGTCGAGTTATCCTTATATATATGGAGAAAATCCGTTTTTAAGTTTTCCAAGATTAACTATAACATAGTAGATGCCAGTATTAAATAAAACATATACTTTTACTAATTCTTCAGGTTTACCTTTTACTAAAACCGCAGAGGTTTTAGTAGGTAATGTTGTAAGATCAAGTACTCTTACTGAAACTGTTAATACTCTAACAATATCTGCTAATATACCAGATAACGAAGTTACAGGTGAAATAACTATCAGAGTGCGGCTGATCGTAGATAACAACGGAGAATCTTGTCCTAAAGAAATTATTGATATATTACCTGAATTATTCATAGAACAGTGGGTTTCTTTTCATTTTAGAGGACAAAGTAAATCATTAGTATTTGAATCTAACGTTAGATTAAACAATCCATCATTTGTAAATGTTTTCAATTCTTGTGTAGGTATTCAATATCAATTAGCATCAGGATTAGGTATAACTAACTGGACGGGTATTCCTCAATTAACCCAAGCTCAACTTATATCTGCTCTTGGTACAACTTCTTTACCTTATTCTCTTAGAATCACTGTACAAGATTACACACAAGGAACAGATTGTGGTATCTGTTTAAACTACGCATCAACTTTTCTTCCTGCTAATTTTCAATATAACTTTCAAGGTATTTCACAAGATGTTGTTTTATATTTTGATGGTTCTGCAAAATATCAATTTGTATCAGCCACAAGCAATAATGGTAGTACGTTTGTTTATAATTTGATAATAAATAACGATGTAAATGATTTTACAGTTGGGGATTTGACAACTTTAGCAGCTTTGAACTCAGCGATTAATGCTGTACCTGCAAATCAACCATATGCTGTTCAAGTTTGGGTTAATTATTCAGGAAGTAATACTAGTGCAATAGGAACGTTTGTTGTAAATAAAATATGAGTAGATTAGTTAAAGTTTTAGGCGATAGAGATAACCAATTTCACCGCAGCGCATTGGCGGGCAATGCAATGTTGTTTAACGTAAACAGGTGGATATTGCTTGGCGACGGCGCAGATACTTTGCCGTTTTTGCAGATACCTTTAACAGTTTCGGTAGCATTTTTTAATCAAAGGACGGAGCCAGTTAGCTTTAATGATGGCGGCAACGTAATATTTAATCAGGGGCTGAGCGATTGGGTATCAGGGGAAGGAAGAGTAAATTTATACATTCTTTATGCTGGGACTGAACTCCTTTCGCAAATTTCATTAGCTTTACATCCATCTACTGTATTAACAGGGCGAAAATCAGTGGGAGTAAATATTAATACATCAAACAGACGTTCTATTTTTTCTGTTGCATATAATTCAAATCCGATTGTAGAAAATCCAAATAATACTTTCAACGGTAGACGATACACACAGCAATACAATTTTAATGTAAGAAGAAATACAACAAGTAATTTTGCCGCTATTGGAGCTTATCCAAATCGCAGGTTAGGGCCTGTGCCAAGAGAAGCACAAAACGCGTTTTTAGGATATATCCGCAGTTTTGAAATTTTGTTAGAAAAAGAATGTTCATCAGAAGAGTTACGTGCTATTCATAATTATGGAACAATTTACGCTGCTCACCAAGCTGGTAAAGTAGCTATATCAGACTTAAAGAATCTTATCAGTATAGACTTCAACCGTGTGAACGGGCAAGCACCCATTTGTCGCCCAAGCACAAGACAATTAACTGTTACACCGTATAACAACACAACGCCAGACACAGCAGGCACTACATACGCAGATTTTTATTCTTTGTAATATTATAAGTTAAACGATATGAGTGAAGAGATTGAACAAATAGAAAGAGCACCAACTATTTATGTATTTGGATTGGATAAGATTTCAACTTTTATAGAAGTTTTAAATTCTGTACCAAGAGATGAAATTGGACATCTGTCTTTTTGGAACGCCACTAAAATAAACGAGTTAGTGTTTGAATTAAACGATAATCGTTTATATAATTACCAACAAGTTTGGTGTTTGTCTGTAGATTTTAAACCAGAACATCAGCATTTAAAGTCATTGGCTGAACAAGAATCTTTATTTTATGCAAAAGATGATCCAGAAAACAGAACGGTAATAAATCAATTTTTTGGTTCGCAAGAAAAAGATATTGATTATTATAATTACTTAGCGTCAATTGGAAAATAAATGTGAGTGAAGTATGTAAAATATTAGATGACAAGTTTAATTTTTAAAATAAAATACGATGAAATATTTTTTCTTTACTGATTACACTTATTATTTCTAATATTATTACTTTAATGTACATTTGTTATGTTATAATAAATAATTATTTAATTCAACTAAATAAACGTTTAAACAATTTATTTTAAAATTATGAAAAAACAACTTATACCTAGAAGAAAAAGATCTATTCTTTCAGAATTTACCCCGTTGGGACTTTCTTTTTATCAAGACGGAGGCATGTTTCCGATGTCTCCTAGCCAAAGACAACAAGAAGATTTGAGGTATCGTGGCGAGACTGGAAAACCTTCCATTTGGACTAATAAACAAGGAGTTGGAGTACCTGAAGTTGAACAAAATTATGTACATATCCAAAATGGATCTAGAGGCATTAGAAGTATAATAGCAGGAAAAAAAATGACTTATAATAATCTTTATGGTAACAATACCCGTCATTCACAAGACATGGAAATAGGTCCAAATCATCCAAACTTTATGGCTATAGTAGATTACTTAGAGTCAATTGGAGCAAATCCTCAAGGAATGAGTCAACTAACAGACGCTCAGTACGCTAAATTAAAAAGTATTGCTTCTGGTGGTAAATTCAAACAAGATAGATAATAATAGTTTTTTACAATCAATAAATTAAAAGAGTTTCTGTATAATAGAAACTCTTTTAATTTTTATTTTAAATAAAACAAAAAAATAATTTTATTTTGTTTTACGACGATTAATATATAAGAATAGCGCGCGATTATTATAATTATACAATATTTATTTAAAAAGAATTTTTTTTAAAAATAAAACTAAATACATTAGCTAACAATAAAAATTTGTACGTACAAATATTAAGTAGAAAATGAGAAAGAAAAGATTGATTCCGAGACCCGCTATAGATATACTAAAATCTCCAACTGCTTTGGGATATAGTTTTCAAGTTGGCGGTGTACTTCCATCATTTAGAAATGGAGGTATGAACCCGATGATGTATCAACAAGGAGGAAGTACTGTTCCAAAAAATCAAAACACTGGTTCTCAAACAACAAACGATGTTAACTTTAATCTTAATACCGTTGATATAGTTGGTAAAAAAAGCAACTATGTTCGTCGTGGACGCGCTCAAACTCAAGCGCAAGTAAATAAAAACAATCAAGCTTTAGCTACAATTAGATCAAGGTTTCCAGAAGTAAATAGTCAACAGCAGATAATAGATCTTCTCGATGCTGGTAGAATTAAACCGTATGAAGCTCAGCTATTGATACAAGCAATTGCTATTGAAAGAGCAAGAGAGCTTGGTCAACAAGGTAAAATAACTCCAAAATATAAAGATGATGTCACTGGCATTACGTTTGATTTAAAAGAAAACGGTGCAATAACAGCGTATCGCGATGAACTTAATAACTATCTTGCAAAAAAAGCAAAAGAAAAAAATCGCAGTTTCAGAGGTTTTGACAATTTAACTTCAGATATGGAATATGATCTTGGAGTAGTTAACCAACAACCAAAAATTGTTCCGCCTCCGCCCCCACCTCCACCTACTGAACAATATAAACCTAACTATTTCGTAATTAAAAATTCTGGTAGTCGCAGAATTCCACTAACTTGGAAAGGTAGATCTTACATGGGTGTTGAGAATTATCCTGGTGTAAAAGAAGCATATTACAAAGATGAAGAAACTGGTAAACTAATTAGGCTTCCAGAATTTGATGAAACTTTGAATAGCGAACGATTAGCGCCTTATTCTGCTGAAATGGAAGGAAAAACAAAAGAAGGTATAGGTCCAGGAAATAATTTTAGAAAAGTAAACAAAGGGCAAATACAACCAGGAAAAAACTACGGTAAATAAAAAATAAGCCTCTATCAAGTAGAGGCTTATTTTTTTATTTATAATTTATAAGATGAGAAGTTAATTATAAAACATAAAATGTGTCCAACTGTAATAAGGTTCTGATTTATGTTCAACTAGTGTTTTATTGCTGTTGTAGATTTTTATTTTTTTGTATTGTTTTGTCATTTCCACTAACTTATTTTTATATTGTTCATATACTTCTTTTTGGCTGTTTAAATGAAACTTTAAACTATAAAAATAAGAATTGTTTTCATCTACTGAAAAGAAGTCGTCTTCTGAATAGCTATATTCTACTTTTGCATACTTAGATAAAGTGTTTTTTAAGTCTTCTACAGGTAAAGAAGTTTGCGCAACACCTTTCAAAGCAAAGATTAAGAATCCAAAAACTATAAGTATTTTTTTCATATTACTTCAAATAAACATAAAACACAGAATCATAAACTATCTTTACGCTATCGGCATCTTTTAAATAGCGATCATCAATGTCAAATTCTTCTGCTACTATTGGCTCAATACCTTTTGTATCCATGTTTTCAGCATAGTATAGTTCATTCTGATCATTTAAAAGACGATAAACATTAATAGCGTTATAATATAATTCTATAACTGAAGAAGAAATAAATAATATAGTTGTTAAAATTAAAGTTTTCATATATTTGTGTCGATTAATTATTACATACAAATTTATAAAAAATCATTATAGTTCGCAATGGGGGGATTGGTATTTAAAAATATTACTAGTACACTGAAACGAAAATATGAGATTGGCGGTATAATTACTGCAGGTGTATTGCATAGAGAAAGGAATAACATTGGTGACAAAGGTATCCCTTTAGTACCAATAGAAACAACTCGATACGATAATCAACTTAAAATTGCTGAAATAGAAGTAGGTGAAATTATTATCAGGGATAACTACGCAAAAGAAATAAATCGCTTAGTTGATGAGTATAATGATTGTAAATGTCCTATGGTACTATTGCAACTTGGAAAATTGACTAAGTTTGTTATAGATAATTTGTCAGATAATCAATGTGATATTAACGGAGTTTGTTTGTTAAAACGATGAGAGACTTTAAAATTACAGTATTTAATACCATCGAAGAAAAGAAAAAGGGTTTGTTAGGTCATAGTAAAATATCACCCAATGAAATATTTGTTTTTCCCAACACAAAACATATTCATACATCGGGAATGAAATTCCCTATAAAAGTTATATTTACTGACAAAGATTTTCAAGTTATAACTAGTTACTATATGAAACCTAATCAAAAAGTAGAAGAATATGATGCGTATTATGCTATAGAAACTTATCCGTTTTTTAATAACAATACTATAAATGAAATCAAAAAAAAACTTATTAAAGCCACCGGGGGCTAATATGGTACTTCTTGATCATAACGGAAATCCTCAAATGTATCTAAGAGGAGGGGAATTAGTTATATCAAGAGTAGAAACTAAAAAGCTTATTGAAATGGCAAAATCAGCTTCATCTGAAGATGATTTTATAAATTTAGGAAAATATATGCACCAAGTTAGAATGAAACAGCGTGCAAGAAAAAAAGAATACGTTAAAAATTAGTAAAATAAAATCAATTATAAACATGTTTGTAAAAAATAACGATCAAGCGCCATATGTACCTCTTCATGTACTTGGTTTATATCAAAGTGGTGGAGCTTTAATGCCTCTTGAAGAAGGTACTCCCGATACTGAAAAAAATCCTATGGAAGACATTGTAATGATGGCAATGCAAGCTGTAGAAGAAAAGAATAGCGACTTGGCAATGGAAGCTTGTGAAATGCTTGTAGAATTTGTACAAGGTCAAGCTGGACAAACTTCAAGTAAACGAGAACCCGCTGCTCAAGAAGAACAGCCCGCCATGGGTATGGGAGGAAAAGTAGATTATGACTACATGGACTATCAAGATTAATTTCTTAAATAATCATGACAGAATTTAACGCTCAACGGGTAATAGATATATTACTTGAACTTCAATTAAAAAGTGGTAATGTATCTTCGATACTCGAAAATCTTATAAAATCAGGTAACACTCCATCTACAATAAGTGATACGGGCGTACCCATATTTACCGTACGTTCAACTATACCTACTGTTACAACGTCTGGTGATAATAATTATCAGCCTCTTAAGACTGATAATACAGGTAGACTTCATGTATCTACTGATCCTTTAGAATTACTTAGAGTTATTAGATTAGCCGATACGCCAAATGTAGGAGATGTTACTTATTATAGAGGCTGGGCTTTACCTGGAACTGCCCCAGGATCTACAGGTTGGAGAGTTGCTAGAACAGTCGAAACAGCGTCAGGTAATGTTACTACAACATATGCAGGAGGGACTCTCCTACCAAACTTTGTATTTAATAATTATCTTTCACTTGTTTATTCATAACCAAATAAACATTTTGGATTTAAAAGTTACAAGGTAAACATCCTTGTAACTTTTTTTTATATTCGATATCAAATAATAAGATTATGAGTCAGTATATATTTAACCCTTTCGTAGAAAACTTAGACCGTGTATCAGGTTTAATCACAGGTATACAATTTGTAGGTGTAATTAGAAACGCAAATTTAAACCCTGGGTTTCCAACACCTACACCTTTACCTAACCAAGCGTGGTTAGTAGCTGATAATGACGGTACTGTTGGTGGTGAACCTGTTGTCATAGGTGATATTGTTTTATATACAGTTAATGGTTGGGAAATTATCCCCAATGGTACTGTAACAATACCTTTGGCCACTGAAATTATATATGGTAGTATAAGAGTGGCAACCATTGCAGAAACAGAACAGGGTTCTGTGGACGATGCAGCTGTAACACCATTAAAATTATTTAACTTTTTACAATCAACTGACTTTGGTGATACCCTTGTACCTCAACTGTTCAATCGGTTATTGAGTGATGGTAGTATAACTATTACTGATAATACCACATCGCTTACTTTTTCATTACCAGTTATTGGTACAGCAACCACTGTGGGAGATGTTGATCAAACATTAACGATAACCACTGATGATAGAGGTAGAGTTACAAATGTAACATCGCAACCAATACAGATATCAGCAAGTCAAGTTGGTGATCTAGTATCATACATAACCAATAATTTTCCAACTATTATCACATCGAGTACATTGGATGTAACCGGTGGAACGATAGATTTGCCTACATTGACAACAGCTGGCACTTATGGTAATAGTTCTAACTTTCCAATCATAACAATAGATCAATATGGTAGAGTAACGTCTATAACCACTACATCTATAACAGGTAATCCTAACTTCATTGAAGATGTACAAGATATTATTGGAACATCTTTAAATTCAACAACTTTAAATATAAGTTATGATGACCCCAGCGGATTAACAACAATTGAAATACCCAATACGCCTGTAACAAGTGGTACTTATGGAAGTCAATCAACCATACCAACTTTTACAGTGAACTCACAAGGTAGATTAACAGCTGCGAGTAATGTTAATATTAATATTGTTACAGCACAGATAGCTGATTTTGTAACTGGTGTCAGGAACGTTTTATCTACAAGTGTTGGAAATACATCTAACATAGCTTTAACTTGGAATCCTGTAACTAATCAAATATTAGCAGATCTTACAAATGTTGGAACCTTAGGTACATATGGCGATGGATCGACCATACCTGTTATCACTACCGACGTAAAAGGAAGAGTAGTTAATGTAGGATTGGTTAATATTAATTGGGCAGCAGCAACAATAAACGCTTCTCAAGTAACCGACTTTACAGAAGCTGCGCAAGATGCAGTGGGCAACGCATTAATCGATTCATCAGAAATTGAATTTAGATACAACGATACATTAAATCAAATCGATGCGGTATTACAACCCACAGGGGTTACAGCAGGTACTTATACAAAAGTATCGGTAGACAGTAAAGGTAGAATTGTAACAGGTACATTTTTATCTTCAAGTGACATACCTGTTCACAATCATGATGGTAGTCATATAACCACAGGTATAATCAATGTAGCAAGATTAGGTGTTAATCCTCAACCCAATACATTTTTAAGAGGAGATGGACAATTTGCTGTTGTAACACCTACATTTGGTAATCAAACACCTAACACTGTATTTGCTGGCCCTATAAGTCCACCTTCAAATCAACCTTTATTTAGAGCACTTGTAAATAATGATTTACCTATATCTACCGTAACACCTGGAACTTATGGTAGCTCTACACTTATTCCTGTTATCACTGTAAATGATAGAGGTATAGTAACAGGCGTTACGACTACTACACTAACAGCCCCTAATGCTGTATGGGGTCAGATAAACGGTAACATAATTAATCAACTTGACTTGATTAATTTGTTATCTAATTATCAGTTGACATCCCAAAAAGGACAACCCAATGGTTATGCAAGTCTTGATTCATCAGGAAGATTACCAAATTCTCAATTAACAATACACACCCACGGTATATCTGATATAGTAGGTTTACAACCTGCTTTGAATAATAAAGCCGATATTAACCATACTCACGTATCCAACGATATAACAGACTTTGAAGAAGCCGTTCAAGATGTTGTAGGCGCTTCATTAACAGCAGGTACAGGTATCAGTGTAACTTATAACGATATATCGGGCGAGATATTAATTGAAAATACCCAAATTCCTGTTGACGCAGAGTTTATACAAGACATTGTTGGACAATTATTTGCCGCTGGTAGTCATAGTGGAGTTACAGTCAGTTACGATGACACTAACAACTCAATGAGCATCAACACCACTGTTGATCTTAACCAAGTTATACTTCAAAATGGAAATAGTTTCGGAACCAATGTAGTTATTGGTTCTAATGATTCACAATCTGTAATCATTAAAACTAACAATATTCCGCGTTTTACAGTGGGTTCTGGTGGTAACGTTAATGTTGGAAATCTTTCAGGAGTTGGCAATAGAGTTGTTGTAGCTAATGATAGCGGTGATTTGTCTGCTACGATAGATGTTACAAGTATAACTAACATAACAAATTCTATTCTGCAAAACGGTAACAGTTTTGGTACAACTATAACAATCGGAAGCAATGATAACCATCCTGTAATTATAGAAACCAATAACACTCCACGAATTACAATAAATTCAGGCGGAGGTGTTAATATAGCCAATCTTGCAGGATCAGGTAATCGTATTGTTGTTGCTGATTCTAGCGGTAACCTATCAGCTACATTGACTACTTTTAATATAACTAATGCAATCTTACAAAACGGTAACAATTTTGGCCCAACCACAAGCATAATTATTGGCTCTATTGAGAACACGGCCTTAATGTTTAAAACTAACAACATTATAAGACAAGCCATTAGCAACGATGGCCGATTTAGTTTTGGTACAACATTGACATTATCAGGTGTTCGCGTTTTTATTCGGGGTTTCGGTGCAACACAAGGTACAATCACACAAAGATTGGAAAATTCAGCTGGTACATTATTAATGCAATTATACGATAATGGATGGTTGGAGTTTGGAACTAATGGTTTTTTATCAATACCGCGAATAATAGTTGGTAATATTACAAGTATTAATCCGCGTGCACAACTAGAAGTAAATTCAACTAATCGCGGTTTCCAATTACCACGTCTTACAACTGCCGAAAGAAATGCTGTGGCTTGGAACGCTACAACTGATATTGGAATGATGATTTACAACACTACAGATAACAAATTTCAAGGTTATACCAATTCAGGATGGGTTAATTTACATTAATTTTTAAAAAAAATAAAACTATGAACTTAGTAAGAATAAATAACATAGCTACTACTATACAAGGCTTTCAAGTAAATCTTGTATTAAATGAGTTGTATATAGGTACACAACAACCTATTATTACAACACCTTGGTTACTTGAGATAGTAGATCAAGATAATAATGTAATAAAAACAGAACTGGTTACTGGTAACGATACTGGTGAAGATTTTAACAATTGGTATAATAGTGAGGCTGGACAAGCAATTAGAACTTTATTGGCTCAACAAGCATCGCTGTTATTAAATAACCCTGAGTCTAATTTATCAAAAACTCTTGGTTTTTTTGCAACTTTAAACAATTAATATTATGGCGTATAAATTTAATCCTTTCACTGGAAATCTTGATTTTGCAAGTGAAGCAAATGAAGAAGTATTCACCTACCCCGATATTAACCAGTTTCCAATACCTGGAGAGTCGGGGAAGATATATATAGACGCATCAAGTAATCAAAATTACTATTGGACAGGAGGTAATTATCAACTACTGAAATCTAATAACGCCACTGATGTTTTTGAAAGTTATTCGCCACTTCCTGAAGTAGTAAACGATGATTTAATCAGGGACGGATTAGGAAATGTATACTATCCAATAGATGACAACCAATACAGCTCAGGATTTGATGAAAACAATCTGTGTTCACCTGTTAATGTTGTTGGCGGTGACTTAACAAGTATGTTAACTGATCAAACGGTCAATGGTTGGCAAGTTACCGGTAATACAGTGACTATTACAAACAATCACGCTTCTTTTAATTTGAATCAAAGTGTAGCTAATTTAAATCTACTTGACAAATATATAGCAAGTGATCGATGGCGTGTTAAAGTAAGAGCAAGAGTTAATTTTACACCAGGCGGTAATACATTTGGAATAGGTGTAGGATTAAAAAGCATGAGTCAAGTAGAAAAATACTCATTATTAGGTAGAGTAGGTACAGCTGCTGATCCTTTTTTGGGAAGATCTATAATATCCCATAATCAAAATGGTAACTTTAACGTAAACATTGCAGACAGCGGAGCCAATACTATACCAATATCAAACAACGATGTGATTTCTGTAGAAGTATCGTTAAGAGATCAAGTGTTTACTGTAACATCGCTTAATGAGACTACTGATAATCAATGTTCCGTACAATACTCATTTCCATTGACCACTGGTCATCCTTATTTTTTACCTAATATGGGATCACCAGCTTTATGGATTTTTGGTGGTAGTTTTGAAATCTATGAGTTTTCTTATCAAGTGAATGAAGTTGAAAAACCTGATTTGATTATAATTGGTGATAGTAAAGTAAAGGGTTATAATAGCGGTAGTTTTTCTAATAGATGGACGAGTATTATTAAAACCTATAATCCAAGAACTGTAGTCCTATCAGGTATTGCTAACACAGCATCTGATTTGCAGATGGTTGTAAACAATTCAAGATATTTTAATATTAATATTCCTGAATCTCGACCTCTTACTGCTATCATAGCACTTGGTTCAAATGACGTAAGATTTAATAATCCTAATATTCAAATTAATTACGATACTCTATACGCAACTATAACAGCGTCGGGAGTACGAGTATATCCTTCTTTGTTATTAAACGAGGGTGTTATAGATGTAAACCCTTTTAATAATTATTTAACGTTGGCTTATAACCAATATGTATTGTTACCTCAAGTTGATGTAGTAAATACCGATAACATACACCCTGATGCAACAAGTCACCATAAAATAGCCAATATTTACATTCATCACGCACCCAACATATTAAAAAGAAGATATTATGATAACGAAGTCATCATTAAATCAACCCTACAAGGTGTAAAAAGTTATAAGAAAATAAATGTTACCGATAAAGTACAAGAAATAACCAATGGTAATCAACTTCCAAGAGTTGGTAATAATTATAAACTTAAACCAAGAGTCACTTATATATTAAAAGGATTGATATATTTAGGCGATAGTCAAATAATTGCTGATGAGAGTAATACTATATTAGGATATGATAAGTCCGATGATGGTATTATTTACACCGGAACAGGCTCTGCAATAGTATCAATAAACCAAACTCTTACGATATCTAATATATTTACATCTCACAGTAACGGATCTTTAATACAGTTCATTGGTAGAGAGGGTTTAGATAGTTTGCAAATACGTGAGTGTATTATTGGATCGGGTAGCATAGGTACTGTTCAAGGAGGAAACATTATAGCTTTCAATAATAATATATGCTCGGTTAATATGTCAGGAGGTTTGACCATAAGTGGACAAGTAAGAAACTTAGGTATATCGACTAACTATTTTGCTAATGAAACCGCAGCAAGAATATTATACATTCCTTCTGGCACATTTAGAACTGTTAAAATATCAGATAATGATTTTAGAGTTAATAATATAGGTATTGAAATTAACCCTAACGTTGTCTTTACCACTCAAGGCGGTGGACATATTACTGATAATATCTTTTCAGGTCTTGCATCACCAACAAATCGAATTGTTGGAATTGAAGATGACACTACATTTTGGATTTTAGAGAATAACACAGGGTTAGTAAGTACTTCTGATGGATATTCACCTAACACAATTAAAGTATTATCTGATGATTTCATGGTAGGTGGTATTGAGACAGGTGAAATTGGACAATACAATTGGCAATTTACTAACGGTTCCATGTCAAACACTAACGCAGCTGAAACAGGAAGACCCGGGGTTGTCAGAAGAGCAAGCGGTACAACAGCTAATCAAATATGTTCATTTTATATGGGTCGTGCTACTAACGCTCCTAATTTTTCATACAACGATTATGTATCTAATATATGGATAGTGAGATTAGTAGATGATGTTGCTACAACTGTAATTCAAATAGGAGCTTCTTCAAACTGGGGCGCGCTTAACCCCGCTCATAGTTTTTATTTTGAAAAAACAGAATCAGATACTACTTGGCAAGCTGTTTCTAGAAATAATGGTATTCAAACAAAAGTAGATACACTTATTCCAGTGGTACAGAATCAATATTATAAACTTGAAATTAAAAAACATGGTGATACTATTAAATATAAAATAGATGATCAGTTGGTTGCTACAATAACAACTAATATTCCAGATGGTACTGACTTATTACACTTTGGTAATTTAATTACAACAACAACAGGTGCTGTACGCAATTTAGATATAGATTATTTTAGTGCTATTATAAAAACAACAAATCGATGATACGGACAATTTACGAAGTGCATAATGAAGATAATACTTTCATTGCGCAATTTTTACAAGAAGCTGATGCAACCAGTTATGCGCAACAGAATAATATGAGTGTTAGGCAAGTAGAGCAAGAGTATGAAGAATACGTACCCCCAAGACCAGAATTAACAAGTGATAATTGGTTAAATCTTGAAAGAGAATTGTATAAAAACTTTGGTATAGTATCTAAGGTTTTAAATTCAACAGGCAACGCGGCTATGTTTTTGTTGCGGGTGTTATCTGATGGCAAAACAACAGGCGCATCAGAACAAGCCTTACAACTTGCTTTAAGTATGTTGTTACCTGTTATGAATGAGCCGTTTAGCCAAGAAGAGGTTAATTATATTAATCAAGCCTTAGAAGATAATAACTTTGAAACTCGAATTTAATGTACAGTAGAGTTAAAGATATCGAAATATTTGAGCGTTCGTTAAACGATAATCCCAATCCTATTCTTTTAGTAGATAAGGAAACATACGACGTTCTTTATTGGAATATTGCATACAGAATATTCTTATTAAATTACTTTAAAATATCACCTGATAATTTAGAAAATATAAAAGATTATCCTCGAGATTTGTATAATACTTTTCTTGACATTGTAGAAAAAACTCGTGAAACACAAGTATATAGCTACGAATCTGAAATAGGTGACGTGATTATAAAAACACAGATAGTTAACAGCGCTGCATATTTCATATTATTTGTTGATGTAACGCAAGTAAGAAGACTTTTAAAAAACTACAAAGAAAAAAATGAAGAGTTGAAAGAATTAGAAAAAAGTAGAAAATATCTTCTTATGAAAAACATAAGACTTTGGTCGATATTATCTTCTAGAATAATACAAATATTATTTGGTTTTATTGTATTTTTAGGACTGATATCAAATTTAATTAAAGACTATTATATTGGAGAGTACGAAAAGGATAGAAAACGCATGTCCGAGTTTATAGTTGAACAAAACGAAGTTAAAATTCAAATGCTAGAGGCTATAAAACAAGCAAACGAATTGAATAATCGTACTTTACAAATATTAGAAGTAAGAGAAAAAGAAGTGTTAAAAACATTAAGAGAAATTAGAAAAAACTCGGAAGCCGATAAAAGACAAATTATTAAAGACATTAAAAGATACGGATTTAACATTGGTATAGAATGAAAGGATTATCATTAAATGGGGGCGGTATAAGAGGATTACTTACCACCGTAGCTCTAAAAGCTTTTGAAAACGAGACTTGGGATGTAGTTGCTGGTACTTCTACAGGAAGTATAATTGCTGGGTTATTAGCCATTGGTAAGAAACCTTCTGAGATTACCCAACTGTATAATCAATTGGCTACCTCAGCTTTTAAAAAATCAAGGTTTCTACCAGGAACATTGAGTGCTAAATATTCTACTCAAAACTTATATGAAGAATTAAGAAAAGTAATAGGTGATGTAAAATTAGGAGATTTAAAAATCAAATTGATTCTCACTGCTTACGATACAGTGAAAGGAGAACCAGTTCTTTTTAAATCATATAAACCACAGTTTAAAGATGTACTTTTAATAGATGCTATTGCAGCATCTTGTGCTGCACCAACATTCTTTGGATGTCATGAATGGAACCGAGGGTGTCTTGTTGATGGTGGTGTGTATGCTAATAATCCATCGGGGATATTGGTAAGAGAGTTTGAAAGAGAAGGATGGGATGGTACTATCATTAACTTAGGTACAGGTCGTACTAGCGAATCATTTAGACCAAAGAATTGGGGTATTGGACAATGGTTAGTATGGGGTCGTACTCCATTAATAAGTGCGTTTATGGACAGTTCTCACGATATAGTGATAGAACAATGTCAAGGTAAATTTGGATATAAGAATTACGATATAGATATTCCTTATATTGCAATGGATGATTTAAGTAAAATGCAAGAGTTATCTTATTTTGGAGAGCAATTAAAATTAAAAATAGAAAATGATATTATCGCGGTGGATAAAGCGAAAAGACAAAATTGATATAGGTACCAATGGGTTATTAAAAAGAAACATAGCTCTAAAATTATTCAACAACACAAAGCTAATATTGAGTTTAATTCTTATTGCATCATTAGCTTTGATGTTCTCTGGGTCTAATAAGTTTTCTTTTGAATATCAAGATATTAAATTAACCGTACCAGCAATATCACCTGGAGCTGCCAATGCTATTTTGGCTCTTATAACAATGATTTTAAGTAACTTACTTACAGAAAGAAGTATTATAATTTCGTATTATTTTGGATCAACTATAAAAAATGATGAACTTGAAAACCCCGCAGGCAAGACTGATAACAAACAGGATAATACCGACAGCAAATAAGTTGGGATATCGATTATACAACGATAGACCTAACATAATATCCATACGAAACAATATTAAAAGTAATAATACTTTTAATGATAGTTTATTTATGTTTTGGTTGGATAAAGATAATCGGTTAGAACGTTATTTTAGATATATTATTACAACAGAGCCCGGACTACCTTGGTTATTGAAACCTTTTAATCAAAAAGGTGCTGCTATATTGAAACCTGGACAATATATTGACGCCTACACATTAGGTTTTCATGGTAAAGGTAGATTTAGACATGAAGCGCTGATACAAGTACTTCCTGTAGAAGTCTATAGAGATAACAATAAAGATGACCGACATGATTTTGTAGGATCGGACAAAGGTTTATTTGGATTAAATATTCATAGAGCTTCCCCTTGGTTTGATATTACAGAAACAATTGATACTTTTAGTGCAGGTTGTCAAGTGTTTAGAAGTAAGTCAGAATTTGAAGAATTTATAAATCTTTGCAAGTTATCCGGTCAAAAAAGATTTACCTATACGTTAATTAACGAAAACGATCTTATAAAATAATGAAAGATTTGATATTAAATAATATACAAAGTGCACTCGGGACAGAAAGTAAACCTGTGTGGACAGAATATGACGAACAAGCGTTAGATTATATGTTAAAGGATTTTGATTTTCGATCTGCTTATCCTGATATGACATATAATCAATTTAAAGATTATGTATATGAGACGATGCATGAACTTGCAGCAAGAGATATTATTGAATCAACCTTTGGTTATGAGTCCTTTGAGAAAGGAGGTACTCTCTTTTATCAAAAAGGAGTAACTGGAAACGGAGTACCGTCGGGAGTTGATTATGTAGACCTTACAGGTACCGAATACTTTGATCTTGTTAATAAAATAACTGGAAAAGATACATCTCGTAGAGCTGTAAGAGGTAGAGAAGAAATTAGTAATCTTGCTAACACGCAAGGTAAAGTAATAAGAGTATATAAAAACGGACAGATAGAATATCTTGGTAAAGGTTGGAATACATCAGTAGGATCTGGAAAAAACTTTACTAAAGATAAACCTAATATACTAAAACAATTAGGAAACTTTGGTGAAAATAAAGCACAACTTATTCATAATATTGTTTCCGATGCTGTAGCTAACGATAGTTCTTTACTTGATCAATATTTTCCTAAAAAAGAAGAACCGGCTAAACAAGAATCGGTTAAACAAGATCCTATTGAAGAACAACCTGTTTCTAAACCTGATGTAACGAAACCTGATGTAACGAAAGAGGAACCCGTTAAAAAAGAAGAAAAACCGTCTAGAAGACAACCTAAATATAAACCGGAAACTTATGTAACTATTGAAAAAGAATTCAATAGTCTTTCTCCAATTAAAAGATTATATTATCAGAAGGCTTATCTTATGGATAAGATGCAAACAGCTAAAGGAGATGCGTATATAAAATTTCACAAAAAAATGATGGAAGAATTAAACAAATTTACTGATCAACAAATAAAAGAAGCTCTTTTAGAAATCATAGGATATAAAAAACAAAACGTTCCTAAAATTGGAGAAGTTTATGATTTAGATGTTGATGTAGGTAATAATATAGGAACAGTTACTTATAGATATTTTCCTGGAAATAATAGATTAATTCCGTTTAAAAAAGGAACTTCTCAGTTATTAGAAGGTGATGGATTTTATACCGACGATTTATTAGAAAGAACACTGTTTCAAAATGAAAATAGAAGAAATACCAATGTGGCAAAAAACAAAGTACCTTCAAATAAAAATGGAGGACTTGTTTTATATCAAACAGGAGCTGAAATTGCTAAACTAAAAACAAAAACTCAAACCGATACAACTACTAGAAATACACAAATAGATTCATCCGGTGTTAAATCTGATACTGCTAAAGTTGTAACGGATAAACCTGGAAATAGAGACAATAATAAGGTTGATAAATCTTTTTGGGATGATCCTGATAAATTATACTTTGCTTCAGCTGTCGCTGACGCTTTATCTATAATAAGTCCAGAACCTATTAGCGCTGGTGTTGCCGCTATTGGTTCACAAGGACTTGATGAAAGGGCTAGATATCTGTTAAGACAGAAAAAAGGTGAAAGTTATGGAATTAACGATTTTCTATACAGCGCAGCTAACGCAGGAGCAAACATTGCCAGCATCGTACCTATAGTAGGCGACGTTGCTCTTTTACCAAGAGTGTTTAAAAAATTAAAAGATATAGTCACTAATAGAAATGTAATCATTGGAGCAATTACAGCAACAGGATTGTATAATGCTTCCGATGCGACATATATTAGCGATACATTAAACAATGCTGTAAAAAAATATCAAAATGATCCAAGTGAATTTTTTAGAGATCCGGAGGTAGCCAATATATTACTCAATCTGGGACAAGTTATTATGGGTATTAGTAATAAAGCTAAAAACTTTGTAAAACTTGACCCTATAGATAAAAGTAAAAAGGGACTTACTTATACACAAAGGGCAGAAGAACAATTTGGTTTAACTAGATCACCTTCTCAAAATGTTAAACCTAAACCTCAACCTCAACCAAAAGCTAAACTTGAAGATAAAGGTCCAGGTTTTTGGTCTAAATTAAGTGATAATATTTCAAATATAGCTAAAAACACTGTTATTGGCGCGGGTAGGTTATATGATGCTACTACAACAGCTTTTAATCAAGGAAGAAATATAAATAAGATACAAAAGAATAATCCATAAAAACAATCATTAAATAGGTTGAATAAAAAAATTAACTCTTAAATAAATAAAGTACTAAATAAAAAATAATAAGAGTTATCCTATAAATAATTTAATTTTGTAATCATTAATTATTAATAAAGATATGAACGTGTTTAAAAAAAAAAGTCTGAAGAATTAACTAATAGTTTTATAAATAGATTAAAGGGAGGGTTGGTTTCTCAAAATAAGGGAGATCGACCCGTTTCTTTGTCTTCTGGTGATGTTACACCCATTAGAAGAGATCCTATAATAAAAAATAACATAACCGATATAGCTCAAAAAAGCCTTGTTGACTCCATGAAGAATAGATTAGAAAGTATGAAGTCTGGAAGTTTACCGGAAAGCGGTCAAATAATAACCGAGTCTAAAGAAACACCAAACGAGTCTCAAGTCGAAACTCAAGTAATAGTAAGTAAAAACAAAGATGGTAATGATAAGTTTTATAAAACTAACGAAAACTTTAGAAGGGATCTTTATGAACATCTATTAAATCAAGCTAATAAAAGAACACTTGAAGTAAAAAATAAATTATATCGAGATGACATTGTACCTCAACCTATGACATTTGATCCAAATAAAATTAATCAACAGATAGCAAATCAAAATATTACAAATATTAATAGTGCTGATCAACACGCTAATATTATTCAAAGCACAGCTCAACAAGCTAACACAAACGATTTTAGAGAGAAGACTTTAAGTAATATACAAGATCAATTATCTAAAGCTTATTTGTATCAAACAGATGCTATAAATAAAAATAATAGAAATAGACTTAATTTTGAAAATGATTTAATAGACGCAAAAAATATAGCAGCTCAAGCTAATTTTGAGGAACAAAAGATGAACGATGCTGAAAGAGTAAAATTAATGGTCGATGCTGCATATGGTAATGAATATGATAATCAAATCAATGACTTAAATGCTCAGAATCAAGCGGCATTAGAAATACAACAATACACTCAATCGTATGTAAATAATAAAATTAAAGAATACGCTGAAAAATTAAAAGAATCAACAAAAGAAAAAAATGAAATATTAAAAAATTATCAAAATGATATAGCTAAAGCTACTACTGATGAAGAGAGAGAAAAAATAGTTGAAAGATATCGTCCATTAATAGAAAAAGCTAACCAAGATTACGACGATGCAAATAAAGATTACGAAGAGAACAAAAAAAGATGGGAGCAGCAAGCTCAACTTCTCTTTTCACAATATATGCAAGAAAGACAAATGAACCTTAGAGGACGGCGTCCAGGGGAAGGCATGATACCAGTTACATCTTACAAAAAAGAAGGAGCTGGCGTACTCAATTCTATGGGAGTAGAAACTTATAAAAAAGGAGGCTTGACACTTGAAGAACTAAAAGATCTTGAAAGTCACAAATCTAAACTAAGAATGATAGAAAAAAAGAATAAAAAAGAAATGACTGTTCAAGATAAAGTATATTTGAAAGAACGAGAACAAGCTTTAAAACTAGAAAGATCAAGACAAGACAATAGTTTAAAAAGAATCAATAGTTTATTAAACAAATTAGCTAATATACGATGAGATTGCTGAGATTTAAAAAACGTTATCAATCGGGAGGAATGATCGGTGGTGGTAGTAATTTTATTACTATGACCAATAGATCTACTTTTAAACCAAGACAAACAGGAATAGCTCTTCAACCTGCACCTGTTGCTCAATTTCCTAATATAGATAAATCTAAATTATCTCCAAACATTGACGGAATGATAGCCGAATTAAAAGGTAAAGGTCACACAAATGAAGTAAATCAGCTATATCAAATGAAAAAAGCCCTCGATTCTCAATTACAATCTTTAAGTGATCTTGATATATTAGGAAATAGCGAGCGATATCAAGCTATTATGAACGGATATGCTAAACTTACATCCCCAAGTGTTTTAAATGAACTTATTGTTTCAAAAAGCAGAACCGATCAAGCTTATCAAGATGCAGCTAAAAAAGGAATAACTGGACAATATGTAGTTAAAGAAGACTCGATGATGGTAAAAAATAATAAAAATGAAATTAAAACAATACCCATCGATAAACTAGACGAATATCAAGCAGCTGGTTATAGTCCGGTTAGTGTACAAGAACTTAATGATTTAAGGGATTACGTACCAGAATTAGCTGGGAGATATGATCTTGATGCTTATATTAACTGGGGAGTTAATGGTGATCAATTAAGAAATAGAGTAAGAGATGTTTTTGCTAATGTTGGTTACAAATTAACAGGAAAAGATAATAAATCTTTTGATATTAGAGAAATAAATGGAAGTTTATATGAAATTAATTCAGAAGGAGGGTATAGATTAAAAGATAATTACTCAAGATTACAAGAAGCGTTTAATACACTGATGAAATCATTTACTCAAGAGGAAATAGATACTATGAAAAGTAACGCTGTTATGTATCTCATGAGATCGGGTAGACCAGTTACTTCCGATAACATATCGGCTGTTGTAAATCAATACTTAGTATCTAGTATGAATAGACAACATATATACGAATATGAAAATAAAGACGGTGCTTCTATAGGTAATAATCTTGGTTCAGGGGGTAGTAGTAATAAGATGGCAGATTTATCGCTTAATCAAGCCGAGGCGGTTATGGGTGATCCTGTTAGTTTCGACATCACTCTTCCCAGTGGAATGGTTATGAATATAAGAGGTAGTAATTTTGCTAATATAATGTACGGCAAAGATGACATCTTTACCGGTACTGGAGATAACCGATCGGTATTAAGTGTAATCAATACTCGTATAAATGAAGTAGGTGATCTTAATAAATCAAGAGTTATTGGCGCATCGAGCGATGCTAAACCCGTACCTCCTAGAGAACAGCTTGCTTATGATCCAAGAAGTCTTGTTTATACTTATACATTAAGAAGAAAAGGTACTGATAGATATATTATAAACGAAGATTCTGAAATTGGTAAAAGATATGCCGAAGCGATGAAAAAAATTGAGAGTGAGAGAGGTAATAGCACACAAGAACAACAGCTTGCTAAAATAAAAGCACTAAATCAAAAATTACAAAAAGAATTAGGTGAATCGTATGAAGTAGTTCCTATTGTAATATACAAAGCTGTAATACCTAACTCTTCGGAATATCGAGGTACTAGTTGGTTATCAGACTGGACAAGAAGTTGGGCAGGAGGAAACCCCGCTTTTCGTAAACTTACTGGCGAGGAAGCAGACATCTATGAAAGAAAGATAAAAGAAGTATATGGTGACGATACTGGTGTAGAACTTCTTTCAAAAGATGGAGCTGCTGTTGTTACAATGTTTGCTCCAGCTTCAAGCGAGTTTGCAATGAGATCGAGAGGGGCTGAAACTGTATCGAAAGTTGAAACTCCACCACAGTCAGATGATGCTTACTATTTACAACAACAAGCTCTTAATTTTGACAGAAGACCAATTAAATCTAATAACGCTCCTACTATTGACATCTTTAATAACAAATAATTAAAAAATGGAAGAAAAAGATTTTGCCGCTGCGCTTCATCAATCAAATTATGATTTTGGCGTACTTACTGGTACTTATGGTAATTACGAAAATTTTAAATTAAAACCTGCAAAAGAATATCGTAATACCGATACATTTAAAAATGTACCTGAGGAAGATTTTAATAAGTGGTACAAAAGTGTCGAACAAGCGTATAATGAATATGAAAACGGTAGAGTTGCCAATCCTACTAGTATTTCTGCTGGTTATGCGCTCGATGATCCTATTTCTAGAACTATAGGTTTGGTATCGGCTCCAAATTTGAGCGTTAGCTTCTTACCTAATAAAAGAGAATATACCAAAAGCTACGATAATATAGAAAAGGCTCGATATAGTATGCACGAAGTTGCTCAAAAAAACACCTATTACAAAGATCACGATACCGGTAAAATGATCGATAATGGTGATGGTGTTGGAGGAATATTGGACTTTTTTTCTATTGGTGCTAAAAAGGGCGGATTATGGTTAGCTCACGATGAAAATAAAAATCCAGTTACCGATATATACGGAAACTATTATTATGAAACTATAGGTACAAGGGATACTTCTGGAAAAGAACACTTGATGTTATCTTTTGATAATGCTATTACAGATGAAGATTCTGCGCTTAACAATTTTGATTTCATGGATAGCGATCAAATAGAACAAAATGTTGGAAGATCTCTTATAAAAGAAGGATTAAAAGTAGCTTCATTATTTAACCCTGTAACAAAAGGATTATTAGCTGCTGGTTGGTTAGCTACAACAGGCATGAGTCTTTTTGGAGAAGCTTATAAATCAGTAAGCGCTTTAAGTAACGCTTTTGCTAACGGCTCATTTGATCCTGATAAATATAAACCTTCTAAAGAAGCAGAAGATATTGGTAACACAATTACTAATTGGGGTAAAATGTTGACTATATCTAGTCAAACAGAACAAGCTCAACGCGATCCTTTCTCTATGGAAGGTATACTTAGTATGATAGGTAGTGGAGCTACTCAAATTGCAGGACAAAGATTACTTATGGAGGCTCCGTTGTTTATTAAATCGGTAGCCGACCCTAACTTTCAAAAAGCGTTACAAGCTGGCGACAAATCAGCTAAAAGATTTTTAAATGTTGCTAAAAATGCAGCAACTGCATATATGACAGCACAATCTGCTCAAGAAGTAGGAGAACAATTTGAGAGAGCTGGTTTTGATAAAGGTACAAAGGATATCTTTATGGGTATTGCTGCTATTACACTTGGTGCCTTTTATAAAATTTCTCCTTTTGAAACATGGATGTTGGATAAATTTGATGACAAGATAGCTAAGAGTCAAGTGAAAAAGATTCTTAAAGAGACTATGGATGATTTTAAGAAAGTATATAGTCCTCAAGCTATCAATAATATGTCAGAGCCTCAAAAAGCGGCAGTAGCTTCTAGTTTTATGAACACTGTTAAAAAGAAGCTTCAAGGGATAGGTGATTTCTTAGGTAAAGGTTATAGCGGAAATGAAATTATAAAAGGTGTTGTAGGAGAAGGTCTTGAAGAACCAACCGAAGTTATATTTGGTGAAGTTTTTAAGACAGCTGCTCAAGTAATGAATAAGTTTAATTTACTTGACGAAAAAGATGCTAGTAAGTATAAAGCTCTTAATCCGTGGGGAGAAGATTTCTTTAGTGAATTGGCTGTATCGGCTGTAGCGGGAGCTCTTGCTGGCGGTACTACTGGTATAGTTGATCGTATTCAAAATGGTAAAAATAATGATCGACTTCAAACTTTATCCGATATAGTTCAATCAGGATACACCGATACTGCTTTAAAACAAATAGAGAATCTTAGAAAAGCCAATATAGCATCAAATAATCTATCTGCGGTTTATTATGATACTATTGATGGTAAAAGAGTATACCGATCATATAATAGCAATGACCCTACCGATATATCACAAGCTGATTATATAGCCAATACTATGGCAGCCGATATTAAAAAACTGAAAACGGCTTACGAAGGTATAGGTGCAACTAAAGATGAATTTGATGGTATAAGTCAAAGATTTAATAAAGTAGCAGGAGGAGCTAATTTGTTTCAAGCAGCATCTCTTAGCAGTATTGTTAATGACGCTCGATCAGTATCGAGAGAACTAGTAAAAGTTCAACTTGAAAAAGAAAAAGTACTTAACGACATTGCTGGAAGAGACCCAGCTGGAAGCGATGCTAGAAATAAAGAAATTTTAAAACAATTAGAAGCTAAAGAAAAAGAACTTCAAGAAAAGTTTGAATATTATCGTTCTATTGGTAAAGATGCCAATCCTATAATAGAAGATTATCTGGAAGAAGCTTTATTTAATAAAAACTATGTTCTTCAACAAGGATTTAACGTTAAGAATAAAATTGACTTTATAACCAATGAAGACGGTAGTATGAAAAAAGGCGCCGATCTTAAAAAAGCATTGGATGATTGGGAAAAATATCGTACTACTCAAAGACCAAAAGAATTGAGAGAAGCTTTTATACAAGCAAAATCAAAGATTAGCAAATCTCCTGAGGGAGATCCTTATTTCAGAGCTTTATATAATCAAGGTGATAAAGAAAGTGATGAAAAAATTAAAATAAAACAAGCGGCTCTTGATAATAAATTATTTAGGTTAGCTAATGAATACAAAGAATCGGACGAGGGAAGGAAAAAAGAAATATTAAAAGAAATCGATACCATAATATCAACGCCTGGTTACATACCGTCGTCGGACGTTCTGCCTTATATATATCCTGGATATAAAGTGTCTAGCGATACAGGTAAAAACGATATAGGTTTCGATAATTATTATGTAAAAGATAAAGATGGTAAAATTTTAGAGGATAAAGAATTTACTCTTGAAAAATATATTAGCAAATTACCAATCAATAGTCCCGTTATAGATCTTTTTGAAGATGATCCTTTAAATAAATTATACATCGAGTTAGGATCGGATAAAACAAAATCAGAAAAACTTGAAGAGTTAAAAAAACATCTAGATCTCTTAGAAGATGAAGATTTAGATGATGATTATCTGGAATTAAAAAATAAAATTAAAAATTTAAAATCATTAGATGAATTATTAGATCTTATAATAGAAAATAGCGAAGAAAAAGTAAAAGAACATCTATTAGATGTTAAAGAAAATCTACCTCTTTACAACACCATTGCTCAAAAAGTAGGTAACAATCCTGACTCGTCGTTTGTTCCTAGATCAATAGTAGATAATGAAGTTCAATCAACTATTGAAAAGCTTAGATCGCAAGCTGACACAATGCAATCGGATTTTAAAGGAGACGATATAGAAAATGAATTAGAAGAACTGATTGATAAAATAAATCAAAAAAGAGCAATACTTCAAATACCTGCTTATATAAAACCTATTATAAATAAACTTAAATCTCTTGAACCTAGTTATTTTTCTGGAAAAAAACGAGAAACCGAAACGCCCGATATAAGCAAAGATGAAGCCAATGTTATAGATAACATGTATAGGGCTCAATTAAAACAAGCAAGCGATTTACTTAAATTAGCCAGATTAAACGGTAAAGTTCAAACTAAAAGTATAGAAGCTCGTTATATATACGGAGCGCTACAAGTTGTAAAAAATATAGTAGCGAAAGTAGGTATATCGGGATATTCTTATGATGACGAGTTAATTGAAATATTAAACAGCGATGAAAAAACAATAGCTGCAAAATCTAATCTTGAACAGCTTGCTTTTAAATCATATCAGGAATTAATTAAACTAAATAAAAAACTTCACGAAATATATAAGAAGGGTGGTGAAGAAGCGGATAAATTAAAAAATGCTTTAAAAGCATCTAAAAAATCAATGATCGATGTTGGGTCTGAGAGATCAATGGATAATCCTGAAGATTTAGCCGACATGATGTTAGTGTCAATGATGAGAGGCGATATTGACGCATTCTTTGAAAAAATACACGCTATAAAAAAAGAAATAACAAAAGATCCAAATGGAAAAGTACCTACTTTTGAACAAGAGATGGTATTGTTTCAAGCGTTTAGCGCTTATCAATATCACGAAAAATTAAAAATCAAGAGCGTTAAGTCAAGAGGAAGTAAAGTTACTGCCGTTGACAATACCATTCCAGAAATAGAAACACCTGGATTTAATCGAGGTATATTTATTAATTCCAACCCAGGTATAGGAAAAACCGAAGTATTAATAAATTATTTGGCTCGATTATTAGAATCTGTAACTGCCGATTATACCATATCTAGTCCAAAACAAGAAATTGTAGATAATGTATTATATGGAGTTTTTAAATCAACTAGTGAACCAGGTAGTGTTGAAAGTAAAATCAAAAAGAAAATAAAAAACCCTTCATTGGTCAAAATAACTGGTCAAGTAGATAACAAATCTACGCCAAGAATGGTTGAAAAAAGTGCTTTTACAAGCAAAAGCGACGTTATTGTACCCGACTATGATCTCAAAAAAACAGATAAACCTGTAAATAAATATCTGATTTTAGACGAAGCAACTCATCTTACAAAGTCAGATATACAATTATTACACGACTCGGATCAATTTGTATTCATGTTTGGTGATACTAACCAACTTGGGGCTACAATAAATCTAGAAAACGGCACAAGCGCTCCTGTTAAGACTCCAACTTTAAGTTATTTACCTGGAATAGAGAGATCTCCTCGCATTACTATGAGTTTTAGAAATAGAACTGAAAATTACGATAGTAATGCTATGACTTTAGCGAGATTATCTAATACGGTTCACGATGCTAATATAAGCGAAATCGATAACGTTTATGAAGTTAATGCTAAAAACAATCCTTTGTTTTTTAATTATAGCAAAAAAGATACAAAAGGTGTTACTGTTTATAGCAAAGAGTTAGAAGATGAGATAATAGCAAAAGCAAACGCCGAGGGAGCTTCTTATGTAATTATTGATGATGTAATTGGTAAATCAACCGATCCCAATGTTCTTTCTTTTAAAGAGATACAAGGCAGAGAATTTGACTATGTTATCATAAGAAAATTACCTGATGATACAGGTATGGGTATGAATCCTTTTGAAAAGATTCAAACTTTAAATACACTTCTTTCTCGTTATAAGAGAGCTATGTTGTTACCTGTATCAAAAAATAATAACTATTATGGTATAGAGGTAAAATTCAATGATGTTGAAAAGGTAGTGGATCAGCTTGTAATGACTCCTGAAAAAGCCGAATCTATGAAAAACATAAGTCTGGCCGCTACATCTAGAACATCAAGTGGAACAATAAAAGGGTCGGTACCAGTTTCTGGATCACCAATAGGAACAGGTGTACCTACACCTGAAAAATCAGGAACTTCTTCATCTACTACTTCGTCAACATCAAAAGAAGAGCTGTCCCCAGAAGAAGAAGCTTTATCAGTTCCGGCAGGAACTTATGCTGGATTAAAACGAATAGATGATAAATTAGATGAAGATGATTATTCCGATGACGGAGATGATTTTGCTAAACAAAACGTTTTCTTTTATTTTGGAGAAAGCAAACAACCATCTTTTAAAGACGCTATTGATGTATTTAATCAATTAATTAACGGTACAAGTTTATATGATGTCACATTAAATGGTAAAAACATAGGAAATTCTATAAGAATAGTTAAAGAAAACTATGAAGATAAATTATTCTACAAAATAAAATATGGCGATACTACTTTATTTAGATTCCCTGGGATTGATGGAATAAGTTCGCTCACAGATGCTGAAAAAACAGCTTTAAAAAATAAATTAGAAAGTCTTATAAAACCCACACCTCTTACAAAAGAAGAAATAAACGAAATAGGATTGTTATTTACAAATGGTGAAGGTGTTGAGCCTACAGTTATGCCTTTTAAAAGAAATCGTTTATCGTCACCTTTAAATCAAGAAGATTATTTAAAAATTCATGAAGAACAAGGTGTATATATTACACCTACATTCATATTAACTGTTGATCCTATAAATACTGTTCTTGATGAAGATGGTAATACTATAGAAACACTTTTATTAAGTGAATTAAAAAAAGCATTTGGTTATATTCCTATATATACAATCGATGATATACCTGATGAAAACATTAAAAATATCATACGCTCAGAATTTAATAGATATAGAAAATTATTAGGTAGAGCTATTTCATTTGTTACTACAGACATTGAATTTAAAAACTCATCCCCTGAAGACGCAACCTCAACAAAAAATATTTTAAAACAATACATGTTAAGTAATATTTTGTCTAGAATAGACAAATTTAAAAATGAGTACGCTAATAAAAGAATGAGTATCATTTTTAGAAAAGCTAAAAAAGACTCTCTATCTAGATATCTATACAGAGTAAAACAAAAATATGATTTGATTAAACAAATTATAAAAAAAGATCCTAATGTTGAAATAGACGCTTTTTTTGAAGCAGCTATGGATATTTCAGATCTTAGAAGGATAGGATTATCTATATATGAACATGTAGTAAAACAATTGGAAGCTGGAAATTATACCGATCCTTTATTAGCAAAATTAATAAGTAAAGATGCAAGTACTAGAATAACTTTAGGAGAACCTGTATATACAAAAGACAGTTCTGGTAAAGTAGTAGAAAAATATAAGGTTGGTGATTCTATATCTATAACAGAAGCTCTTTTTGGATTTAGTGTAGATAAAGACCCATCAGGAAAATACTACATTACCGAACATTATCCTGTAGAAGGTGATAAAAAAGATGGTAAAAAAGTACCATATATCAAATCTAGAAAAATAAATAATACCGATGTACCTATAATATTGCAAAATAGTGATGATAGAAGTACAAGAATAGCAATGGATATGGGTAAAAATTTGGATTATACACAAGATAGTACTTTAATAACTTCACTGGGGACTTATAAATTTAATAACGATCGAGGTAGAGTAAATAGTTCTTTTTTACTTTATCAATTAATAGATGCAATTAACACAGATAATCTTAATAATGCTAGTGATGAAGCATCTTCTATAAAAGAAATAGAAAACGCTTTATCTATGTTAGGTGTCACTATCGGTAGTATTAATTATAGAACAGGTATTATATGGAACAAGTTAGATAAAGATAATTATTCAGCCGCTGCTTCTCCAGATGCTGATCTTGATTATGAAAACAATAAAGAAATATTCCCTACTATAGCTATACCAAAAAGTAAGATAAGTAAGTTTATTGGGATCGCTCCTACTCCTTCTAAATCTACATCAACAACTCCTACTCCTGATACTACTACTAGTACACCTGGTACTTCAAGTTCTTCAATAACAAGTAGTACAGTTGTTACACCAGAAAGTTCTAGTAGACCTACTAGCACCGATGCTGTAATCAGCACTGATGTTAAAAGTATTCCTACGATTGAATTAGATACAGAGATTGATGAGATTACCCCGCCCGCTAAACCGTATATACTTAACGTTACTTATCCTACTGATAAAAACACACCAGTGCCTAATACTTATGTGTTTACTAACACTGGTCAAGAAATAAATGAAGCTTTAGAAAATCAATTGGGTTTATGGGTTAATAGTTTTGGAGATGATGTTGGTATAGAAACATCAAAAATACCACCAGCAGATTTAAGAAAAATGATATTTGGTAATAATACTGATATTGAAGTTCTTGTATACGATGAGATGTTAAATGGAATGTTTGGAGATATATTTTTATATAATCCAAGAACGGGAGAGATGGGACTTACTCACGATAAAGTAAAACAATTAAATAATAAAATAAAAGCTACAAGAGAACAGGTTAACAAAGACACGTTACAATTATTTACCGAGATGGGTTTTAAGAGTACAGGTGACTTAAATAACGATGTTGTTTTAATGTTAAAGTTATTACTAGACATTGACCCTGGAAAAATTAATCACAACGCTAAGAAACAAATAGCTGTATTCTTAGCCTACAATGTAGGACATCATCTTATAAAAGGAAATGTTTTTGCTGATTTAAATAGAGTAATAAAAGTAACAACCGATAAAAATCAAAAGATTGTTTACTCTATGACAAATATAGTAAAAGAGCATAGTTATATGCAAGAATCAGGGGAAGTGGACGGATTAGAAGGAGGAAGTCAATTCTTAACAGCTTTCTTAAATCGTTACGAAAAGGTATCGCCTACAGTAACAAAAGATGATAAAGGAAATGTTGTAATTGATTTTGATAATGTACAAACAGTAAGCAATGTTTTTGTAAATAAAGGTGAATTATTATATGGATGGGAAGAGGTAATCGATACATTAAACGCTCTTAATATAAAATATGATAGCGAAGATATCAATGATGTATTAGTTAAAGGTATGGAAACTGCAAAAGCAAATCCTAACAAATTTAGTTATAGAGCTTTAAACACTCTAGCTACACTTAACATGATACTTGGTGTTGAAAATTCCACCGATCCTATTAATATCTCTACATCTGCGTTTACATCAACATCGTCTAGTAAACGATATAGTATAAATAATATGATTAACAATAAAAATTTAACATCGGGTCAAATCAAAGCTCTGTATGATCTAAGATCTGCTTTTATAAATATGTTTAAACTCAAACAAGTAAAACCCGATATGGTTATCAACGGTCAAGCCACAAAAGAAAGCGATAGAATAAAAAATACTATTGTTTCTCGTTACACAGAAAAAATTGAAAGTTTAGATATAGGTTCAATGATAAATGATATCCGAGAGTACATCGAAGAATATTATTACATTGCTTATAATAAAATAACCAAGAGAAATGTTATTGTATTGAAATCAGATAAAGCGGAAAATGAAGCAATTTTAAAATTAGTGAACTCATTATTTAAAGTGCTCGAAGAAAAAGAAGTAAATAATTTATTTATTAATCCACAAAAGATTATAAATTTTGTAAACAACATTATTAATGGTGGAAATGATCCAGAAATTAGATCTCAAGCTTTAAATGAATTAGCTTCTATTAAAATGGAAAGCGAACAATCGTTAAAAACAAAAACTACTTTTTCTACAGTAGATGGCAATAGTAGTGGTATATTTTCTAACACCAATGTTATATTATCAAATATATACAATCGCATTGCTACTATGTGGAATGATTTAAATAACTGTTCAAAATAAATATTATATATATGTTCTGTATAAAACTTAAAGAGACTCGTATGAGAGATGGCGCCAAGTTTGGTGATAGAGTTAAAAAATCATCAAAGTATAACGTAAAAGAAATGGCGACCCATGAAATAATATACGATTACCTTACAGAGTTAAGTGAAAGTGGGGGCAAGAATTTAAAAGTTATTACTAGTGTTGGATCGGATAAATCAAGAACTTTTACTCACGTATTTGAAAGAAGTTATCCTGATAAAATAGAAGAGTTTACCGATAATAGAATAAATTATCTTATTGATGAAATAGTAAATTTAAAAGAAACATATTATAAAAAACATCTTGATAAAATAATAGACGATTATCAAAAAGCCCTTCAATCTATGGGCATCAATATATTATTTGACCCATCGGCTACTTATCAAGATAAGAAAAATGCTATAAACGCTGCGTTAAATCAATTATATGTCGATAATAATGAAAATATAAATAAGGTTAGAAAAAAACTAATAAAAGCATTTAATAAAAACAATATACCTTTCGTATTAGATTATCATTATGTAGAAACAAAAAATGGTATTGTCTTAAAAAATTCACTATTTGACGCTTTTTCTTTATCTAAAGAAGAAATAAGAAAAAATGTAATAACCACTATGGAAGAAGATCTAAAAGTTCTTAAACAAATGGTTCCATTAGGAACCCATGCCGCATATCTTGTTAATAAATTAAATACCACTAGCACAACATCTGATATAAGAGAAGCTTATAATATAGAGGGTGATACCGATGAATACTTTGAGTCATTTAGAGTAAGTAGCTCTGATAGTGGTTCTTCAAATTTATATATTAAAAAAGATTACGGTGATAATGTATATCGACAATATATTCTTGAAAGAATGTTAGCCACAAGAATGCACAATACAGCTTTGATGGGAAGTACTTACTTTTACAAAGGAGCTAATGAAGAAGCTATGTTTATTGAAAAAAATAAACGTGAAGCAGCATTGATGTCAACTATTGTACCTTTCGATACTACCAATCCTTATGGTATATCAAAGAATGGAAAATTTGTAGCTGTTATTAATCCAAAAGTAGAAATAGTAACTGTAACAGGTAGAAAAAAAGAATGGGCTTATGATGGTGCTTCTTACTCAACAGAGCTTCATATGAGCCAGATGAAACATAGTCTTGGTAATACTATGGGACAACCATCAGGAAATGGTAGTATGAAAACTATAGGTGTATATCACGATCCCCATACTGAAACTATGACGTTTAAAAAACACAACGATTTTACAATAACTCACGAAATGATAAGGAAAACAAAAGGTACCGATTTGGATTTTGGATTGATACAAGACAATATGTTTAAAAATAGTGACATAAGTGATATAAATTTAGATAATTTCGGCCCCTCTTATTTTAACGAACACGGTGAAAATTTAACAGTATATGTAAAACCCGATCCTAATAAAAATGAAATTAAAAAAAGAGTAGTTGTTTTTACAAAACAAAATGATGGATTTAAAGATTATATATACGCTATTGTAAATGAAGCAACTTTAAATGAAGACGGATCGATAAAAGAAACTTCCGAGTCTAAAATTAAAATAGAAAACCTTAGTCAATTATACGATGCTTTAGGTGGAGCGTATACTTATGACAATATAAATAAAAGATACACTATCATGAGCGAAAAAGGGCATAGTAGTACTATACTCAACGATATCATAGCTCACAGTGTCATGAATAAAAAAGATGTGAGACCAAATATTATTAACGGTTTTAATTTTAAGGAATCGTTAAAATCTTCACAACCTAATTTGAACACTCTGGATGATTTAAAAAATAATGATTTTGTAACATTTACCGTAGATAGAGGTCACGAGGGTATACAATTAAACGCTTCAAAAGAAACCGATGATAAAGAAGCATCGTTACCTACTCAGGTACTGGGCGCATTAGGTCTTGCTTCTGCTACACAAGAAGAAGCAAAAAAAGCATATGGGTATCTAAAAGAACTTGTTATTAATGATATATCACTAAACATAGGAGATAATATAACTCCAGAAGAGCTTGATAGAATAAAAAATTTTATTAGAAATCTTACTTTAAACGCATTGGCTACTACCAATATATCCACTCTTGCTAGTAGCATATTATCACAAACTAATATACCATATGACAATCCTCAATTAATCACTATTGTTACTGCTGCTTTAAATAGCTATCTTACTTCCGAGGGCATAAGACAAAAAGTATCGGGCGGTCAATTTATATTAGCTCCTCCTATTCAAGTATTTGATAATGGAGAGGGAGGTATAAGATTTGGATCTATCGAAGGAGAAAGTCTTAAACCTATTTCTCTTGAATATAAAGATTTACCCGATTATATAAAATCGCAAATTAGCGAAGAAGATTTTAATAGATTGTATTCTCAAGATGTAAGTATTAAAAAACTTTTATTATTAATGGATACAAAATCGACTTACGTTTTAGAATATAAAGAAAACAAGAGTGGAGAAATAAAAAGAGAGACGATCGATCCTTCTTTGACCTTTGAAGAAATGGAAGATAAACTTAATAATATAAGCAATAAATTAAAAGACACTAGTTTTGTTAATTTTTATATAGACACAAATAAACCAAGAGATCTTAGACCTGCAAGAAGTAAGATAATAAACAAAGAAACCGGTGTTGTAACCGATATATATAGATTGGAAGAAGTTATCCGATTACAAAATGAAGATTTAACCTCTCAAGAGAGAGCTGTTTTACTAAATAAACTAAACGACACTTTAAATGAGTTATCAAAAGATAATTTTATAATAAATTACCCAGGTGAAATATTAGCTCCTAAAATATGGAAAAGTAGATTTTTCTTGGAAGATCAAACTGATTATAATGATATAAGTGTAGAATATTACATTAACCTTTTAAATGATAAAAGTGATAGAGGTAAAAAAATAAATGCCGCATATAAAAGAAGAGCTAAGAAAATAGGAGAAAGTCAAGTTGATGAAAATTACAATGGGGATTATAGCGAGTATTATAGCAAAGAACAATACGCTATTGATTTATACAATTCGTTTAAAAAGGCTACAGAAACAGTTACTACACGTATTCCACTTCAGTCTTTAGCTTCGGTTATGGGTAATAAAATAGTAGGATTTATTGATACTGCTGAAAATACAGCTATGATTAATCACGAACATCAAATATTAACTGGTGGTGACTATGACGTGGATAAGACTACATTGATGACTTATTTTGTAGATAATGAGGGCATTGTTTACCAATCCCCTACCCTTGAAGAATTATCTTCAAAAGATAGTAAAGAATTTAACAAAAAAGCTATAGTTAATGGTTTATTTGATGCAATAAAAGAAGCAGCTATGAATCATAAAAACTATGTTCAAAGAGAATCGGGGGTTGATATGGGCGACGTTAAAACCGCTGCCGATAACGCAAAAAAAAGAAGCACTTCCAGATCTTTAAATGAAGACAGTAGCGTAGCAAGAATGGAAGCTCGATATGCTAACGTTGATGGCAAAGTAAACATTGGTCCAGAAGCTGTATCGATCAAGTCGTTTAGCGCAATAACTTCTTCGTTTGTACAAACAATCAATACTATAAGACAATTGTTAACTGAAGGTAAAGTAAAAGAAGCTGGTAAATTAATTGAATATGTTCTTATATCGATAGAAGATACTGTTGAAGGAAATAAAGTTCAAAGTTTACTCAGTAACAAAGATATAACTATGAGTATATTTTTACCTAACTTACCTGCTAACGATATCGATACAATAGTTGAAGCTCTTCAGTATAACACTAATCCAAAATATGAAGATATTGTAAAAGAAATAAAAAAAGATAAAGAAGGGTTTAAAAATAAATTAAAAGATATTAGAAATATACAACCTCAAGTTGCAGACGAACTAGGTCAATTACTTAACGCTGCTACTGATAACGCTAAGTATCTATATCTATCAAGTCTTAACCTAAATCTTACTACTACAGGTATCGCAAACGCCATGATTATGATGGGTATGAATATTGAACAAATGAGTGAATTACTCACAAATAATGTATTCAAAGCAGCTATTGACGATTATTCTGGATCAATATTTAAAGAAAAGGGTGATTATGTAAGCTTGGGTGATCAATTAGAAAAAGGAGAAGAGATATATCTTAATCGACTTGGATTAAAATATGAACAACTTGACGATGATGCGAAAAAAAGCGTAGATATGTACAGAACATTGCTACCTTTTTATCAAAATATGTTATTAATAGGAGAAGAATTAACAACATTAGGTCAAATATTAGGTATAAATCAAGGGTTAAAGCCTACATCATATGGGGTATATACAAGGATATACAACATTGATGTATTTATGAGTAAAATAAGCGAAGAAGGTTTATTAGTAGACGATAAACCTTTTAGCTTTGAGAAATTTATTTTAGATAGTGATTACAGATCCAAAGCTGTAGAAGAATACGAAAAAGTAAAACGAGGCGTTAATATTTTAAGTGTGTTAAATAATAAACCCGATACAATTGCTCAATTAAGTATAGCAGTTAACTCATTAAAAGCACAAAGAGTTATAGGTAAAAAATTAGATATGACTATAAAATTAATCGAGGCTTTACGTGAAGCTAAAATATTTACTGGCAGAATTAAAGAAGAGCAATTTGTAGCTTTGTATAACGGGATTAATCGATATATAATCGATAAATATTTGAACGGTAAAAAAATAGAATTTAACGGAAAAAAATATAGACTCGATGTATTAGACGACGATAAAGACAAGAATAACAAAGTTGTTTTTTACGGTAGAAAATCTTTTATAGAAGATGTAAGTGAACATTTGATGGACTTGAAACAAAAAGGAGTAGCGCCAGGATTTTTAAGTAAAGTAACAGTTGATACTACAAAAAGAGATAGAGTGGGTATGAGTTTATCTGGGGTAGCTCAAGTAAGTTTTGATCCTAATCCTACAGGTATGTCACAAAGAGATGTTATTGAAGAATTATCAATGAAAGCTGGTATAAAAGATTTAGATAGGGAAACTCAAGAAGCTTTGCGTCTTTATAATCTTATATTGTTTGGGGATACTCTTAAAAAAGGTAGTTTTACAAAATATTTCGAATATATCCCTGAGATTATGACTGATTATTGGACTTATGAAGCCAATTATGGTTCTGCTTTAAATGAAGAAATGAAAAGTGTAGACGTACAAAATACAATTATAGCTTACGCTACAAGATTTGGATTTGGTTCATTTGAATACAATAGATCTTACGATCAAGATTTTGATGATTTTTATTTTCCAGAAGACGATTACCGAACTAAAGAAAAACCTGAAGTAAAAGTAAAAGTAAATCAAGATAAAGCTGTTGTTACTATAAGTAGAATTAAAGAAGATAGCACAAACAACGAACTAGAAAAAAGTACAATTGAAATATCTAGTAGTATAGAACCTCTTCTATCAAATAGTGAAAAGAAAACAGCTAGAAATAAGATGGTATCTTTAAACAAAAAAGCAGAAGATTATAAAAAACAAGAAGCTAAAAAAATAGAACTAGAACGAATATTAGAATCGCAAAAAAATAGAAAAGCTGTTTTCTTAGGTTTAATAAATATGGAGATATTAACTCAAGAATGTTAAAATAACGAGACCCTCAATCTTGAGGGTCTCTTTTTATTTTAAACATTTTACTTCTTTTATTATTTCTAAATCTCTTAATTGATCTTCATTCAAAGTTATATCTACTTCCAACTCAGATAACGATCCTTTAAATATAGGATCATTTTTTACATTATCAAACAAAGTTCCTTCCCATTTATAACTAACCAAACTTTCATATATTTCTTTATATTGGTCAAGTATTGGAGTAATTACATCTTGTACATCTTTACTATAAGCATCAAGATTAGATACAATTTTTGATAACAATATCAATTGTTCATCTCTGTTATCGGTGTATTCTTCAAATATCGATAGCCCACTGAGATCTGGATTAACAAGAGATGATTTATCTAATATCGGTATAATTAATTCTTGTATCGTTAAGTCCTTCATTGGATAACTTTCATTTATACTTAACTTACCGTTTACCATTTGATACAAACTCATATCTTTGTTTTTCACTACCGATATATCTACCGAAGGTAATCGATTACCTATAATCTCTAAAAATGTTCTAACCATAGAACGATATCCTTGATGATTTTTATCTGGATGATATTTAATTGTTACTTGATTAATAGGTGGTGGAGGTTCAATTCCAAGATCAGCCAATGTTTGTAAATATTGTTTATATTGAATATCAATAACGTTATCTGGTACAGCGGCTCTCTCTTTACCTGAGAGTAGATCTTTTCTTATTCTACTCTTAGATATTTCAGGATCGCTAGGAAAAACTTTATAAGCTATAGGTATCTGTCCTCCTACACCAAATTCTATTTCTGATATAAGATCGTTTCTTAATTTCGTATTAAGATTGGTAGCATCAAATACTACAAGTTTACCATTTTTTAGAGCTTCTATTGCTCTTTTTTTAGCTATAGCAAATACTTCTTTATTTCTAGATTGGTCTGATATATTACCAGTTAATTCCTTTCTTATTTCGTCTGGAGATATAACAGTACGATTAGTTAGAGTGTTTATCCAAGTAGATTTTCCGCTACCACTTATACCTATAGGTAACACCAATCCTGATTTTGGTTGTTTATCGCTAGGTTTTAATATAATAGCTCTTTCATCTGGACTACCCATCAAGATTTCTGATTTTTTAGCACCTATGGGTTTTTCGTTACTTTGACTAGGTTCATACGATACGCTCAAATCTTCATAAAATGGCACTTCTCCAGTATAAATATCTGATGGTTGAACATAAACAGTTTTCTGTTTATTTTCAGTAAATGTTGTATCTTCAAAATCATCATCGTCGTTTACTATTTCTGCATCTATATCTATCGTGTCATCGTCGGAAACAATTTCTACTTTTTTCTTGGCTTTAACATAACTTCCAAGTGTTCTATATTTACCTATTGCTACTACATCTTTTTTACTTACATCTATAGTTATATACTCTCCATTTGACATTGTAAGTACAGTTATAATAGGCTGATCTTCGTATACATTTTTATTACCTACTTTGCCTACTACAGTAGCTTTATAACCAACATTTAATATTTGAGCGTCAACATATACCAACTCACCAGATTTGTTTTCATAAGTATAAGTTAATAATTCTCCTGGTCGAGCCGATAACATCATTTCGTCGATATTACTTTTAGGTCTTCTTTTTCCATTTTCGTTAGTATAAAAGTACTTAAAGTCAAATGCTCTAGTTTTCCCAGAATCGATCATTACGCCACCTTTGAGTTTTTTAAGTCTTACGTGCTTACCGCTATCATCACTTTGCTTACCACTACCATCACTTGAAAAAACAACATATAATTCATTTTGTTGTCCGGTTGATGGATCATACGGTGATAAAGCTACAACTTCAAATTTTCCACCAGAAAGAGATTTTACTTTATATTTTGGTCTATCGTCGTTATACCGATTATAAAGTATATTGTCGCTTTCAAAAAGATACTTAGCATCGTTTATGTTATTAACTTGAATACTAGTATATCCTTCCCATGTTACAGGTTTGAAATGTTTAAATACTTTTTTACTAAATAAATTTTCGCTAAATCTAGCAGATTTTCTTTCAAACATATCTTGTATACCATCTCTGGTATAACCAGTAGTTTTATAATCAACATGTCTGGGACCTTTATATTGTATCTTTCTTATATTATCTATTGTTACTCTTGTTATTATAATATCACCAGTTTTTGTTTTATAAGCTGTTTTTACAATACCTCCATCTACTGATATAACTACTTTTTCGAGAGTTACTGTTTTACCATCGATATCTACATTTTCAGTTATAAGATCTCCAGGTTCTAGAAGTTTAATATACCTCATTGATTCTTCTCTGGCGATTCTTACTTCAATTTCATTATCTTCAGTAAGCTTTGGTATGTATATAGGTATAGATAAAAAGCTATCGTTTTTTAATTTATACTTAGATATTTTTACACTATCGCTGTCACTATCCTCTATTTTAGGAAATTTTCTTTCGTGTTCTAGGTATATCTTTTTATCGTCGCCTACATATATACCTACGTGTTTTACACTACTAGTCGGATAGTATTTCGGATAAGGATCGCCTTCTTTATTAATTTCTTCTACAAATACCCCATTGGTAGAAGCAAATAATACCTTTCTCCATTTAAATCCTTCAACTATTTCACCGTTTGATTTTTCACCTCTCCAAGGTAAAAGTACTGCGTCTCCAGGATTAAGATTCCCTACGTATTCTTGACCTGCTTCTTTTCTTTGTTCTTCTTTGTCTAAATATTTTTTATAATCTTCTCTTAATTTGTCTTCAGTTAATCTACTATCTTTTTCTTTTCTATAATTGATATATTCTTCTTCTGTCATCAATGTCGATCCTTTTACAGATCTAATTGACCAGTTGGGATCTTCTTTTAGTTTAGTGCCTAATTTAATATTATTAAGAGAATCAATTGATATATTACTTTTCTTCTTGTTTAATTCTATTACATCTTCTGGATCTATAAGAAAACTACTTACACTCAATGGATCATCAGAATCACTGGCTATATAACTTACGCTTATTTTACCTCCAACAGTGAAATTAACTCTAGCGTTTATTTCTCTATCATCTCTTGCAACCCATCTCTTATTAACCGAATCCCACTTTTTAAAGCTTATTTTTACAATGTCTCCTTCTTGAAAATCTTTTATTTGAAAATTTCTATCAGGAGAAAATAAAGCTACCCATTGATGTTCTTGTAATAATTGTTTTAATTTATCATTATCAGGATTTCCATCTTTATCAATCCAAGATTTTACATATCGACCTTTTTCGTCTTTTTTATAAAATCTACTTCTACTATCTCTAAATTCTCCTAGTTCTTCAAATACTGTATCGGCATGGGCTCTAAATTCATCAGTAATTTCATTTCCAGATCGAGTTATTTTATCTAATTTTTTTATATTGCTACTATCTCGTTTTCTTATTGATATAATAGTAGACTTATCTACTTTTGAAACTCGACCACCTTCTTCACTATTAGGTGTAGCTACAGCAATTGTATTATAATAAGGAGTAGTTGGATATAATACTGGAAGATACATAGTTTTGTATTCAAGGTTAGGTCTTATACCTTGATTTACATTATGACTCCTCCAATTACCATCGGCATCTTTATATTCATAATGCCATTGATCGCCAACCTTTTTCATTTTAGGAACCAATACAAGATCTCCTTGTTCAAGATTGCTTATAGCATAATCCCAACGAGATAATTGATATTGGTCATATCGAGTAAGTTCTTTTTTGTTTTTTGGTACGTGTCTATCTATACGTTCAAGATAATAACGATCAAATGTTTTAAACGATTGTTCTTTATTGTCTTTCTTGTAATTTACGGTTACATCTTTTGTATAATTTTCCCATACTATTCTACCGTTGACATAATCACTCATTGTAAGAGTTTCTTCATACAATTGATATGATATGTCATTTTCAAATTGAGTTTCTATAGATTCTCTTTTATCAATATACTCAACAACTGGACTAAGTATCGCTGATCTTAATGTGTTTTGTTTACTTCCAATATTAAGAACTGATCTTATTATATCAATTATTTTACTCCATAATGTGCCATATGTAACATTGGATTTATCAAGTTGTATATTGTTTAAACTATCAGCAAAAGCTTTATTTGTTAAAGCTCGTACAGCCAACTCTTCAACATTGTTTATTAAATCATCACCTTCGCTATTTTTTATTCTATTATATATAGTTATCAGCGACTGATTATTACTACTAAGTATTTCATCTTCTTTAGAAGATAATAGTTGTTTTATTTGTTCAGCGCCTTGTAAGAAAGATTCGTCTCCTACATTATCTTTTAATCTTAATACTGTGTGAGTAAGTTCGTGTAATATTACTTCTGATATTTCATCTTCGGTTGTATTAGGAGTTATGTATATTGTATTATCCTCATACGATACATATCCTTTTATTTTTTTGTTTTTATTTTCTTCACTAGATAATATGCCGTTTTCAGCAGCTTCTTTTTCAGATAATATTTTAACTTTAAACGATTTAAGTCTATTTATTATGTTTTCTCGAATTGATGATCTATTATCTTCTTCATCTACATATGATTGTGTTTCGTCTATATATTGATTGATAACTCCTTCTATTATTGGATCGACTTCACCGTTGATATAATTACTTATTACAAGACTAGATTCTTCTGTCGATTCAACAACTTGCTCGTAATATCTTATTTCTTCGTCGTCTATATCGGTTGTATTTTGTTGAGCTTTTGCATCAATTACTTCTTTTAAAACATCTTCAGCTTTTTCATTTTTAACTTCTTCTTTTATTTCTTCAACGTTAGTATCATATCGCTGATCCGATATATAAAAACCATCATCGGTCATAACTTCAAAAAATACTCTATCTCTTTGATTCTGATCTAACAGTTTTAAATTAGTATCTATTATAGTAGTAAGTGATTGGATATTGCTATATTTGCGTTGGGTTATAATTTTTGTTAGATCTTTATCAAACTTAGATAGTATATCTATCATATCACGAACACTTACGTCGTCTGCAAATTTTAAACGAACGTTACCATTATTATTGATATCAGTTAAATTAATACATAAAGCCATGAGTAATCAAATATGTTTATTAAATGTTATGGGTCATGATGTAGTTGAAGACTCATATGTAAACAATATATTAGAATTAGAGTCGGACAACTTAGCCGCTAATATAGCCAATAGATCTGATTTCGAGAAACAATTAATAAAGAACGGTCAAATAGTTTATAGGAATAACAGACCGTTTGTAAAAGCTGCTAATAATAATCAAAGTCGATTATGGGAAGCTCTCTATAACAGATCTGATGATCCCATGAGAGATTATGAAATGGTACACAGTCATGATTTTATAAAACACTTTGGAGATTGGAGAAAAGCACAGGCCGAGTGGTTATCAGGAGAAAAAACTTGGATACAAGCTGTTAGAAGTAATGGTATAGATGAAACAATGGTAGATGATAATTTAGAACCTACTATAGATAGTATATACTATATCGAGTCTGACAAAGGTAAAGCTACACAAAGTAAATTAAACAATATACTTTCAAGAGTAGGTACAAGTATAGCGATTGTATCATCATTACCTATGAGTGACCAAGATGTATTATCACGCAATCAAGAAGAAATAATTAATCAATTTGGATTTTATGATCAAGATGTTATATTATCAACTAGGCCTGATATAGTATCGTGGGCTAGAAAACTTGAAGATTCAACTCAGGCTTGGTATGATGGAGATAAAATAAATTATCGACCTAGCGATAAAGAATGGGAGTCTATACTTAAACGATTTAATATTAAAACAATATGTTAATGAAAAAGTTAAAAACCGATAATAGTGACATCCAATTTGGATATGATTTGGCTCAAGCATCTTTATATCTATATTACAATACGCGATTTAGTTTCAAAGTTAAGAAAGAACATCGACCTCTTGTTTCAAGTTATCTCAATAATTTTGGAGCCATTTATTTTTACGAACAAGATAAAGTTAAAATAATAGGATATTTAAACTATAACTAATAATGAAGAACTGCTATTACATACTTAACAATACTACTTATACGCTGGATCAAGTCATTGATTATATCAATAACAATCTTGATTTTGTAGGACAGCTTGATAATAATATATTACTTCACGAAGCAATACACCCATTTATAGATGAAATATATGATAAGGATGAAAAATCTATAAAGAAGATATATAATAGTTATATCATGACTACCGAAGGTAAACAAGTTTTATCATACGTTCAATTAAATTATCCTTATCTTTCTGGAAAAGAATTAATCGCAGAAGTTCTTACTAGGGGCGTTCACGAAGAAGTAAAGAAAGATCGTCCCCCTAAATCATGGTTTTTAAGATTGATGGATGTTATAAAACAATGGTTAGGTATAGAACAAGATTTATCAAAGTTTACTACTATAAATGATCTTGCTGTATACCTCGATGAAAGTTTTCAAGCAAAACGTAAAAAGGGAATAGACAGTTTTAGAAGAAGAAGTATCGATAATCTTTCTAACGTAGTTAAAAAGATAAACGATATAATAACAAGTAATCAAAAAATGAAATTAAAAGGTACCGAGGAATCATCGGTATATGTTAAAGATGGTAAGACTTATGAAAGGGTTAGTAATTTTATAAAAGATATGTTTCTTGAAACATCACAAGAATATAACGAAGAGGAATATATCGATGCCGAGTCTTATAATAAATTAACAAAAATAGTACCTGATCTTTTCTATTTTGAAAATGGCAAATATAAGTTTAATAATAGTTTAGAAGTTAGATCAAAGACACCTAAGTTTATAGCCGATTATAACAAGTGGGTTGAAGAAGTAAAAAAAGATCCCGATATATCCGATAGTGTTAAGAAAACAGTTAGTAAAATAAAAATCACTGATTTTAATGTAAAAAGTAAAGATATAATAGGTGATAGTATAGCTATAACCAAAAGAATGCAAAATCAATTAAAACAATATGTAAAAGCTGATCTCCAATGGAAAAAGAATATATCGTTGGTAGGTACAGCTGTACATAAAGGATTTGAAGTAATAATAACTTCTATGGGTAATAGCTTTAATCGAAATATTACTAAAGAAGAAATATTTGAAGCACTCACATCTCTTGATGAATTACCTGTACAAGATGACGGTACTAAAAAATTTAAAGATATTGATGATCTTGAAAGTTTTAAATCGTTAATAGCCGATACTTTTTTAACACGGATATTACCTGTTATACCAAAAGATGCTGTACATGTCTATCCAGAACTTAAAATTACTGGAGTAGGTGATACTGGACTAGGTAATGTGGCTGGTACCATAGATTTACTTGTAATAGATAGTAAAGGGGACGCTCACATTATAGACTATAAAACATCGCTTAAACCTAGAGAATTTTGGAGTAAAAGTAAAGATAAAGCCGTACAAGCTCAAATGGCTACATATGCTCACATGTTAGCGGAAAATGGTATCAATGTATCTACTATCACTCCTATTCCTATACAACTTACAGTTAATCATACTAATGTTGATAAAGGAGTTATCACTAGTTTTAAAAATCTACAACTCGATAATAAAAGTGGAGTTGATGTAGCTCCAAGAAATATTAAAACGCTTGGAACTTACCGTAATATGCAACATCAGTTAAATTCAAGATACGGTACTCCATTGTTAAATAAAGGTGAAGTTTCTATAAAAAATAAACCTATCAGAAACTTCATGAAAAAATACTTTAATTATGAATCGCTAACGGATGATCCTGATGATATAGCTAAGCAAAAAGCAAAGAAAAAAGAAAAAGCTATGGCTAAAGGATATTTCTTTAACGCTATCGAACGTAAAGTAATACGCAGCCAAGATGTAAACGATTATGAAAAATTATTAGATGATTATCTTGAATACACTTATTCTCAAAAACAAGATTATGGTCTGTTATTATCTAATTATTTTAACATGATGCAAATTTATAGTTTGCAAAATAGATTTAGACCTGATCAATTAAATAGTCAATACACTTATAATAACAAACCTATGCCGGAACCTAGTTTTGACTTTACAGGTGATTATGATGATAGTGAATATAGAAAGGTATTTAATTCAGCTTTTAGTAAGTATTGGTCAGAGTTTAAAGCAGAATATGATCCTACAACTAAACATGTAACTTATGTGCCATTGTGGACCGATGTATCTACACCAGAATCATTAGAATTGGGTATTGTAATGATGTTAAACACAGAAACCAACGTTATAGACTTTTTAAATCTTCATCCTAAACCCAATGAAGACCGCGATATATTAAACAACACATCGTTTAGTTCCATGCCTATATTTGGAGAAAAAGTATCATCGGGTAGTATAGCTGGTAACTTTTTAAATGCCGAGCAAGATAATATGTACAATCTTATGGACGCTCGTTATGGAAATATAGAAGCTATTAAAACATATCTATTTATAATAAATCAAAAGTTTAACAGTGATCGTAAAATAGGGTCGATTGTATCGATATCTAATCAAGTAACTTCTAAACCCACTATAATGAATATAACTAAAATTGATAGAGATGTTAAAAAACTTATCGAGGTTTCAGGAGAAACTACCGATATGGATGATGCTATAAAATCATATAATAGTTATGCTAATAGACAAAGTGTAAGAGATAGAATAATCGATATATATTCATTTTATCAATCGAGATTCATTGGTGTAAGTAATATAGGTGCCCCTAGAGCAGCATTTCAATATAAATTACTAAACAATTTAAAAGCAAAACCTGGTCAATCAGTAGGAACATTAAATATAAACAACTCAATAGATAATAATTTTTATAACGATATAGTACAAAGACAACAAGAACTTGAACGTCAACGAATGGAAGGTAGAGTGACCGAAGAAGACTTGTATGAATTAAAATTGTTAAATGAACTTATTCTTACTGTTGGTAACATTGAATTATACGCAGATGAAGGTGACATGTCAAGACTTTCTAAAAGCATTACTCCTCCTGATGAAGTTAGATCTCCTATGTTTCAAAGTATTAGATCTATCGTTCTTAATATGAGACAAAGGTTTAAAATGGCTTATAATAAATATTTTGATAAAATAAGAGAAGAATTTGCAGAATATTACAAAGAAAAGGGAAAATTAACAAGTCTTACAACATCAAATCACTTTAATAATTTATATGAATATGAAGAAATAGAAGCTCCCGATGGAACTATAAAAATAAGAAATACTTTTAGGTTACGCGATCCTTATGATCAAAATTATGATTATAAAAAATTTAATCAAACCGAGCTAACTAACGCTGAAAGAAACCTCGTTTCTAAGATGATTGAAAATCTAAGAGAAATGAGAGCCGATGATAACTTGGATGATGTAACTGTAAGAGAACTGCCTTTAATTGAAAAATCAGCAAGTGCAAAGTTTGCAGAATCTGTTAAAAAAGGAAATTTTAAAGAAGCTCTTTTGTCTTTTAAAAATAGTTTTAATGAGACTATTGCTGCACAAAATGAAAACGAAAGATCCATTGACGATAACAATGTGTTCAAAGCTAAGATTAAAAGTTCTATGATGTATCAAAAAGACCCTAAGAATAGACAAAAAATGTTAGATGAAACACAACAAGATCAATGGGAAACCGATATAGAAAGTTTATATCTATGGGCTAATTATCAAGAAAATAAAACCAGAGAGTGGAATAAATCTCTTCCTCAAATCATGGCTGCTCGTAGTATGATATCGATGAGTAATTTTGTATGGCATAAAAACTTCCCAGAAATAACCGATTTGATGGATACATTTATTAGAACCAATGTATTTGGAAAAGCGGGTCTTAAAGAAGAAGAAGAAATGTTAGCTCGTAACATTAGCGCGTTTAAATCAGCTGTAACTCTTCAACAATTGGGTCTATCTGCTCGTACATCTTTTATTCAATTATTGAGTACTATGTTTTCTACGCTTCCAATATTAAACGGAGGTATAGGAAGCGATAGAGTAACTAGAAGAGGTGTAATGAAAGCTATGAGGTTTGTTTTTAATCCAGATAACGAAGAGTTTTTATTACAACTTAGACTTAAATATAACATGGATAATATGAACGTAGAGTCTATGTTATATGCAAGACGACAACAAATAACAGGTATGGCTTGGGCATCAAGTAATATGATGTGGTTTAATGCCATAGGTGACCAAAAATTTAGGGAGATAATGTTTATAGCTCAAATGATACACGATGGAGTAATTGATATAGAAGGAGGTGTAGTAACAGATCAATCAAGTGTTTACCTTGATGGAAAA